TCACCATCCATGGCCCGCGAAATGGCGTTTGCTCTAGTAGAATCATCAGATAAGGTACAGAGACCACGATTGTTCGAAGAAGATTAACGCCACCCTTCAACTAAGACTTCATCCCAGTCGTTGTCATCCAATCCCATATCTTTATGGTATTGCTTAGGAATTTTCCTAAAATCCACAACCACTTTGTCGGATGGACAATCAATCCACACTTCAATATATGCACGTGGTGGATCCTGGGACATCACCCAGTCTTCAATAGCGGATTTCTCGCTGAAGTAGGACCGTAGTTTCTTCTTTGGTTCATTGACTACATCGTCTAATTCAACGAATCTGTAGAGATCAATTGGTGCTGTTGACTTGAACTGGGCCAACTCCTTGCGGATTTGTGGGGTAAGTTCGGAGTGTGAAACTCTGTCTTTTGACTTGGACCATAACCAATCATGACACCATTGAACAGCTTCTTTTGACAAAGACTTCATACTTCATTATTTAGGGGAAGATATGGTTTAATGGTGGTAGAGGAACTACCATGGCGACGGTAACTACACCTAAGTTGAAAGTTGGAGACAAGATCTACATCCGCACCTCTCTGTCGATTGACCACGGTCAGGACGACGTTAGTGGTGGACTGGCCACGGTTGCCAAGATCACATCTGGGATCAGTGCTGGCAAGAAGACTCCGTTCGTCGAGGTGAAGGAGGTTCCCGGTACTTCGTACAACTGGGAGATTTTGGCTGAAGAACAAGAGTCGCTTCGCAAGCAGTACAAAAACCAAGTCGCCCATCCCGATCCGGATTTCCCTGATCACTGGACGAGAGGCGACCGCGTCAACTTCATGGAATCGCGGTATGGTTCGGCTATTGCGGATCAGTATCTGAAGAAGTTGGCTCGGAAGAAGTAGGCCAGCATTGCGGCCCTTGAGAGTTCAGCACTTCTTGCTCGGCCAAGGTTAATTCGCGCCAAGCAATATCCATTTCATCGAGTATTGGATCTTCTTGATCCTCTGGTAGGCCAGCAGCCCTAACAGCGAATAAACGATCCTGAAGTGCCAAGTATCTTGTAAGGCCCATTTACAACTCCGTGTTCACAAACTTAATCAGCCAGCCAGGACACCATTCTTCGTAGTTTTTGTGATACATGGCACTAAGCCATAGGATCACGTTCTCATGGCAGTTTCCGCCGATCCACACCAAGTCCCCATCCAACCCTTTGTCCGAAATGGGTGTCTGGTTGAATCCAAGCGGTTTTGCCACGGCATCACCGATCTTGATGTCCAAATTGTTGTTGGTCCCTTTGTCACAGTTAATAATCAGAGCCAAACTGGAATGTAGGGACAATTCTTTAAGCCACTTTGGGATAAGAGTGGTAAGCTGGTCCACTAATTTCCCGGCACTGTCTTTGGTCGTTTTGATTGTGCCAAGATTTATCTCGACAACCGAAACGCCCTTGAGATATTGGTCGATTTTATCAGGACCTGGAATCCGAGGGTCAACATAAATTTTGACCGTATGCGGTGTCCCTTCTATTTGGATTTTCTTCGTCTTGGCTTGCATAACTTTACATAGTAGCTTATTGACTCGCACGGGATCAAGTATGGTTGACAATTTCCCCAGGAATATGATATTCTAGTCTTTGGGAGACCTAAATGAAGTTCGTCAAGATCGCAACAAACATGTACCCAGTGAAAGGTATTGAGTGGGTCAACTTCACGGCCATGATCGATGGTGCGCAGGGCGTGGAAGTGAAATTGATCGGCGTCAATGACACCTTTCGCTATACCGGAGACTTCGCCAGTCTCGCCTACGACATCCTGAAGCCTCTGCACGTGCAGATCGGTACGGATTACTTCCTGCCGCACCGCATCGATTGGGTTGACTTCGCAGCCAACATCAACGGACAAGTGGGCGTGGAAGTGCGTATCGACGGGGAAGTCGATGCTGCTGGCAATGCCACCACGCGTCAGTACACCGGGCAGTTCGCCGAGGAAGCTTACAACGTTCTCGCGCCGCTGGCCGACGACGAAACCATGGCCGCTGGAAACTAACCAACCGAAAGGAACCGACAAATCAATGAAATCCCACAACGTTTACATCACCGCCGCGCTGATCATGGTCATGGCCCTGCTTGTGGCCTGTGGCCCCCAACCCCAAACCACCTACGTACAGCAACCGCAGCAACAGCAGCCAGTCGTGGTCGTCCAGCAACCGCAGCAACAGCAGCCGCAGGTCGTGGTCGTGCAGCAACAGCCGACGCAACAGCAACCGCAACAGAAGTATGACCCGTACAAGCCACAATACGGCGCGGGTGGGCAGATCTCACGCGGCAACGCCCAACAGCAGACCCCGACTGTGGTGACCCAACCGGGTATGCAGGGGCAGATCTCGCGTGGTCCTGCCACCCAGTCGGCACAGCAACCCATCACCAGCAAACCCAATTATTCGACGACTGTCACCGCGCCAGCGGCACCGAAGTACTCCGCGCCAGCACCTGCGGCGGCACCGAGGTACTCCGCGCCACCCGCGTCCACCAGCGGCGGCATCTCGCGAGGCAGTTCCTCCAGGAAGTAAACGTGGGAGTGAGAGTGGGTCCGGTCCCGTTGATTTGGGACCGGACCCGGAGAGGGATATGACACCGTTTCTCGGACCGTTGATGTCATCGGTCAGAAGCAAAAGTAGCGGCGAAGAGAAGGATCCTCTGCTGTCGTTCGGATTCAAGAACGTAGCCCTGATTGTGCTGGCGTCACTTGCACTCGCTGGCGGGATCATCTTGTGGCTAGATAAACTCGGAATGTGAGGTATGGGCGCGTAGCTCAGTGGATAGAGCATCGGCCTTCTAAGCCGAGGGTCGCTGGTTCGAATCCAGCCGCGCCTACCATATTATGGCTAGCTTATTAACTCCTCCCGGCATCATCCTGATCAACCCCAAGTACGAGCATAACGTTGGAGCTGCTCTACGTGCATGCTCCGCCTGGGGTATCTACAATCTCCTGTGGACTGGCCAGCGTGTTGTATTTGATCAGGACACCACCAAGCGCATTCCGCGTGAAGAGAGAATGAAGGGATATAAGGACGTCAAGTGGTTACCGAACGTCGACAAGCCACTCAACCTCTTCGAGAACATTGTCCCTGTCGCCATCGAGATTAAACAGGGTTCAGAGTCACTAACCACGTTTGAGCATCCAGAGAACGCTGTATATTTGTTCGGACCGGAGGATGGCTCGATTCCACAGGTGTACTCAAGGTTGTGCCATCGGTTTGTTCACATGCCGTCTCATCACTGTCTCAACCTGAGTGCCGCCGTGAACGTGGTTCTATATGATCGCCGGATGAAAAGACAACGAGACGGCTTGGAAGAGGTACTTCCTCTCCACGAAGTTCTGCATGAGCACCGTGGTGTTGACACCCCAACACTCACCGGAATCGGATGGGATGGCAAATAATGCGAGTATCATGGAAAGTCAATCGCAGCCTTGGCGCGAGCGGTCCGTGGGTCATCCAACTTGCAATCAGTAATGGTCGTGGAGGTTACTCTTTTCGTCCTCCATTAGACGGCCACACCAAATTCCAGACCAAAGCAGAGGCGCAACAGTTCAAGAAAACACTACCGACGCCATTCTGCACACATGGCGTAATAGTCGACGGAATTACCACGTCGGGAGTAGCGATCTATGGCTGAGGTGCAATTTGTCCTTGTCCGTGAAGAAAACGACTGGCGCAAAGTTGGGGAATATCTCGCTAAACAGATGTCCACTGTTCCGGTGACGACTTCGAAGTATTCGAAGACACCAGAAGAGGCGTTCAGCCGAGCACAGGAGTTGGTTGAAACCAATGATGAACGCTTGGCAGAAGTGATGTCATGCTCACTTGCGGCGGTTTACCAGGAGAGGCTATACTCTCTGGTTATGACCAGAGAACCAGGACAAACCCATCTCTCTATCGTGGAGGTCATACCCAACCAGCGACTGCAAGCCATTCCTGATACGATGGTCAGCAAAGTCATTCCTCAAATCCTCCCGGAGTACGAGGAGAGGGTGGAAGGCGTGCTGAAAGAAGTCCGACATTTCTTTCAGGTAGACCATGCCTAAGGTTTATCCAACTAACCAGTACATCCTGATCGGTGATGTGGTATACTTCTCAACAGGCCATACCCAACCGCGTCCGGTTAGCAACCAAATTGCTATTCTCTACGATTCCCAGAACTCCACAGTATTGAAACATGGTCCGTCAGATGCTGTCCATTCGGCGGCTGAGAAAATGCGGAGTCAAATTAAGGGTAATATGCCGGGGTGGGCCAACGCGCTCATAGTGGTCGAGTTTGATATACTCGAAGTCGGGCTTGACTGGGTCAACAAGGTGATTAATACATCCGGGATTATTAACCAAATGATACGGGAGTATGTGGCCAAAAATGGCGGAACGACGGGTGGTCGGGAGTGGTGGGGGTAGCCATTTGACACGGCCCATTTAGGTGTGGTAAAATGGAAACGTGCGTGAATTGGCTACAAACGTTATCCGGACCCTCCGGGAACACGGCTTCCAGGCGTGGCTGGTCGGTGGGTGTGTACGGGATATCCATCTCAACGTCGAGCCGAAAGACTACGACGTGGCCACCGACGCCACCCCTGCTCAAATCAACGCTATCTTCCCCGACTCTGACTTAGTCGGCGCTCACTTCGGTGTGGTCATTGTTCGCGGTGAAACTGGCTACATCGAAGTCGCCACATTCCGCAAAGACCATGGCTACAGCGATGGCCGTCGCCCCGATGAAGTGTCATTCGTGACTAACCCCCAGGATGATGCTGCTCGTCGCGATTTCACCATCGGTGCCATGTTCATGGACCCTGAGACCAACGAGACTCTAGATTTCTTCGGCGGGCTAAACGACTTGCATAACGGAGTCATTCGCACGGTTGGCGACCCCAACGTCCGATTCGCCGAGGACTACATCAGAATGCTTCGAGCCATCAGGTTCGCCGTTCGGTTCAAGTTCTCCATCGATCCGATGACCATGGTGGCGATCAGCAGCAACGCACACAAAATCACCAACATGGCGGCGGAGAGAATCCACGGGGAGTTGGTTCCTATTCTCTCGCATCGGAATGCTGATTACGGCGTGGCCCTCCTTATACAGAGCGGCCTTCTACAACACATTCTTCCGGAGGCTGATCAGCCAGCCACCCATTACAGGTTTCAACAGGTTGGTGAATTCTCGTTCCCACTGTCGATGGCCATCCTGCTGACCCACTGCGATCAGCGCATCATCGAGTCGGTGATGAGGCGGATAGTCTGTACCACCAAAGAGACCGAAGAGACAGTCTGGCTGGTTGCCAACCGGAACAGCTTAATGACGGCTTGCACTATGCCAGTCCACGAGTTGAAGAGACTCTTGCGACATCAGTACGCAAGGCACCTCACCGCGTTCTACCGGACGGTGAAAGTGATCGAACCGTTGACCGCCATCTGCAATGGGTTGAGCTACATCGCCCGCCAGGAATGGACGCATGAGGATCTGTGGCCGACTCCTCTCATCAACGGTGAAACGCTCAAGGGCCTAGGAATGACCCCAGGCCCTCAGTTCAAAGTGGTTCTAGAAGCTGTTGAGAACGCTCAACTCGACGGTGAGATAACGACCGTGGACGAGGCTCTTGACCTCGTTGCCTCGTTACACATCAACGTCTAGCTTCTTGATCTTCCATGGTTCATCATATTCGGCGGTTGGGTATTTGAGAATCTGTTCGACCAGTGCTCGCACTCGGTCCTGAACTTGAATTTCAACACTCCAGCCGTCGACTGTGATGGATTCTGTTTTATACCACACAGAAATATCCGCATATCCATCAGCATCCACGGCATTCTTTGTGCCGTGGGCCTTCATTGCGTCGTCAAACTCCTTAGCTAGTTTCTTAGCCAAGTCGTTCCAACTGCTGGCAGAGATGTCTGCAGTTTTCAGCGTTTTGTAGTCACCCATCTGCCTGATAGCGCCGGGTTTCTTGGGTTTCTTCAAACCGTTGATATAGAACTTTCCCTTTATCCCCACCGCTTCAAGGATGACATCGCTGATGAATTTATCATATGTCTTAGTAGGCATACTGGTATTTAGCCGCCATCCTAGTTTACCATAATTGCACAAAGTCACCATTATGCTAAATGAAGTCCGAGAGATAACTAGGGGACTTCGAGGGTTCATATGAACGACTCATGAGGAAACAATGTCAAAACCAACTAGCTTACCAGTAGTTCCGGCGCAACCAGACCTCCCCCAGTATGGGGTTGGGTCACTTGCACTATTCAAAACCTTTACTCGGGATTCCTATCTCGCCGCTTTCGGTGTACAAGCCCCACCATTTGATCCAACCAAGAAACCAAAACACTGGTTCGACACCTCAGTAACGGGTGCACCAGATGATGTGGTCTCTTATCTACGATGCATGGGGGTAGACCAAGCAGGGAACCCTAAACCGTTCAAGAATTTTGGAATAACTGTTGCCGACGCAGAAACAGTTAATCTTCCAGGTGCTTTTAACTATCCCGCATATAACCCCGCACCAACACAAGCCACCGCTGGCGGATCACTGCTGAATAATCGGTATCTATGCCTGAAGGAAGAAGCTGATGAATTGTGTGTGGAAATCAATGCGGCAATGCCTCCTACCAAACAGTACGAAGTGTATGAGGCCGCTCTAGGTGGTCCGTTCGCATATTATTATCCACCAAATGAGCCACGTCGCGTATATCAGATCGGCCCACTCAACGCTGGTTTACTTCTATCTGCCAAGAACCAGCAGGGTGTCGGAAAACCAGGAAAATGGGTGCTCGAGAATCCAAACGGTGAGGAGCCTGTTTGGAAGTGGGACCCGGTGCCAGCCACATCGAATAACCTAGCTGCGGTTGAAATGCCGCTTCGCGAATTGCTACCCAACGAAAAGCTCGTTGCTAATTTGTTTGCTGGTGTCGTCATTCAGCGCATCGACAAACAGCCACCATCTCCTGCCGCTGGCGGATTTACTCAGCAAGATCGGGATATGCTGGTCGACATTCACGACAATATCCATAAGATTCTAAAGCTTCTTGTCACCTAACGGTTTAGGTGATTACGGCCCTGGGGTTGTTCCCAGGGCCTTTCTGTTTTACTATATATTCATATGCTCCCGTTCAAGAAATGGCTCGCAGAAGCCGACTATATGGATGACGATAGCGGTCATTGGGCCAGCGACTCCGGTGAGGCAAGTGGTGTTCTGACCATCTCCAGGAAATCCGGCAGGATATGTCTAGGGTGGCGTAATGTGATGACCCACACTGGCGACTGTTGGGGAGTATTTGGAGGGGCTGTACAGGATGGCAAGTCACCAGCGGAAAGTGCCAAATCAGAATTACGTGAAGAGACCGGATATAGCGGTAAGGTTAAGATGTTCCCGGCTTATGTGTTCAAAGACGGAGCATTCAAGTATTTCAACTTTGTTGGGTTAGTAGATTATGACTTCCAATATAGGCCGTCCAAGGATCATAGTTGGGAGATAGATAAAATTAGGTGGTTCACATATCCAGAAGTTCTTAAGGAAATGCGTGAGAAGCCCAACACCTTCCACCCAGGAGTGATTACGTTGTTTGAGGAGTCGAAGGAATTGATTGAAAAGACTCTTCAGGATCTGGCAGACAGCACCCGCCCTTGATACATCACCTTGTCGATGTCGTCCTCGCCTGTCAGTAACGGGAAGTGCAGACCGGGTTGGTCCATCACTCCGTAGCAGTTAGCCTTGAGCATGATTTTATGCACATATTCTAACTCAAACGGAATTCCGAGATACTCGGAGCCATTCCTGACGGTAGAGTCGTAGACCAGTGAGGTGTCATCCTTTGGTGCGAACCATGCGTGTTGGATTGGGATTACACACAACATAAATCCCTCGACATACACGTACTTGTCCGGATCCTTCATGACGTTGTTGTACGCATTACGGTAGCACTCGCGCTGGCGCGAGAACCACCTTCCCTTGGGAAGTGGCGCTGGTTGATGAGAACACCCACGTTGCAACACCAGATCCTCAAATCCGGCGAACTTCATTCTGTCAGCGTAGATACCCTTCAGCATGTCAGCCATTTGCTGCATGTAGCGACGAAGGTTGTCATTTGCCACGTTTAGCCCACTCCTCAATCCACGACCAGTCGATGCCACGTTCATTTCGTGTGTCAAACATTGGCGTCTTCTTGAAGTTTTCCTCACCAAAGTCGCGGTCAATAATCTCATGAATAGAGGCGGCTGCTGACTTAATGACTTCCTCTGCCTCTGGCTGGCATGGATCGAATACCGCTGCCTCGCCCTGATAGACCCGAAAGCCCACAACTGGCAGAGCTTCTTCCTCGCACTGCTCTCTATCCATCAGGACCGCGTAAAGGTCCAAAAAAGGGAACTCTTTCGCAAGTTTAGACCAATCGTCGAGTACATCCTCCTCAGAAGGCCACTTACCAATGTTGTCAGTAAACACCACTCGGCCAGTCGGACTGCACCAGCCATGCGGACCGAAGATAAAAGCACTTGCGATCCATGAATTGTGGACATACTGGGTTTCGATATACCCCCATCGGTCACGCCACGCCTGTTGTTCGTGGAAGACCTTGAAACGGTCCTCCACGGGAGCATCGTAGTCGATTATGGGGATACCAAGGGTTTTCATCACCCGCAGACAGTAATCACGGTCATTCCCCGCGTATTCCAGTGAGGTGAAGAAGGTGTCGGTACGCCGGATAATCTCTTTGGCCTGTTCGACCGATACAGATCTCCCGAACACCAACATCTGCGGCCACTTGGGTAGGCCCCTGTTCATTTATGATGCTTTCTTTAGTTTCGGGCGCTGTGGTGACGCCGCCTCCACAAATAAACCAAGTACTGGTCCAGGACGAAGCCCATTGCGGCGGTGATAAGCCGCAGATCTATACAAGAACTCCACCGATCCACACGTTCCGTTGGTGTTGTCCTTTAGATCCATGGGGTATACGCTCATCGTTTCTCCGTTCAAGTGGTTGATGGCGTTTCGGATGATCATGTTTGCGTATCTGTCGACGCCAACACGGTCAGCTAACGACATTCGCGCTCCCTGAAGGATTTCAATTGCGGTCATTCATTTGGTTTTCCAGTCTCTCCGATTCTCTCCATTCGTAAACCATTTTACCACAGAAGAGGGGAAATGGTCAACCTACCCTACGCCTCATCTGTTGACTATCTCGAATGCTAATGTTATTCTTGAAAAGAATGGCGCTACAGTTCTATACCAACATAGCTGCAGGATCTGATTGCCTTCTTCTCCGGGAGGTGGTTGACGGGCGGCGAATCAAGAGGAAGGTTCCGTACCAACCGACCTTATTCATTCCATCCAATAAGAAGACCAAATGGCGCGGCACCGATGAGACTGTAGTTGAGCCAATCAAGTTTGAGTCTGTGGCTGCGGCACGTGAGTATGTTAGGCAGCTCGAAGATGTGTCCGGAGCCAAGATATACGGCAACACGGACTACAGATATGCATACCTCAATGAGGAATACCCAACGGAGCCAGTTGAATTCAATAGCAGCCAGATCCTGGTATTCAATATAGATATTGAGGTTGATACCACAGACGGGTTCTGTGAAGCACAGGAAGCAGTTAATCAGATCACGGCCATCACTATTAGGAACAGTCTAGATCGCCGATTCTATGTATGGGGTATGGGCGAGTTTCGCACTGACCGTAAGGACATCTCATACTTCCAGTGTAAGAACGAAGAGGACATGTTATATCGGTTCCTCGACTACTGGGAGTCTAATACGCCGGATCTGGTAATTGGGTGGAACATTGAGAACTTCGATATTCCATATCTGGTCAACCGCATCACGCGAGTGCGCGGGAAAGAAGAGGCACGTAGACTTTCCCCATGGAAGATCGTCCGTGAAAAGACACGCCATAAGTTCGGCAAAGACGTGTTTGTATATGACATTGGCGGGATGGCTATTCTCGACTATATGGTCATCTACCGCAAGAACGTGTTGGAGCCAAGAGAGTCGTTCAGTCTGAATGCTATTGCTAATGTGGAGTTAGGCGAGAGCAAGATCAGCTACGATGAAGTGGCTAACCTCAATCAGCTGCATGCCCAAAACCACCAGAAATTCATAGAATATAACATCCACGACGTCGAACTGGTGGAGCGACTGGACCGGAAACTCAAGCTAGTCGAACTGCAGCTGGTGGTGGCATATGCTACCAAGATCAACTATGACGATGTGTTCTCGCAGGTCAAGACCTGGGACACGCTAATCTGCAACCACCTGTTCCGTAGTAATATCGTCATCCCCATGAAAGAGCATGGAGACAGCAAGCATGAGCAGTATGCTGGTGCATACGTCAAAGAACCAATCGTCGGCCTACACTCATGGGTCACCAGCTTTGACGTTACCAGCCTCTATCCCAATATCATGCGTACTCTCAACATGGGGATTGAGACCAAAATGACCGCCGATAAATTACCATCGGATCTACGTGCGTTCTTGGATACGCTTAGACCAAGAGAGGATCGCACCTCATTGGTCAAGAGAATGCTCAACGGCGATGTAAACATGTCTCCGATATACGACGCTAATCTGGCGCTGAGCGCTAATGGAGTAACCTACAAGCGCGAACCCCAAAGCTTCTACAGTCAGATGATCGATAATTTATTCAACCAGAGGGTGCTGTTCAAAAAGAAGGCGCAAAAAGGGAAAAAGGAAGTAGAGGCAATTCATACGGAGATGAAGAACAGACCGGACCCACATGGTTGTCATGGTAGTCTATATGACCATGTTCAGTTCATTAAATCACCAGAGTTCGAGAAGGAAAAACGGTTGACATCTGAAGCAGCTGAAGATCAAAGAACTCCTCCTAAGGCAAGATAATGGCGTGCATTGAGAAGATTTATTCAGTATCAGCATTGGTCGGATCGTCCATATGTAATGGGCGTTGTAACTTTTGCGCCGCCACTGGATTGCGTGATCAAGCGCCATCACGTGGTGAAAACAATGAACTATACTGGCGTAATTTCGCCGCCGCAATTCGACTGTCCGCTCGATACGGTGGATGGTCTCTTTCGCTAACCAGTAGCGGTGAGCCGACATGTGATCCAGAGGCTGTCACTAAGGCCATGTCAGTGTATCGGCGGTGTGCTAATGATGGGGCATACTTCCCAAATGTTAATCTCTTTACAAATGGTATTCTTCTAGGCGACGGCGATTTCTGTCACGAGTGGCTTCCGAAGTGGAAGGAACTCGGAATGACCAATATTGCGGTCTCCATTCATTCGGTTGATCCGGTCAAGCAAGCTGCTGTATATGGTGTCCCACATTATCCGCAGTTCAAGAAAATCTTCACCAACATCCAGAAACACGGTATTGGTGCCAGAGCCACTATTATTCTCCGAAAGGGAGAAGTCGACTCTGTACCAATGTACAAAGCGGCCATCAATCAGATTGTAGAAGATGGGTGTCGGAATATTACTGCTTGGCCTGTTGGAAAGCCAGACGGTAGCAGGAATGAGTTCACACCATCGCGGCTACAACTCTGGAAGATGAGATGGTGGCTAAAACAGAACGCCAAATTGTGTCACGGTCATGTCTGGGGTGGCGGGGTTTATGACTATAACGGGGTAATGCTTAGATTTACTGACTATGTGACCAAGCACGACCCAAACAAGGACTTCGTCAGACAGTTAGTGGTATTCCAGGATGGAACTGTGGCCTACTCGTGGATTAGAGAAGGCTCTCTATGCATGATCTGAAAAGTTTATCGTTGTTCGTTGGTACTGGTAGGTGTAACGCCAATTGCGCCCATTGCGCTGGCCGTCCACTACGACATACAGCGCCGGAACATGACGGCGACGACAAGCTAGAACACATCCGTAAAGTACTGATAGAATGCTATGAACGCGGCGCTAGGAATCTATCCATTAGTTGTAGCGGAGAGCCAACCCTCTCGCCAGTATCAGTCACGTCGGTGCTTCAACTAACATATTGGATGTCTAAGAACGGACAGGTGTATAAGCCGATAAACCTCTATACCAACGGAATAAAGATCGGCGAAAATGCCGCGTTCTGCCAGCGTTATCTTGGTGTGTGGAAGTTACTCGGACTGACCCATTTCTACATGACAGTACATAGCTGTGATGAAAAGACTAACGCCAAAGTGTATGGGGTTAAGAAATACCCACCGCTCAAAACGGTGATTGGCCGGATGAAGGAATATGGGTTTAAGATTAGAGCGAACGTGGTGTTGAATAGAGAGTACTTTGACCACAATATCTTTATCGATACAGCCACAAAGCTCCTAGAGTTGGGTGTTGACTCCATTTCCGCATGGCCAATTCGCGACAGTCATGATGAAATAGACAAAGGCCGTGCCCTACTCTCCTCCGATACGGAGAAGATTGTTGCTTGGGCATCCACACAGAAGAACGTGCATATTTATAGCGGCATGAACGACTATACGCACAAGATCACGCTGTTCCATGATGGGCAGCTTACGAATAAATGGTGTAATCACTGATGATAGATTTCTATGTTGAAGACCGGGTCAACCACAACGAAGTTGGCACAGAATATGACAGAGTTGTCTTTGAAAAGATCAAAGAAACTCTAGGCTCTAGTGATCTCAAACTTCTTGCAGTTGAAAATTGCCAAAGAACCAACGATGACTGGGCAGGTACAGATAAGATATTTGTCACCAGTGGTGGAAGATTTCGTGTCGATTTCAAAACTGTGTTTAACTACTCATTCCCAGTCAAGTTAATTCATAGTGCCGACATCACACCACATCCAGAATGGGCTAATATACAGTTATACTATTGGTTCTACAGGAAACCCATCTGTGATTTTATTGCAGTCATCCATAGAAGTAGTAAAAAGGTGATTGGTGTTTATATCACAGAAGTAGCGTGGGCTATCACCCTCAAGTATTGTTTAGAGTTTATCAACAAATATAGTAAGGCGGTATATGCCAATATCAACATTAGGAAAAACGGGAGTCAATTCCTGTCGTCAGCAGTATACGTTCCTATAAGAGATTGGCATCAGCTATACTTAAAATATGAAAATACCCCAACATCAGAAATAGTAGATGAACCGTTTGATGCCCTGAGCATATTTCAATACATAAACCAGAAATTCCCATCCTGGCTTAAATCGGCTATAGACAATTACAATAAAAAGGGGTGATAATGGAGTTAGCAGAATTAAGTAATGACGAACTCATTGCTCTCGAGGAAAAACTGGATCTAGAGATCGCCTCCGCCGACCTCCGCCAAAAGGCCGTTAAGGTCTCCATGAACAGTCTCTATGGTGTTGTCGGTAACGGCTACTTCCGGTTCTTCGATGTGGACAACGCCGAGGCGGTGACCATCACCGGACAGCTTATCATTCAATATATCTCAAGAGAGTTGGACAAATATCTCAATGAACTATTTGGTACAACCAACTACGAGTATGTGATCTACTGCGACACTGATTCCGTATACGTCCGACTTGAAGAGTTCGTAAACAAATACTTCGCCGGGAAGCCACCGGAGTTCATCACCAAGAAGGTCGATAAGCTCTGTAAGGACAAGATTGAAAAGGCTATTGAGAGAATCTGTGAGGAGATAGTCTCCAAGGTCCTAAATGGTGTCCAGGGTCATCTCAGCATGAAACGTGAGGCCATCGGCGACAAGGGCATCTGGACGGCCAAAAAGAGATACTTGGTCAATGTGCGCGACATGGAAGGGGTTGTGTACGCGGAGCCTAAAATCAAGTATATTGGCGTAGCCCTCGCCACAGCGACGACACCCAAGTTCTGCCGCGATAGGATGCTTGAAGCTATTAAGATCCTGATGAAAGGCGATCAGGATAAGCTGATTGAGTATATTGAAGAACAGCGGCTTGAATTTAATAAGCTCGCCCCAGAAGACATTGCCTCGCCACGGACCTGCAACGGTATTGAGAAATACTCGGATGCCTCAACAGTGTTCAAGCCACGGTGTCCATTCCACACCAAAGGTGCGATCATATACAACTATCTGGTCCGCAAGATGGGTCTTGAAAGTAAACTACAGTATATCAGAGAAGGAGAGAAGATTAAGTATCTCTATCTGATAGAACCCAACCCAACGCCGGATAGGGCCATTGCATTCCTCAATACGCTCCCCAAAGAATTTGGGCTGCACCAATATATCGACTATGACACTATGTGGAGTAAGGGATTTATCGAACCACTCAATCTTATTCTCGAGCCAATCGGGTGGAGATCGGAGAAGGTAGCTTCCCTGGACTGGATGTTTGAATGATTATTCGCAAAACACCAAAAGAAATTGAAATAATGCGTTTCGGTGGACAAGCACTTGGAAACGTACTGCAGGAGCTGGCTAACAAGATTAAGCCGGGAATGTCTACTCTTGACCTTGATCTTATCGCTCAGAAGCTCATCAAGGATCATGGTGCTATAGCGGCGTTCATAGATTATACGCCGACGAAAGGAAAAGACTTTAGCGACCCATATAGGCACGCGACCTGTATATCTATTAATGACGAGCTTATTCATGGTATTCCGTCCAAAGACAGAAGATTCAAGAATGGAGATGTTGTCAAGATTGACTGTGGCCTTCGTAAGGGTGGTTTCTATTCCGATGCTGCCGTCACGGTCACTGTAGGGGAAGTTTCTGAACAGGCACTCAAACTTATTAGTGTTACCAAGGAGGCTTTAAGTCTCGGTATTCAACAGGCGAAACCTGGGAATAGAATTAGTGACATTTCTAAGGCCATTCAGGACTGTGTTGAGGCGGCTGGATTCAGTTCCGTTCGGGATTTCTGTGGCCACGGTATTGGTAATGGTTTGCATGAAGATCCACCAGTGCCTAACTATGTTGATCCCAAGCGTGAAAATCCTCGCCTCAAAGAGGGGATGGTTTTGGCTATTGAACCAATGGTCATTGCTAGTAGCGTGAATATCCTTCGTAAGAAAAGTGATGGCTGGACCATTGCATCGAGTGATAAATCTCTCACTGCCCATTTCGAACATACCGTAGCTATTACGGAATATGGTCCGTGGGTTCTAACCAGTCCGTAGTTTATTTGTTGCTCGGACGCCAATAAAATGTTATAATAATAGGGATACACCCAATAGGAGAACATATGATTGACTATCGCAGATTAGAAAAAGTCCGTAAGTACGCAGCCAAGATGGGTTTCCAAGTAACCGAAACCAGAATCTTCGAAACGCCAGAGTCCGTCGAAGCTATGCTGACGCTAGCCCCTGGTGAAGTCACTGCCGCCGATACCGACGCAGAAGAGGCTGAATAACACAAGGGGGAGAATCACTCCCCCTTCCCATTTCATAGGATTCCAATGAATAGATTACTACATGGGGACTGCTTAGCTGTCCTGAAGACCATCCCAGACAACTCTATCGACTCTGTTGTGACAGATCCTCCGTATGGGTTGGACAATGTAGGCGATAAATGGCACGATGTAGTGCCGATGGTTCCGGTGTGGCAAGAATGCTTGCGGGTGCTCAAACCAGGAGGAATTGCTCTGGTATTCAGTGCTGCGCGTACACAGCATCACATGGCCATGAACCTGGAAAACGCCGGATTCGAAATCAGAGATCAACTTGTCTGGTCCTACCTAAGTGGATACCCAAAATCGCTCGATGTTTCGGCGGCGTTGGATAAGCTAGAAGGATGTGAGAGACCTGTCATTGGTGAAAAGGAATCCATCGACCCATTCAACAAGTCCAAGAAGAAGATCACCAAGAAGTATAGTAGTGATCCTATTAGCGAACTTGCCAAGAAGTATGATGGATGGGGAACAGGACTCAGACCAGCCAATGAGCCAATCACGGTAGCACGTAAACCAATCCCAGATAAATACAACGTTGCTGAGTGCATCAAGGAGTTTGGAACTGGTGCCATCAACCTCGTGGACTCTCGGATTGCACGTGCGAAGGATAGCAGATGGCCATCAAACATTATGATGGATGGTGGAGTAGCCGACTGGATTGAGATAATGCATTCAGAGTCATCGGAGACATATCTGGTTGTCAACCCGGACCGCATTGATCACAATCCAAAGCTGATTGTTGTGCCGAAACCAGCCGGGAAGGAACGGGCGCTTTCCGATCACCCAACCAGAAAACCAGTGAAGTTGATGGAATATCTGGTTAGACTAGTAACTCCTCCTGGAGGAATGGTACTTGATCCGTTTGCTGGCTCTGGATCGACTGGTGTTGCAGCAGTGCGACAAGGTATGAGTGTTACTCTAATTGAACTTAGCGATGAATTCTACAAGACCATTGTAGATCGATTCGAGAATATTCAACGAGAGATGGAAGACATCCCACAGGAAGAACAATCCGCACTTGACGCTTTATTCACATGACAGCGTGTAAAGATTGTCGGTATAATCAAGGAAACGAATGCCGGGGTGTTCGTATCAAGGTCATTCATCAGTCCAGGTTTAACCCAATCGAAGGACAGATCGAACACCCGGTAGAGTACAAATTTGCTCTCTGTCAGAATATAAACAGAGGCGAATGTAAGTTGTTTGAATCTAAACCGACAATGAGACGTGATGGATGGCGTGAGTCGTTTGCGTTCTCGATATTTGGCGCTGGAATATACCAGCACAAGCAAGAGTTGGAAGAGAGACGGAATGGACGTGCCGATTTATGAAGTGCTTTATCACAGGTGACGAAAGCGTGTCGAACATATACTATCTTGCTCGACGCGGAGATAACATCGACGCGGTAGACATCCCGGAGGAATTGTACGTGGCATATGTAAGTGCCTGTGCCGCGTTCGACGAAATTCAAAAGCAGTTATCAGAGATATATGCGAACGAAGTTGTACCTCGATATCAGGCCGACTTTGAGAAGCGTAGAGATGGGCAAAATAAAGATGTCCATACAGAGCACTGTTGCGTTGTACACGGCTGTAAGTATGGTGACCGCGACTGTCCGGTAGCCAATAAAGTCAAAGTGCAGTCCTACAGGTGTGAATCTTGTGGGACCCCAAGAGGGTTTGAGAGAGTGAATCCTTATGACTTGGCAGCGGTACGTAAAGGGGCTAAGAACAGGAGACGTTTATGATTACACAGTCTATGCTCAATGCACAGGTTGAGGCAGAAAATAACGCGTATCGCGCACGGTGTGAGCAGACTTATAGGGATCTTCCTGCATTACTCAAGCGTGAGTATAAACGTGGATACGCTGCTGGACGCAGGGCTGCATTGAAGGATGCGAAGAAAACCAAAGTTAAACCTTGACTGTTTGTGTTATTTTCAAATCTTGTTTCGGATATAAGCTTATGGTGGCTTCAAATTCATCACTGCCATCAACGCTACTTGGATGATGGAAAGTCATATATCGGAAACCTTCTTGCCTAGCTTTGGTCGCCTCTTGTTCAATGACTTCATCAATATCGTCATCATTCATTAAGGCGTCCATCACAGCGTCATCAATGTTCTTCGATTTTCCTGGCTTTGCCTGGACTTTCATCACGCGTGGTTGACCTTTACCGCGACCACCACCAAGAATGGGGTTTACAGCAAATGCCAAAGCCTCTTCTGGCGCAGGAGCCAAATATATCAAACCATCACGGAACTCTGTGAAATCCGCCGCCGAAGTGCCATGGAAATAATCCTTTTCGACAATATATGGTGGTGTGGCCACCGCTGCGTAGGTGAATTCCTTGAAGGTTTGCATACCTGTATTTAGCCGTTGATGATTATTATGAGCTGTAGTATTATGGTTCTATATGCAATAATCCTGCATTGCAACTAAATAATAACGGCCAACATAGGGTCACAGGCATCAGCCAATAGACCCAAATATAAGGCCAGATAGGAATATAGAATGTCTCTATTTAAGACGTTGATTAAAGAAACAGGAAATACATACGCTTCCTGTGTAGATGATGGAATTAGCGCTGGTGACGTTTCCGGGTTTATTGACACTGGTTCATATGCCCTCAACCTCCTCCTCTCAGGTTCCCTTTTCGGCGGCGCACCGAATGGAAAGGTAACCGCCTTCGCTGGTGAAGAAGCCACTGGCAAGACTTTCTTCGTACTCGGTATTGTCAAGAAATTCCTCGACACATTCACTGATGGTGGTGTACTCTACTTTGAGTCAGAGTCTGCTATCTCCAAGAAGATGTTCGTAGACCGTGGAATTGATCCCAAACGCGTCCATATCATTCCAGTGGTGACTGTTCAGGAGTTCCGCAACCAAGCGGCCAGAGTGCTGGACAAATACCTTGAAACGCCGGAACCACGCCCACCGATGATTATGGTCCTTGACTCCTTGGGCATGCTCAGCACCACCAAAGAAATCGAGGATATTAAGGAAGGTAAAGAGACTCGCGACATGACGCGGTCCCAACTGCTTAAGGCTGCGTTCAGAGTATTGACCCTTAAGTTAGGTCGTGCCAGTGTCCCGCTTCTTGTTACCAACCACGTCTATGATGTGATCGGCGCTTATGTTCCCACCAAAGAAATGGGCGGAGGCGGCGGTCTTAAGTTCGCTGCTAGCACAATTGCATTCCTTTCCAAGAAGAAAGTCAAGGACGATAAGACCAAAGAAGTGGTTGGTAGTGCGATTCGCGTCAAGTTAGACAAGAGCCGCTTCACCAGAGAAGGTAAAGTAATCACCGTTGCTTTGTCCTACACCAAAGGATTGGACCCGTACCATGGGCTGTGTGATATAGCCGAGGAAATCGGATTGTTCAAGAAGATTGCAGGAAAGTATGAACTTCCGGATGGTTCCAAGGTATTTGAAAAGCACATTAATCAAGAGCCGGAAAAATACTTCACACCGGAAGTCCTTCAGATGATTGAAGAGAAGGCTGCTCCGTACTATCAGTATTCTGTGCAACAGCGCATAGCTGCTGATGACGACGAAACAATTACGGTCCCTGAGGAATAAGATGATACCCCAACCGACTCTATCACATCTTAAGAGTGAGTATACGTGGGTAGAGAAGAAAGGTGAAGAGATGGTCTGCCTTCGACTGGTCAGACCACCCTTCGCCGGGGTTGTCTATCACTACGGTAAGGTGTGGATTGAGGGTGAACGTGACGAAGATGGTAATAGCAACGTTCATTTTCAATATCATATTAAAGAAATCCCGAAAGACTTCAACACCACGCTGTTCGAGTCTCAAGACTTCGACAATCTACTAGGGGATATTCTCCTGCATGTCCTTGAGGAGGCCAGTATTAGAAAGGCGCAGAATGATGCTGGTATGCCGGACCCAGATCTACAAGAACCGGAAATAATCACAATAGAATTAGATGGTGGTGAAAATGGCGAGGGATGAATACTGTCCGTATTGCAAGGCCCACTTGAAAGTGACGTTCAGCAACATTGTCATGTCGGAAACTAGCTGGACAAGCACACTATCGGTCAACGCTACACAAATTCAAGTAGACGGCGACGGCAATGAACAGTTCCAATGTCCGGACTGTCAACAAAAATGGCGAGTGGTATTAGGTTCTTGCGTAATGCTAGGACAAAGCACAATAAGGTGATAACAATGGACAGATATGAAAAGATTCTAGAAATCTCACAGAGAATGTTCCCGGAACGGCGATTTGATAAGACGTGCATGCAGAGTCTTTTATCGCTCCTTCTTGAAGAGAGTGGTGAGCTAGCAGGGGCAGCTAGATCGTTGTTCGGTAGAAAATATCGGCCAGATGTTGAAGCCGACATGGACCATGTAAAAGAAGAAGTTGGAGATGTGCTCGTGATTGTCTATGCAATCTGCGAGATACTTAACGTGCATCCAAACGAGTGTCTGGACATCTCCATTGATAAACTCAATGCTAGATACGACAGACACATGGCCGCTACTAACAGCGGTGGACCGGATTAGTTCCGGGATTCCTATATTCCCATTAGGATGATTTAATAGGTTGGCCATTATAGGGAGATAGGCCAAAACATATATGGATAGATTAGAACAAACAATAATTAAATCTCTGTTGTATAGTGAGTCATATACCCGCCGCGCACTCCCCTTCCTGGAAGAGCAGTACTTCGACCAACGACCAGAAAAAGCGATTTTCAAGGTCGTCAAAGAATTCATCACTAAGTACAACGCTCAACCGACGCGGGAAGCTATTACCATTATCCTTGACGAGGTCCCAGGATTCACTGAGGATGAGTTTAAGGAAATCACCACCATCCTGCAGAATGTCGAAAATGAAAAGGATGAGTCTCCTAACGAAGACTGGCTTATCGAGGAGACAGAACGATTCTGCAAACAGCGGGCAATCCATAATGCGATTCTGACATCGTTCGAAATCATCAATGATCAAACTGGTCGAAATCACCTACGGATAGAGTCGATACCGGAGCTACTCAAAGAGGCCCTATCTATATCGTTCAACCCTGACGTCGGACACGACTATTTTGATGACGCGGAACAACGATTCGAAGATTACCACAAGAAAGAGGAGACGCTGGCGTTCGGCCTGGAGATGCTCGACAAGGCCACCAACGGCGGTCTTCCGCGCAAAACGCTGAACGTTCTGGTCGCCGGGACCAACGTAGGTAAGTCGCTCTGCATGTGCCATTTCGCCGCCGCTCATCTCATGGTCGGAAGGAATGTGCTCTATATCACCATGGAGTTGGCGAAGGAAGTGGTGGCCAAACGTATTGACGCCAACCTCCTGGACGTCGCCGTCAATGATCTGGTTGATCTGCCCAAGAATCAATTCCATGACCGGATCAAAAAGATCAGAGAAAGAACCAAGGGGAGACTCGTAGTCCAAGAATACCCAACGGCACAACCACACGCTGGTCATTTCCGCAATCTCCTCAACGAATTAGCGCTCAAGAAGAACTTCACTCCGGATGTCATTTACATCGATTATATCAACATCTGCGCGTCCAGCAGGTTCAAACCAGCATCCGGCGCTAATTCATATACGCTGGTCAAGGCTATATCTGAAGAGATTCGTGGTCTAGCCGTAGAATTCAATGTGCCGATTGTCACGGCCACGCAGCTTAACCGTGGTGGGTTTGGTAACTCAGATCCAGGCATGGATGACGTGGCTGAATCATTCGGTATTCCGATGACAGCTGACTTGATGATCATCATCACGCAGCAAGGTAAACTAGCCGAGCTAGGGCAGTATCTATTCATAGTAGAGAAGAACAGATATAGCGACAACAAGATCAAGAAATTTATTATTGGTGTTGACAAGCCGAAGATGCGGCTTTACGATACCGAGCAGACGGCCCAAGAGGACATCGCTCCTGACAAACCAAAATCCGATGAGGCGGAGAGCAAATATAAGTCGGTTTACGGTAGTAAGACCAAGCAGTTGTTTACCAAGAAAAACTTCTCTGACCTCAAGGTGGTATGATTACTCTTCGCACATTATTCGAACATGTTATCCCTCTAGCCAGAGGGAAATATAACAAGAAGCTCGAACAGGTCATGTACTCCGCGTTGATTCAATACGGAGTAAAGGAGTGTGTTCTCGGAAAGAAATTCTCCGACAACCTACCAATGATCGATCAGACCTGCAAGCAGCAATGGAGCGAAGGGAAGGCAGTCGACCCCAAATGGGTATATCCACAGCGCGAACCTTACAAGTCCAACTATACAGTTACCCCACCGGAACCTCCATTCTTCATATACCAACCAAATGGGACATCTGATTTCCCGGACTTTGTGTTGGTTCTCAAGAATGGTACCGTGATTTTGGAGATGAAGGGTCGCCAGACCTGTGATCGCATAATGTATGGAAGTAGACCCAAACTTGGGGATATATTTTATGTATATTCGGTGGCTGGCGATGTGACTATTTCTTTATCGGATGATGTAATAAATGAAGATATGCTCAAGATTCTGGATAATCTTGAGATTCAGATTAAAGGGTTGTGTGGTGACGTCAACGCCACTGCCGACGCCCAGGACTTAGGAATAGCCGTATACGCCCCGCTCAATGTGCACGGTAAAAGCGTACGGTTTGATGTTGTCGAAACTAGACACAGGAGGGCACTAGACAATGCCGACAGATTCGAAATCCATAAGCAGCTACTTCAGTCCGCAGCTAACCAAATCCAAAAAGAAGTTTGTTCTGGAAGCGACAAGAGGGGTGTTCAAGGGGACCAAAATCAAATTCCTTGGAGCCAAGATTGGCAAGTCCAACCCGGATGGGTCAGCCCCGATGGAAGTGTCATACGACATTATCGAGAATCCATCTGGCAGGGATGTCCATGGATCGGTGTTGGAACGGAACTTTGGAAAATATCTGATCCATATTCTGGAGGAGCAGATGAAAATCGAAGGTGGGTTGAAGTCTAAGGGGTAATATGTTCTTAACTGATTACATTCGGGTATATGAAAACACCATTCCCGAATCATTGTGCAATTCTCTTATAGCTAAGTTCGACGCCGACCCGAATAAGCAGGAGGGACGCATCGACACGGAGAATGGACCCCACAACAAAGAGGCCAGATCTTGCCTTGAAATCAATGTCACAAGAAGCCAGGAGTGGGCTGAGCTACAGGCTCCGCTAATTGAAGTAGCTAGATTTGCGGCCATTAAGTACTCTCGTGATTGTTCCGGCATTATATTCCCAGGTTCCTATGGGTGCGAAGAATTTCGGCTAAAGAAATACGATCCAGAGAGGAAAGACCACTTCGCCATGCACACCGACGTCGGCACGTATGCATCGGCACGGCGCTTCCTGGTGATGATGTGGTATCTCAATGACGTGGCGGAAGGCGGCGAGACTTTCTTTCCACACATGAATCTTTATATTAAACCGCAGAGGGGACGATTGCTCATGTTCCCACCGTTTTGGATGTACCCACACGAAGCTAAAGTTCCAATTAGCAATGCTAAGTACGTAATAGGCACATACTTACACCTGTCTAATAGCAACACTTCAAGTGTTGACTAACTTTGTCTTCATAAGGTCCAATATAAATATGCGATTAATAAAGATACTGTTCACGTTATGCCTGTCCATATCTGCCTTTGGCGCGGATAGGTTTTCTGTCTCCGGTAGTGTAGGCGGTGCATTCAAGCGCGATCCATTCATCGCCAAACCATCTTTAGGAGCAAACTTTGGATACAACGTAACAGGTAAAGATCAGGTCTTTGTTCGTTACGGTTACACGTTTGATCACGATGCAACTAAGTGGCATCTCGGAACGAAACACAACCTTTGTAAGAGGGATCGATTCACATTCGCCGTCGCTGGTTCTGCTGGTGTTGATATCAAGAACGAAACCGGGGTGGTAAAGCCGTCCTTTACAGTCGGTCCAGTTGTTTCATACAGCCTTCCGCATCACATGTCCGTTTCGTTCTCACCGACATTCAATAAGGTGATTAACGGTCGTCCGTGTTATGCGAGTGTGGGAATGTCGATAGGTAAGTCGTTCTAGACTGGCGGGTGTTTGATGGTGCCATTCTCGGCGTGAAACACCAAGAAGTCGTCTACATCGCAAATGCGCACTTCACGCCCTTCACGGACTGCCGTGGCAACATCGCCTTTCATAATGTCCTCGAGGTGCATGAAGCCGTCAACCTTGACGGGCTTTCCATAACGCCCATTGGCGTCATATATGTAGACAAAAACCGGAAAGTCTTGTCTGGATTGTTCCATATCTCACATTAAACCATAACTTTTGGTGTGTGGGAAGATATTGCTAAATACAGGTATGAAGCTACACGAAGATATCACACAAATGCTCACCGGGTCCGATGAGTTGTGGAAACTCATGTTTAAGGAAAAGCATGAGGCGTCATGGGAACCGCTAATCAACTTCTCTATCGATGAACAATTTAAGAGTCAAGTCCTGGACTTGATGCAGGAAGTATGTGGTCCTGACTACGAACTGAAGTGGGAAGTAGACTAGGCCGCAGCGTACGGTGTTCTTGAAGCGAATATCCCGTCTTTGTTAGTAATGAAGTAGTGATATCCGCTGATCGCAACCGGGAACACCATATCTGTCGGGCTGGTCGACCCGTGGTGTGATTCGAAGTCGGCGGAACGGAACGCCTGAATTATCGGCTTTCCGTTGGAAACATGAGCTACTAAGTGATATTTCCCGCCGCGCTTTCCTGTGACAATGGCTATGACGTCGTTGCCCTGTTTATCCTTGATCGCCTTCTTTGGTACGTCCACGGTCAACCCAAGAGTGGACAGGGGAACCAGAGCCTCCGCAATAAATCCCTTGAATGTCTGCATACCGATTATTTAACCACAGACATCGCCGAACAAGCTAGACCTTATTGAGGAGGTCCATGATCGGGCTTGGAACCTTGGTCGGGTCCAGTACGATGATGCGGCTTGGGAACATCAACGTCCCTTTCTTGCCAGTCAACTCCGGTTCGCGGTGATCCCAGTCGTCATCGACGCCTTGTACGGTGATTCGGATGCCGGGTCGACCATCGTACTTGTCGTACTTGATCTCGAGGTTCATGACCTTGCCGATGCGAATCCCGGCGCAACGCCCCAGAGCGTGACCATACGCGATGATTGATCCGATGTGGATCTCCTGCCCGAGCTTGTCGAGCATTTTGCCTTCAAAGAAAGCAGCCACATCCGGATGCTTCTTGGCGGCGACATCGGCGTTGGCACACTTGTGAGTGTTGCTGTTGCACTTGTACGTGCAACTGATGTAGTATCGGTCCCTACGCAGTGGTTCCAAGGTCTCCTCCCACAACAGAACTTACTTCTTCCGGGGTAGCGAACCGCAAGATTTCGCCGCGATCCCACCGGGCTTCTTCACCATCGTACGGCGTGGTGCCAGTGACTGCAGTTCCACGCAGAGCGGGGTTACACCCAAACCCGCCTTCAGCACGGAGTAACCGATATCTGAGATCGCGGTATTTCTTTCCCACACAGTCAGCACGAATGACGACGTATCTGTTGGTGAGGTCCTTGCCGACTATGGACAGCTCAGGCGGAACGGTTTCGATCACACCTTTGGACTTGATCTCCCCCTTGCTGTACCGCTCCAGGAAGATTTTCTGCGCGTCGGGAATTGGGGTAAAGACCTTCCGGCCACGCTCCTCGCGGACGGTGGCCAGCCCCTGCCGAACATGGGTCTGCATGTGGGAGATATTCCCAAGGCCGCTCGTGGTGATCTCCACGGTGCAGATACGGCAACTGGTACGCGAGTAGACTCTACTCATGATTCTCCTTGTTTAGTTCACGATGCCGATTGTTGTAATCCACACAAACATCCAGGCAGTTATGACTGCAGATGGGATCCTCGTGGGTGTTGTGGTTTTGATACCACTCTAGGCGCTGCTGGCGCACGGTCTCATCAACAACACCAATGGCTTGACCACCCTCTCGCAAGTAGATGATACACGGATAGTGCTTCTTACCGCAAACCGCCATGTCGTCAAGAACAAGCGGGCACTTGTTATTGTCGGTGTCAGATAATCCACGCACCATTCTTCCTGAATGGAAGTTGTCGATTCTGTACTTGAGAATCGGGTGTCTGTCCAGGAGATGCTGGCTGATGTTAATAGAGCACAGCACCTTCCCGTCTTGTGCAGCCGGGATAACACGGATATCACGCACACCGAGGGTGTCAGCAAAAGCCACGGTGTTGCTGATGCTGCGAATGTTGTTCGTTGTAGCCACGATGCCGACTGTCAGGTAGACGCGTTGAGACAGCAACTCAATGTTGGCAATCACCTTTTCCCAGGCACCAACAACACCACCGCTCATCTGGAACCCGTCCTCCGCACAACAAGCATCCAAGGAGATGGAGAAGTCGTTGACTCCAGCATCAATAAGCTCAAGGTATTTCCGTATCGGTAGTGACCCGTTTGAGGAAACGGCGATCCTCTTGATTCCGAGATCTTTCGATAGCTGCACCAACTCCGGAAGGCGTCGGTAGAGCAACGGTTCCCCACCACTGAACCTAACAGCGAATAAACGATGTGAAGCCCAGATTCGCAAAATGCGAGCAGCCTCTTCGTATTCGATATCATCGCTGCCAGCGCTGCGGCAGTACGGACACCGGAAGTTGCAGCGGTTGGTCAAGAGCATCTCACAACGAGAAAGAGGAGTGACCGCGCTGGCTCTCGCCGCACGGTCATCGGATAGGGTATAGAATCCAATCTGCTCCAACTTCACGTCGTTACTTCTTTCTGTTGCTTTCAAACAACCGGGCAAGACTCCTATAGAACTCGTCGGCCTTCTCCTGTTCACGAAGCCATTCGTCGGCATCGGCCTTCGACATCTCCACACGCACCATCTCATCGTAACGGTCTTCATCATTGCCGTCCGGAGTGGAGATGGTATAGGTGTCGGGACCGTCGAGACTAATGGTGCACCCAACTGTCATGGTCACCAGATTGAGGGGTTCACCGACAGCCGCCTGATATTCTTCGCCGACCAACTGTGTCACCGGGAACAGGTCGTAGCCCATCAGCTCCAGGGCAACCAATTTCTGTTTCGGACTGCGAATAGCCACCATCTCCGGTTCATCACGCCGATGCTCGTCGTCATGGAAGTGGCCATGGATATTGACATCGAACGAGCCATCGTCAGCCACCGGAATGTGGGTGAACAGGATGCGCAGCCCATGATAATTGACGCGGTACTCCTTGTGTACTTCGTTCCATCCGTGCGACAGATACCACGCGTCGGACTGGCCGTCGTGATTCCCACGCACGAGGATTTTGCGCCCCGGCATATGCGCGATGAACATCTCGTGTGCCTGGGACTGCTTGGCGAAACACACATCTCCAAGGTGGATGACCGTGTCGTGTTCGGTGACCTTGGTCGTCCAGTTTTGAGTGATGGTGTGCTCAAATCCCTCAGGACGCTTTCCACGGCGAACGAGGTTGTAATGGTTGTAATGCGTATCAGCCGTGATATATAGCATATTATCCTAAATTAAACCACACGTTTCGGTAAACCGTCAAGTGGGGTTAGTTGATGGTTCTTGGGGGTTTGATGGCATTTTCAGCGCCGTGTGCCAGGAAGTACTCAAACAGGTTACGGCGGGCGTCCGCTTCTGTGCTGGACGTTATGAACACGAAACCTTGGTCAGAAAAGATGTCCAGCGCGGACATCCTAAGCGCCGGGTCCTGCATGATTTTGTTTAGAATGGCATTTCCACAAGGAAATTCCGCAATGGGGGTTCGATTGCGGTCACAAGGTTTGTCGAGCAACTCCTGCAACGTCATAACTTCATTAAAGCATATTAGACGTTGTTCAGTCAATTCATAGGTTGACCGCTGCGCTTGAGATGTGGTATTCTTGTGTTAGCCGGAAGCAATAGACCTTCGGGGTGAGTTGACGGTTGTCGGCGAGTATGGACGAAAGTCCCCTCATCGACCTTGATAGATTAAACTTATTGAGTGTAAATGTATTCAGGAGGGCGGCGGCATGCCGCCTTTCCTGTTTCAAGTTGGGCTGGTTGACAGTCGCGCCAAGTCAATGTAATATTGAACTATGATTGAGTTTGTAACTGAGTCAAATTCAACGTATCAGGTCAACATGGACGACATGTTGGTACGGCGCGTTAATGGTCAGCGCCCACCAACGGAACGACAAGGCAAGGACGGTCAATGGAAGAAGTTTCATAGTATTACCAAAATCGCCGTCGGTATTCCGGTTGTCATCACATGGGAGATAGTAAACGGAACACACAGAGCAACGGCAACATCTGACGTAACAATCGTGCGGTGAGGTCATGGACGCTAAGAAGGTTTCACTTGCTAAGGCTCGCAGTGAAGCAAGGGAAAAGAAAGACCACTTTACTTTCCTGCATTGCTGGCTGCTATCGGACAGATTCTCTCAACTAATCGAGTTGACCAAAATGTATCATGGTAATAGTCAACTCCAACAACCACTGCAGTTCATCCGACCTACCCCAGGTCCAGTTTTGCCCGCGTTCGAGTGTGATTTGCTTCAAGCAGTTAGATTCGAGAAGGAATACCTAGCGAAAATGCGGAAGAAAGAAGAAGATCATGACCCTAGCGGAACTTCGTGACTATCTGAACGGGTTTGAGTCCAAATACGACAACATCGAAGTTGTTGTGTCTGGTTCCGACCATTCCTACTGCCGTGCACGTGCTCAGGTCACCGACGCAGAGTACAATAAAGGCCACCTGTCTGAGTTCTTCACCAAAGACGATATGGCTCGTGGCTCGAAAAAAGTCAGCGTGTTGGTGGTCGAGTAGATGCCAAAAACAAGTCGGGATAAACTCAACTACCTAGATTACGGCTACTCCAGGTTCAAGTTTATCGGATACGATAAAGCCCAATCCCAAGGTTGGGAGATACTGCCGTTCTCTATCAAAACATATGACTCCGAGCGGGCCTACGACGAGTGGGTACAGTTTCGGAAAAGGGGTGCTGTCGTCATCGACTGTGTTCTGAACCGCAACGGAAGGAAATGGTATTTCGGAATTCCACCATCAGACTGGGATGGAGACATTCGACAGGTGGCCCAGGACGCCGGGATGATCTCTCCATTAGGGATTGAGCCAGATACGTTCAGATGGGTGAGTAGTAACAGTCTAGCCATGGCCGCTTGACTGTTTCATTTACTTCATGGTACGATGCCAATTATGGATGAGCGTGGCCGTGAGATAACGCACCAGGAAATCAAGGAAGAAACGGTGTACGTCCTTGGTAAGGATAAGACACCGCCCCTGATGACGATGTGGGCAAAGAAGATTGAACCGGGCAAGATCATCTTCTGGGCTGGTGAACTGCAAATGAACCTTATTCTGCAGTGCAACGACGACGGAACTCTCTCTGACAAAACCGGAGCACAAATCCACATCTGGGAATGGAACAGGCCAGCGGAGTATAAGGAGTCATGAAGCATCAGGTGTCATCAACGCCACGTTGGTTGAGAACACTCTGGTGGTGGATTCGTGGCGTTGATGACGTGCACTTCCGTTCGATCTGTGGAAGATGCCAGCTGACCGGGTCATCTCACTGGTCATTAAACGGGTGCATCAGGTTTAAAGCCCCTGAATAGCCTTGGCGATAAGCTGCAAGTCCTTCACATCACAAGCTCCATCACCATTGACATCGGCTAACCCACAGGCGGCTTGACCAGTTACCTGCGGAATTGCCAAGGTAAGGTCGGCTGCGTTGGTCACACCGTCACCGTTGATGTCATATTTCGAGAGAATTGTCAGTACGAAATTAGGGCCAGCACTAATTGGGATGGCTGACCCATTTGGATCAGTAGCCACTACACCAGATATGACGAATGTGACTGGACCAGCAGCTGCACCTGTAGGAACTATCACCGAGTATTTGGCTATTTCACCAGTCGGAATTAAGGTCTGGTTTATCCCAATAACAAGGCAGATGTTGTTGGCCGGGTTGCAATACAACGTTTTGTTAGCGGTCTGAGCATTACTCCCAATTGTCGGCGTATAAACATATCCAGATGGGGGAGTAACAATCCACTGAACACCAGATGCGGTGGACACTGAATACGTCAGTGAAAGTGGTACGGTAGCGCCTGGGCGAGCAGAAGCCTGTCCAGACAGGTTGACGGTTGCCGTTTGCGCGTAAAGTGAACAAGCGGCGATTAGCGTAGCGACTAGTGTTTTGATCATGACGTGATTATACCATACTTGACAAGTCGGATCGATCTATGATTAAATAGGCTTACCGTGGGACGAGAGCATGGTGCCTAGTTCACTAGGCCGAGGGCGCGGAATCCCACAATTCGTCATGAAGTGTGCTGGTCGATCAACCGGGAAGGAGTGGAGATTCATCAGGGGAAACTCTGGTGTAGGTAGGTTCGGTAAGCCCCACTCACCAGCGCATTCGTAGTGGGTCCTTTCGGTTGTGTTTGTCTGTTTGTCGTTCGTACTCCTGGAGCGCCTGGGGCAACCTGGGCGCTTCCGCTTTTACCCACTTGACAGGGATAGTTTCAGTATGGTTTAATTTTGGTATGTACCGAATCATCGAAGTGAAAATGACCTGGAGGCCGGAAAAGGCCACCGAAACCGGAAGCCAAGAACTGGAACGGAAAATCAACGAAGCCGTCAAGGAAGGCTACAAACTCGACAGGCTCTGCTTCAACAACGTGGATTCGGGTCCGGGGTACAACCCGACGGTCACCGCCTACGCCGTCATGGTCAATCAAGCTTGGGCTTGATTATTTCACCCACTCTATGCTAAAATGGCGGTGTGGAAGAACACACCGCCAAGGCCGTTGAACCAACCACGGCAGATTCCAAGAAAGTCCCCGCCACACCTCCTCCACCTCAACCGTCTTATTGCCACCACTGCGACGGCTGGTACGACGACTGCACGCATGGCCGTTATACTGGTCCTTATATCACCCTATGAAATCAACGCCAGAGGACTTCGCATATAGCAACGAACGCCTCAATGAGGTGTTCGCCATCGAAACATTCCCTGGATTCACCGCCGAGGTTTGTGGGAAGTGCAAAGCGACGGCGAACGTGGTGGCAGGTGGCTCCGCATGGATTTGCCCATGCGGACACATCAATTTCATGTCGTGGAGCAATCACGTAATTCCACATCAACATCCGAACTACGGTCCGTCTCTTCAACGGCTGCATGAAGCAATAGCGCTTGTTAGGAACAGAGGACAGTATGCCGCAACATAACCCAACCAGTATTCCTACCCTCAAGATTTCCTACACCTGTCCAGAGACCAAGGAAGAGATCAAACTGGCTCTTCCATGCGATTGCTGCTTAGTGTCTGTGGAGGCGTTGGAGCCAAACAGATATCGCGTTACGCTCAACATTGAGTGTCCATTCTGTGGCAACGACCACGAGTATCTTATTCCATAGGAGCCGCCTATGACCACTGAAAGACTTGAAGAAATCTTCGAAGAGGATCACAAAACAGAGTGGACTGGCGACAACGCCTTCCAGGGTCTGCAGATTATGGCCAAGTATTTGGACCAGACCAAGACAGATCTCATTCAAGGCGCTAGCCATGATGAGATCTATGGTCCTTCCGGCGACGACCTGATCGCAGCCGGGTTGACCGAGGAGGATGCGATCAAACTCGCTACCCTCAACTGGTCCTACAACGGGGAGTACTTCTCATGTTTCGTCTAATGCGCGGCTGCAAGCTCCAACCACACAAGCGCTGCGGGATGTGCGGCAAGAATGTGCGCCCATCGAAACACTCCAGGAAGTGGGATGGGTGGCATTGGCATGCTAGCTGCTGGTTGAGGTTCCTGTGGGCGTAGTACTCGACGTCACACTCTGCCTCCGGTGTGAACAGGTCGTCATTAAGATTAACGACCAGACCATAACCGAGTGTTCTGTTGACTCGTTTGTGGAGATTGATGTGGTACAGGTGATTAAAGACGCACTGCGCGTTAGTGGTGTAGAATTCGAGTTCAAAGAATCGGAGTGTTCATGTCCACCGCTACCTCCGCAACCACCACAACCGGAACCAACTCCATTCTTTTATACGCCACTACCACCAAAGCCGAGTGTGTTCAGCAACTCCACAGAAGGAGATAATCTGGAAAGGGGTCGCCTCGATCAATGAAGCTCAACTTACAACGCAAGTATAAGGCCGGGTGGATGACGGTCGGCGTGATTGATACCATCGGAGAGATGGAATGGTTGGGGGAGTTGCCCGATAACTATCGACTCCTTGACCAGGAGTTGTTCCACAAGATTCTGACAGAACGCGGTGATCCGGACGATGCCATTATGGTGTCGGCGGAATGTGACAATTGTCATGAGCCGCTCCAAGTGGCCAGGAGCGCTAAGCGGATATGCTTCAGATGCTCCACCTTGACTAACTAAAACGAGGCCGAAATGAATCCATTCTATAAGACAACAGAAGAGCATCCAGAGAATGAGAATGCTGCAGCTGGCGTTCTCTATTTCGAAGGGAATCCATCCGACGATGACATCGACGCCGCAGTAATAAAGGCATACGGCGAAGAGTGCGGATCTGGTGCTGTGGATGATGGCGGCGCTGGATGGGAACGCAAAGAGACACCAGTCAGCAAGAGAGCCAAATTGGTTCGTGTCGTCGTCTTCGATGGCGCAGCATGACTTTCAGCATCAAGAAGTCAATGGCTGGTGTAGTGGCATCATGCATCAATGACGCCCTACAACGCTCTGGTGCTGATGAGGTCATGGACATCCGTGTCTGGATGCAAAAGTGGCCGAGCGTCGAGTGTGGGTTTGGTGAGACACTCTCTTCAGAACCAAAGGAGTGTATCGCCCCGACTGTCGTAGTTAAGATTCACAAGAAGCTTCGGTATGTCTACCACAACGGAATATTCGCATATATCATCACCAACGCGGTGTCGATGCAGTATTACAACGCCATGAACTCTCGTCGACTGCCGGGTGCCTGTGACAAAGCCGAGATATCGATGCTCAATGCAACGTAGATGGAGTGTATTGACAGTTCGGTTCATGTTGATCTATAATCGGGTATGCTAACTGAGCAGGAACGAATAGCTCATGCCGTTGGTCAGGCCAACGCCGAGATATACGCCAAGCAGATGCTTGCTCGCCGTCACCAAGCATATGCCCAGATTGTCTACGAAGTGATTCGTGACATGCGCGATGGCAAGCTCACCATTGGTGTTCTTACTGCTGGAACGCTTTCCGCAGAAGACACCACTCTCCTGGATACCATCATGGATCGGATCAAAGCCTTCGATTCAAGCGGAGCCGTATGAACAGATGCGTCAAATGTGACGTCGGAGAGTTGAAAGAAAACCAACTCGAAACATGTCCTGTCGGTGGAATGCATGATTTCCGTCCACCGGAAGATTTGACATCGGTTCGGTTGAGTATGGCGGAGATCTACCGCGATGAAGGTAACACCAGGATGGAGACCCACTATCTCAGCTTGGTGCCAGAAGAGCTGAGACCAAATAAGGTCAAGATTCCGCAAAGTTTGGTTCACATCATCTCCATAGCAGCAGCCAACGAGGGCTTACGGGCTGAAGCACGCGGAGACACAATCACGTTCAGTCCAAGAAGGGATGACGACGAGGTCCGAATACAGGACTGTTACGTGCAGTACAACCCCTCCAGAAGGGTCCTGTACGTATTCCATAAGAACGGAACATGCGTGCTTCGTATCACCGGACTACAGGTCCCCAAAGAAAACCTCATCCCCCCAATGGATCGCACATGCCTCGCCGAGATTCAACTCGCAGGTCATGCCATCGCCAATATGGAATATATTAGAAGCGGCGGTCCGGACATGGCCATAGACGGTAAGGCAATAGTAAGATGACTCAGTGGCGCAATAATAAGCCACTTATTGAACTATGGAAGAAACCGTTTGCTTGGGATGGTGAATCCCTCCTCAACATTTGTAAGTGTGGAATGACCACACAGTGTTCGGATGGAATTTGCCACAACTGTCGAGGCGTTATGAACATAGAAGAGATTCGCAAGCTCAAACCCGGTGATTCGATGGAGTATGAAGAGTGCAATCAACGCTATCACTGCGAGTTTGTCTCGCTCAAGGAAGAAGGGAATTGGTTCGGCCTCAATATGCGCGTCGTCAAAGCCATTCGTTGGACGGAGGCATTTGGCGAGCTGAAACCAGGACTGGATATTAACGTGGGTGGCCGTCCAGATCACCCCGACAACTGGGGTTGGACAGTTAAACAAATATGAACATTCTTAAGCCGATCCGCCAGGATCTGAAATACCACTGTTTCGCCTATGACTGTCAAACCAAGTTCGGAATTCCCCATTTCTGGAATGTCATCACCAACTTGGCGTTCGTACTAGCTGGCATATATGGTCTGATGTTCAATGGCCAGTCAACCAGCTATTACGTGATCATGGTCGGAACCATCTTGGTTGGCTTCGGGTCAGGCTACTACCACTGGAATCCGAACAACCAAACGCTGGTGTGGGACCGCATCCCAATGACCATAGTGTTCATGGCGCTGGTCACATCCCTCATCAACGAATGGTGGCTCTGGCCGCTGGTCATTGCTGGCATCCTGAGCGTCGTATACTGGCACTATACTGACGATTTGCGACCATACGTGTTCGTTCAGTTCGGATCAGTGATGTTCCTGCTTGCTGTCGGCGGTAAACAACTCTGGCCTGTCGTTGCGATGTACGTTGTGGCCAAGTTCTTGGAGGCATTCGACCAATCCATTTCACCAATTGGTGGTCACCCATGGAAGCATGTGGCCGCTGCTATTGCCCTCTACTTCTATATCGGCTTGACAGTTCACGGCAGACTGTGGTAAGATTTTTAGTATGGCAAACCAAAGCGCACGTAAGAATTTGCTGGAAGCAGCCAGGGCTGTCGTAGCCAATGCCCGCAAACTGCAAAAGGCCAAAGTGGGCAGTCAGAGCACTAGCAGGATTTTGATGGAACTGAAACACGATCTCGAAGACGCGATGAACTCGCTGCGGGTCGTGGCCAACGAGGACTAGCATGGATGCCACTGTAGAAGAGTTGAAAGCGGCGCTGAAAGAATGTGCTGCCGCTATGCGCAAATCTGTTGAGGAAGGGTGCACTGACCACCTGGACTGTTGTGACGACGCTGGTCAGTTCTGGCATGACGCCGTAGCCAATGCGGAGCGCCTCAGCAAATGAACCTGCGAGTTTTCGTCAAACGTGATGGCAAAGCAGTCGTCTCACAAGGATGTGACTCGCCAGCCAGTGCTGCCAGCGCTGTCGCTTCGTTTCTGGTTGGATACCCACCTCCCAACTACATGATTGAGGTTGTCGAGGACCTTCCTCCTGCCACCAGAATTCAGCGCATCGCCAATTTGCGCTTTCCATCCACTGACTTGAACAGGGAGACCACTATTCTCGAGTGGATGAAGACTTTACTACTCACCTTGTTTCAAGAGGAAGAGGGGTTTTCCGGGAAGCGACCGCTTGGTAATAGCTCCTGGAAGGCTGATGCTGAAGCGGCGCTAATCCAGGCCGGACTACTCAACGGAAAGTTGGATTCTGAAGGCTACATCGAGGAGTGTGCCGATAGTATGCCAATTTTTGTAGAAGTCATCAGCGCACTCGAGACACCCAAGCCTTAAACATTGACATCGCACCGGAATTGAGCTACAATAGAGTTGGTGATCTGCATTAACTGCAGCAACGACTTTGTTGGAAGGCGCTGCCCTAATTGCGGTGCTCTCCCACCTGAACACGCCAAGAAGAATCCATCTCTTGGCGACATCCTTTACTCGCGTAAATTCGTCAGAAGGTTTTTCACCGACCAGAAGAAGATTCGACTGTCCGGTGACGACAAACCTTGGAATGAATGGTAACCATGGAAGCTATTTGTGTATTTCACTCTGAGACAGGGACTGAGGGTGGATTCTGGGCCGTCCAGGATCTTCAACATATCCACCCTCCAACCGATGGACACCCTTATGGCCGTTGGGATTACGAAGGTCTGCATATTCTCAAGGATGGTGACAAGCTAACCATCTATTCCAAGGACCGTGAGGTCATTTGGAATGGTGAGATTAAACTCACAGAGTATCCGGTCTTCACCGAAGAGGCCTGTGGCATGTGGATTCACTCCGACCAGCAAGGAGTGGACCGTGAAACATGGGCCAAATATTTCATGGAAGAGTCGCCGTGTTCGTACTTTCCTGGACCAGAGTCACCCAATGCTGAATGAAGACGTTCTACCTGCTGATTGGGAAGATACTCCCCACAATCGCGACTTATGGAAGCGATATGCTAGCGCCCGCAATATAGCTGAGGGAATTCACGCTAGTGAAAATCATCCCGGCAAGATGAAAGACTGTATAGAGTGCAAGAGCGGGTTTGCACTATTACTGGTAGGTTCACAATGCGCGTGAATTTCGGAATGATGATCGGCGACGAACAGTGCCGCGTCGGTTACAAAGAATACCCTGTGGATAATCCGTCAGAGGCTGCTCTGGCTATCGCAACCGACTACCTGGAATTCAAGAAGGTGATGGACTATCACGGACATCCAACATTTCTTGAACTCACCGAGAGAGTTGAAGGTTTGCCTGATCTAATAGATGCGCACCTCGATCCGGTATTGGAGACCGTGATGTACCAATATGAGGCAGGAGTAGTTGATCCCATAACCGGAGAGGTCCGTTGGACAGGAGAAACCATCAAGTCATCTTCAGAGGAAGAGGCGCTTGATGAGTTTACTAGGCAGGGATACTATCGGAATTTGCGTGTGAGGCAATCTAATATTCCTGACTCGACTCCAACTATGCTACAATGAGTTAGTATGAGTCTGCAACAATTTGACGACGACTGTCCTGGGTGCAAGCCAGCGGTGCTGGACCCAAAGACAAACGAAGTGTTGCCAGATGACCATCCAGTCATGGTGGCTATCTTTGCCGTGTGGGAGACCACTACCCCGGAAGAGCGTAAGGCATTTCATGACGTGTGCTGTCTTAATTCTCAGCAGCCACACGACATGGCACTGATGCAGGGTCTCGTCCTCCGTATCCAACTGGCGATTCACAAGGTGCCGGGAGAAGTCCAATGATGAAGAAGGTCGCACTGATCAAACTTTCAGTCTGCCCATGTGGGTTTACACTCCTGGCTGACTCCATTCCGCTTGGCACGGAGTACACCATTGACACCGAGACAATCGGCAACGAGTTCTCCTACCGTTGTGGTCGGTGTGGAACGATCCATCGTAACATGGCAAGCGTGCGAACCAGTCAGTCCCTGCACCCGGAACGACCAATGGCACCTCTGCCACTTGAGTTGTTCATGACCACGCCGTCTGGCGCTCTCGAAGTAATCCAGTGATCCCACTGCGCATCATCGATTTCGCGTGGACTCCATATGGATATTTGTTCACGCTCACCGAGGACGCCACCACCAACAAAGTTTGGTCCGTTTTGCTTGATGCGTATCAGGCGTTGTCGCTCCTTCAACAACCCGGCATTCGGGTAGATACGAGTACGAAGATATTCTCGGTTTGGTAGCCAGTCAGATACGGCTGGCACAGGCTGATGCCAGAGCCAACATGGATGACGCCGAGCTTCTTGGGTATCCCGCCTCCAAAAGATGAAAACAGGTGGTGTCTAATTAAAACTGGAGACCACCATGAAGTCATTCAAACAATTCACCACGGAGTCAGTCGAAGTCGTTTTCCTTGGTAAGGAGTCGCTGTCCGATTCTTCACGCGGTCCTAAACCAAGTGGCCGTTGGGGATGGGAATATCAGTTTACAGTCAATGGTAAGAAGTGTAATGTGCAAATGGGCGACTGGCTAGAGCATGAAAGCTCCGGTGAGATCGAAGCACAAATGCCGGATCTAGTTGACTTTGTTGGTCCTGACGCCGAAGAGGGTGTCGCGGTCAAAGTAATGAAGGACATCTTCGTTGATGGTAACGACGACATCCTTAAGCGCAAAGGCACCCGCAAGACCTTTAATGTCTAGCCATGAAATCATTCCGAGTATTCTCAGAAAGTACCGACGCCCATGTTGACTGCGTTCACTCCGCAGTAGAAAATGAGGCTTTGACATTCCGCGAGAATTTCGGATATGCGGCGCATGGTGAACAGTACGCCGCCGCATGGGAAAACGCCTCATCATACCTTCAAAACTGTCCTGGTCTGTCAGAAGACGAGTTTCGGCGGATCCTTGAAAGAGAATACCACTTCAAATACGACCCGAATGACTGGGTGTATATGGCATCCACTGGGAAGCGTAATGGTGTGGCGCAGTGGTACTGGAGCTATGTTTCAAGTAGTGAATATCTCCAGGCCAAAGCGCAGGGTGATATTGCGATTTGTTCAAGATGTGAAACTTGGTGGGCTGACGACAATGACAGCAGCGAGTGCTTTAAGTGCCGGGGTTGGAAAGAGGCGAAGAATCTCTCTAAACACAGGCCAATATTCTAATGCGCACATTCAGCCAGTTCATTACCGAAGCGCAAGGTGAGGTCCTCTACCACGTCACCCACACCAGCCTCGTTCCTAAGCTGCAGAAAGAAGGCCTTAAGACTGGGCAAAAAGCCAACTGGGTGAAAGCGGCGTCCGGTAGGAAGTATGGCAAGGGCGAGGTCCACGCGTTCGAAGACAACCACGACGCCATTCGTTGGGCGGCGCGTATGGACTGGGAAACAAACCGTCAAACTGGTTCAGGGAAGATATCCATACTCACCATCAATCGCGGCACTCATAAGTGGGTTGTTGATACCAATGATCCGCTTAGTCAGCTTGGTAGTCGTGGTAAGTGGTTGAAAACCAAAGAGAACGTCAATCCCGCCGATATCACTCATGTCGAACCGCTCACCGTCGACATGGTCAAGAAGTTGATCCAACAGTAAATACTAGTATGAAGTCGTTTAGCCAGTTCATCACCGAAGTCACTGCGCATGTCTATCATGGCGGTAATCTCTCCGCAGATAAGCCGCTGGTCACCTACTGGACGCAGGACCGCGAAATGGCTCTATCCTATGCGGAGATGTCTGCAGATAGATTCGGCGGTGACCACGGGATAATTGACAAGACCCTCACACTCGTACCTGCACCCTGGTCATTGATTCAAAAGGAAGCGCGTAAGGTCGGTATTGATCCAGAAGATTACACACCCGCAAGCGTATTCGACGCCGAGATACAAGGTGAAGAATCAGTACGCGATCTGGTCAAGGCACTTAAATCCCTCCATTATACCGGAGCCATTCTGCCCGATATTGCCTACGGCAAGCAGATTGAAGCTGACGCCTGGATTGAGTTCAACTAACTGTGCTATAATCCAATTATGGATTGTCCAACAGGTAAACGGTCGTACTCGAAGGGTAAGGCCGAGGCGCAACTCCGTTCACTCACCCGCAAGGATCCAAACTATGCCGGATGTGTCTATCCGTGCGTCACTTGCCAGGGTTGTCACGTCGGCAGACTCAAGAAGGGTGCACACCGTAACAAGTACAAGGTGGCCGCGCAATGACGCAAAGGTATATTGTTAGATCAGGCGACCACTACTTGGTTTGGGAGGGTGTCGGCAATCAGTACGCTCTTACACTTAACCTGTTCCATACGGTCTGCCGCCAGTCGTTTGATAAGCAAGCGGAGGCTCAGCGGTTTATTGACGTAGCCAAAGTTGCTGGCAGATCGTTCCTGTACAATAAGGAACTCGACAAGGTCGAATCGGTGAAACTTTGCGATATCCCGCTTGAAGTGGTCATGGCTCAGGTCGATATCCGGATATAGTTGCGGGTTTCACTTCACGTATGCTTTAATATACCTATGGATATTAAAGCCATCGCCAAAGAAATCGCTGCCGCGCTTAGCCGGGACAGTGTGATCCCTGATACGGACGGGTATCAGGAAGAGGCGGAGCGCATTGCGCTCGAGGTTCTGCAACGGCATGCCTAACCCGCTGATGCTCGTGGGCGCGTTCGTGTTCTTCATCCTGCTCGATGACCGCGTGGTGCTCGCCTTGAAGTACCTGCTGAAGGACTGGCGCAATAAACTAACCAATTCGGGCTGCTGTTAAAACGATATCTTGCAGGTTCACTTCACCCTGTGATAAAATCCTAGTATGGTATTCAATACCGAGGACGAAATCCGCGCTTACTACCAGGGTCGCATGGACGAAGCCGACCGTTGGGCGTACTGGCAGGGCGGCGCAAAGTGGTGTGGCACCTCTGATCGCCGTGCCTTGCAGGACATCCTCGCCGAGCTTACGCTGCAGATGGCGCAGTGCCTGGAGCAGTTCCGGAGGCAACACGCATGACAGGCCAGGAACTGTACGAGTGGCTCCAGGCGATCCCGGAAGAGGACCGACGCCGCGCACGCTGCACGCTCGAAGTAGCTGCCGAACACGAGGATCTGGTCACGGCCAAGATCTACACGGAGGGTGATGGTAAGCGCATTTACCTAATCAACAAGTGAGCCGCCGCCATTTGAATTAAGATTAGTAGGCTGTTAAAAGATATGCCGCTCGACAGGCCATCTGCGACACGCGAGGAATCCATCTCGGATCTACACACCGTCGTATATCTGCTGCAGGGCATAGCCGACCAAATCGAACTCGAAGCCTCCCCATTACCCGCCGATCCGCACAAATCCGACGACTCCTACTACCGCGTCTGGTCTGCAGTGACCGACGCACGTGCCGCACTGTCCAGTACCGCACGCAGAATACTCGAACTACCCGAGCGTCCGCGCTTGAAGCTGGTCAAGCGCGAAAAACCCCAACAACGTAGTGGGGTAAATTGGGGCATTTGATATCGCATTTTCCGAAGGGTATGGTATGTCGCGTGATGAACTGATCGCACAACTTCAACAGCTTCCCGAAGGGGAAGTACAGGTGATCGTCAAGGTGTGGTCGCCGCTTGGCGCTGAGTACGACAGGCGTCCAGGAACCATATGGGTCGGAAGCAACGCCGTGGTGGTGACGCCGAAATGATCAAAGTACTGATACTCGCTCTGCTGTTCATCCTAATATTGAGCGGAAAGGGCGAAGCTCCGCCAAGCACATGACCATAACCGTCGAGCAGATGTGGTTGATGGCACGAATCTGCCAAAGCCTGATCATTCCGAAGGCATCGATCCGGCACGCGGATAAAATAGTGATTAGTCGACTGCTCGTAAAAAGGCTAGTTGAGCTGAGGCGTTGGCACGACGGCGATCAGTATGGCCTTACACAAACCGGGTGGGCAGTGGCCGAGCGACACCGGATGGAAGAATGGCCAATCAAAGGAACATACCGTGACACCACATGAGGTTTTGACCACGCTTTTGGGCGATCTGAGCGCACCGGACTTGGAGAATATGCTTGGTCGGGCGCGGGCCTTGAATGCCTCTCTTGAGGCGATCATGCGCAACCGCAACTTCAACGAAGTGACCACGGAGGAGCACGTGGTCAACAGTATGGAGATGGTCGCACGCGTGGGTGTGGCGATCAACGACGTCAAGAAGAAGCGCGAGCACCCCTATGGCTGAGACACTGGCCGAGGCGCTTAAGGCGGAAGAGGCACAACTGTCTTTGAAGGTGTTGGGGTTGTCGATCCGTGGGCGAACTCTGACATTTGAGGAGGCGCAAGCGGTGTGTAAACGGGCGGAAGAAATTGCCAAGCAAAGCCAAACAGATTGAACGTTATCAACGCCAAATAGCGACCGACAAGCGCAGCACCCGGCGCACCGCCAAACGTCGTTTAGCTTATTTTGCCCGCTACAAGCGGATGACGATTGCGGAGTGTAAGAAGTATCTGCTGCGGATCGGATGGAACTGGCGGGAGTTCTGAAAAAATCCCCACGACATAGTGGGGTAAATTGGGGCATTTGTAGATCGATTTTCCTTGAGGGTATATCTCGCGCACGACCCCGCAGAGCAATAGAGACCTCCGACACCCGACAGAACACCCGACACCCGACAGAACACCCGACACCTGACAGAACAGTAGAGACCTCCGACCAAGGGCCAAACTAGTTTGTTTACGATCCACAAGTTTGGGGGTTTTGGGGTGGGTTTCGGAAATACCCCCTATGGCCCACCGGGACCCTTCCGGGACCCTTACGTAAACCGACCCCGCCGTCTACTTCGCGTCACCCCGTGTACTTCACTGGGTCCATCATGTTCCCTGCATCCCATGCGATCACTTCATCTATCCCATCGAGTCTGTCTATCACGGCATGCAGAGTTGACAGTGCGGCATCTGCATCAACATCCCTCGACTCACTTTCATCCTTCTGCGCGGCATGTAGATGTTGCAATGCCTTGGCTAGTTCCTTATCCATCGTGGTTACCAAGGTCGGTTCATTGTCGTCCGGATCCTTGTAGATAAGCATTTCCCTTTGGTTCTTTGGTATTGTGCCTACCGCTTTCTCAACCCGGCTATGCAAATCCCATAACATCTTGAGCATCTGTTCATAATGCGCCTGATTGTAAGTTCCCATTCGGGACGGGTGAAACATGATCTTATCATGCAGGGAGTAAAGTGGTTTGGTATCCGCTTCGATAAGATACTGTTTGAATGTCATACTTGTATAAAGCGACCTAACCCACTTGACAGATTGGGGTCTCATGTGGTACAATGGGTTTGTTCGGATGGGGCTGGTAGGGCGAGCTTAAAGCCAAGGCCAGTCGCCATGAGACACCCGGTGAACGACGGTCGCGAAAGGCGTGCGGCACCGGGATTGATGGTCTAGTTTAATTTCTGGAAAAACGCAGTAGTGTGAACGTCGGGTTCGGCGTGCAAGGACTCGGCGGCTATTGCATCCTGGGTTCAAGACCAGGGACCATCAACGTGGGAGAGTGTAGGCCAGTTACCGATGGCTACGAGCCGCCGTATGGCTCTGCCCTGGCGCAATGGGTCGGGCGGTAGGCGGCATCGGGACAATCGACGGGTCGTACTCAGCGCGGGCGCGGATTGCACATCTCGGCTACCCGCCACTTCGATACCGTCCACTCTCCAAACGCAACGCTGCGGCAGGGCGGTGACCCAAGGTCGCTCCGGTGAAAGTCCGGCGAATCAACGGCACTCGTCACGGTAGAACGTGCACTCCTGCCGCAGCAACACATAGCACAACGGCAGAACCATTACTCGACGGCACCAGAGCATGGGAGGCTCGCAATGACTCCACCGGGCTAGAAAACCAACCCAAATTAGACAGAAAAATCGCGCCGGAAAGGACACCCCTGGAGATCAACCTCCGGGGGTGATCCGTTTAGGATAATTCCAGGTTTACCCGAACCTGTGGTAAACTGGTTCATATATGGATATCGATTTCATAGCAGAAGACACCGACGCCGGGTCGGTTTCCATTACGGCAGTTTCATCCAAGGCCTACGAGAAGTATCCCATGGGCTTCCGGCTGCTGACCCCTCAACAAGCGCAAAAAGAAGCGTCCGATCTACGCGGCAGCGGCTTTACCATCCTGGATCGGACGAGCGCAACGTTGGGCGCAACGTGCGCGACGGGACCCTACAAACAAGTCCTATGCCATCGTCCTACTCTGCTCATGGACGAACCGTTTGGGGAGATGCAACCCGAACCAGTCCGGAATATCTACATCGAGGTCAAATGAACTGGAAATACTGGCATTCTCATTTCGGGTGTACTCACCCACCGCTCTGCATTCGCTGCACGTGGTGCGGCTACCGGGCCAACCCGTTGAAGTACTACCCGATTGCCATCCTGCAGATACTCGCGTTCAAGTGCCTGGACCTCCTGGCCTGGATGGAGAAATGGGACCAGCGATTCGCCTCCAACCAGCGGTAGATCTACTTCGCCCGCTCGCCCGCGATAGAAGTTGGCGAACGCGTCAACCAAACTTCGCGCATCGAATGGTCGAGCAGATCTCTGCCGGGACAATACCAAATCTCTCCGCGCAACAGTGCATAATCAGCATCATCCAGGCTGAGTACGGTTTGGAGAAGGCGCAGGAGATTCAAGCTCTGTTCGACACGCTAAACCATACTTGACACGGCAGGTTCACGTATGGTTTAATGGTTGTAATGCAACCCTTCCAATCAATCGCCGAACTCACGCGCTGGTTCGCCGCGCTGCCCGTGCAGAGTGAAATGAGCGTTCTGCTCGACTTCCGGGATATCGGCATCGGTCTGCAGCGGCGGGAGATTCAGAACCGCAATGGCAACTGGGTGATCGGGTTCGGTTCACTGGGCGTGCTGATCTAGCGGCACGGTCAGGTCACGTTCAGTTGCCCCCTGCTAGAGGACAGAATAGAGTAGATCTGTCTCTCTAGCAGGGGCGCTCCCTTTATGATCTCTACGGAGTTTCTAAGGGGTTATATCAGCCTTCTACCGAACAAATCCTGTATTTCTACTCTTTGTAAACCGAACTCGTCTCCCCGCTCACAGACGCAGTTTACATCTCCTTTTCCGGTGTTGACTCCATCGCTATCTTCAAAATCCCCGTCAAAGGATGAGCGGTATCCCCACGTACTTCCACTCGTGCCCCACCGAATAGCCGTCTAAACAGATCCTGGCTGTACGGATCGGCAGAGCAGATCGCCTTTGCATCCAACTCCGGGAAAGGTTTGCGCACCAGTGGCAGCAAAATGGGCGTATCTTTATCGTCTTTCACTCAGTATCTGCTCGACTTCCGCCAATTTCACCGCCGCTTCCAACCCCTCCAGGTTCGTCCCCTCTACCTTGATATTCCTGTCTACCCACACCGTGTAGGTCCCTTGTTGGATGATAACGGAGGTGTTTGCCCTATCCCACTGCTCTGCGCTGCTGTTCTGGTTGATTTTGAACCCCGCCTGGATTAGTACATCGCGCCACTCCATCGTTTCCTCGAAGTGGTCTAGGCCCTTGGTCACCACCTTGCCGTCCACCCAGATGGTATAGGTGAAGAAGTCCTTCGGCTTGGAGATGACCACGGCGACGTTGTCCTTCTCCCACTGCTCGTTCGGCCATGCACTCTTCTCATGCACGACATGGTAGCCCCTCGCGATGAGCACCTCACGCCAGTTTTTCAGCCCGCTATCCTTCCAGTTTAATGTCTCGACCAAGGTGCCCAGGCGGTACTTCCACTCGACTTGAGCGGACTCCTTGCGCCACTTGTAGTCAAGCATCAGCGCCGTCCGACAGTCATCCGGCGTGCGGTAAGATTCCTGACTTCCATCTGGGTAGGTAATGCATGCCCCATCCCCACTGCTGCACTCTATGAAATATCGGACGCGTGCCACTGGTTCGACAATCACGCGTGCCGAATCGGGGTGGAAGGCTGGATCGGCTTCTAACACCCTAAGTGGGCGCGGACCTTCCGGGAATTCGAGAAACAGCTCGCCAATTTTGGGAATTCTATAGTCCCCGGTTGGCCTGACCTCAACGCCTTCCCACGTTAGCATGCCAAGATCCTTTCATGCCGCGCAGAGCGCGTGCAAGCAGCGTCAAATTTCCGTCTAATTACCCAGGATCGATGTACGAGCGCGTTGAAGTCAGATCTGCGCCGTTCGATTGGGCGAAGCCATATTGAAAGCGTAAACGTGAGTTGATTACTCCGGATTTTGCGGATCATTTTAAAGCATCCTAATCCTTAATCTTCGGTGCGGCCTTCTTGGGCTTACCCAGTGCCTCCGTCTTGACCGCGCAGTTCACCTTCAGTGTGGGCAGGAAGAAATGCGTCTCGCCCGCTTCGACCTTGACGTCACCCGTCGACCACTCCATGATGTCCTTGAGACGGATTGAGCGGCGTTTGGCGACGTAGCGCAGTTCATTCAGTACGGCGGTTTCAAGCGTGCGCATGCTCATTGGTTTTCTCCAGTTCCGCGATTCTCCCCTTCAGGGCGGCTATGCACCCGCGCAGCAGTCCACCTGTGACCGAATCACCATCGGAATGAAACGCGGTGTCCTTGTAGATCCGCCCAACCATCTGGCCGTTGAGCATGATCCTGCCCTCGCTGCCGTTGCATACCGTGCAGCCACAGCGTTCGACTTCACCCTCGATCTCCATCTGACAGTTCACGCAGATCATGCCGATGCCTTTCCTGTCCCACGTAGGTATTGGGTCACCTTGAACGGGAATCGTTTGAATATTTCCGGGTATGCTTGGACTGCCATGGCCAGGAGTTCTTCGAAAGTGTAGTCACCCTGCGCCAGGAAGCAGCTATTGGATTTGAAGCGGGTGTCAACCGTGCGGTCCCAGAATGCCAGGGCTGTCCAGCCGTCCTTCTTGTGCAACAAAGCCCGACCCTGCGTCTCCTGCTGGTCGGGTGGACAGAGCGTCGAGTCGATGAGGTGCTTCCACGGCTGGACTTCAACTCGACGCGTCTGTCCATTCTCGTAGAGGTAGTGACCTATCCCGCGTAGACACCCGAAATAGAAGATCGACGGGGTGTTGAAGGCACCACGTTCAGCGTAGTGCTGCGCTACTTCAATGAATGGCTCCGGTACGCCAAGCCGACGTAGTTCTTCCGGGTCGCACACGCGTTTCATATTAGTTCACCGCGTGGCTGACCTGACCGATGATTGAGACGCCAGAGATGAGTTCACTCACTGACCCACCTCGCTTTCGGCTTGGGGTGGGCCAATTCGTACTCGGTGCGGAAGGCTATTGCGGTTTCCGGGTCGCAGTTGAGGATGGCGGAGTACCTGCCAGATCCCTCGTTCAACCCGGTGCCACCCTCGGCCAGACGTTGGCGAACCTGGGCGAGAGCATACATCAACTGTGTTTGATCTTCACCTTCGATGGTGATGGTAAACTTCAGCATAACCCAATTCTACCACAGAACTGGGTGAATTTGCAACTATCCTATTTGCCGAACCCGACCTTGAAACCCTTGTTGAACGCCTCGACAAACGGCTTATTGGTGGATGCGGCTAGCAGCGCGGCGGTGAGCAGCGGAGTGGTGTCTTCCAATTCGCTGGCTAGTTCACTACCCATTTCATGCTGCTCGATATATCCCAGGAATGTTTCCTTCTCATCGAGTGGAATGTCATATTCCTTGCACATCTTACCGAATAGTTGACCTTCCTTTTCGAAGATCTGAAGAGCTTTTGTTTGATTCATGCTTGGCATCTTAATCCCTTTTGAGGTTGAGGAATGATAGGTCGACAACCTCGTGATCTAAAATCTGAACATCCGTAATTTGCAGATCTTCGGATGGGTATAAACTAACTGTTTCTTTGAACCGTCCTTGCTTCATCCAACCCTTGCCGGGTGCGGTACGGTGCAAGTAGGTGAGATATCTATATCCTTCTTCGCGGGCTTGAGCGATTTCCCGTTTCAGCACTGTGTTGAACGTTCGTCCACGAACGGCCTGTTTGATAATCTCATCAATGTCTTTAATCTTTCCTGGTTTGGCCTTAACGGTAAGTATTCGTGGCTCTCCTGGTCTGCCGTACTGAACTCGCGTCCATGGCATTATTGCGTCTTTGTTAGAAGCCAAAAATATAACGTCGCCTTGGAATTTTGAGAACGCATGTTTAGCGCCGTGATAAAAGACCCACTGATCTTTAATTTCGGCCATCAACTGCTGATAAGTACGCACATCTTTATTTAGGGTGATGTTTCAAACAGGCCAGACAGTCCACTTCCGCCCAGTCAAATGTGGTGAGCAGTGGCGAGTCAGTGCACATCTTCCAGGCGCGACAGGCACGACCTGCTGGACACAGCGTCCTGAGTTGGTTGTGACCATTCCACCAACCCATGTGGCGCTTACGTGTAGTTGCGGCCTTCGTCGACTTTGCATTGGCAGATGACACAATGATCCTCCCATGCGTGTCCACCAGCAATTAACCGGGTCTCCCAGTGTCTCCAGGAGTGAACCAGCACACACCACCATCCAGGCTTCCGGCTAACAGAATGGAAGGTTGTAGCACACGTCTTCATATATGCCCTTCAATGAAATCGGCCTCTTGTGCCACAGCGCTTCGATGGTGGAAACCAATGAAAAGTAAATCACCATCAGGATGACCAAAACACAAGTAAGATAAGTCCAGCCATGGCTAGGACTAATATCGTCAGCGCCGTCGCCAGTGCCAGATTCCACGAGCACTGCATTAGAAAAATTACTTTATCAATGTGCGACATTAACACGTTTCCACTTCCTACCGACGCGAATGGTGGATTTACCGACGAGTTTTGGTACACCGGATATGCGGCAATCGTCTATCTCAACCGCACCAGCCTTGATAAGACGTTGGGCTTCGGTATTTGACGACGCCATGCCAGCCGCGACCATTACACGATCAAGACGGTCCTCCTGGACGGAGACCTCCTCAATGTCCGTTGGCTTTTCACCACGCGTGAATTGCTTCTCCCATTCTTCCTGTGCGATGTCCGCTGATTGACGGTCATGGAGCCATTCGACAATCCTCCATGCCAGTTCGAGCTTACATATCCTTCTATCCAGGTCTGGGCTAGCCGGATTGATGAATACCTCCGGGAACAGTGTCCCCCACCAACGAAACATCAGCGCGTCGGAAATGCTCATTACCTTGCTGAACATCTCGAACGGTGCTTCATTCAGCGCGATGTGGTTGCCAAGCGACTTGGACATCTTCTGGACGCCGTCAAGCCCCTCGAGCAACGGGACTGTGGCAATAACCTGAGGCTTGGCTTTGCGTAGGCGCATGTACTCACGCCCGATCATCAGGTTGAATAGCTGGTCGGTGCCGCCAAGCTCGATGTCCACGCTCTCAATATGCGAGTCGTAGGCTTGCAGAAGTGGGTATACCAGTTCATGCAGGTGGATTGGGGATTGGTCTGCGAACCGCTTCTTGAAATCGTCGCGTGCCATGATCTGCTGGAGCGTAAAGCTCGACAATAGACGAATCACGTCCGCGAAGGAAAACTTATCGAACCATTTGTTGTTCTCATGGACGCAGGTCTTGTCCTTATCCAGGATCTTGTAGACCTGATCCAGGTACGTAAGGGCATTCCGGCTGATGATGACCTCGTCTAAAGCGGGACGTAGGGAGTTGCGGCCAGTCGGATCACCGATTGCTGCAGTGGCAGTGCCGACGATCATCATCACGGTGTGACCGTGGTCCTGGAACGTACGAAGGGTTTTGAGCAGGACGGCGTGGCCGAGATGGAGGTCTGGTGCAGTTGGATCGAACCCGGCTTTCACACGCAGTGGCTTTCCACTCGCGATCAACGCGTCGAATTCTTTCTCATCCACAACCTGTACGAATCTGTCACGCAGCTCCATGCCATTCACGGTCCCTTCTTAGGCGACGTGCTCTCTCTTCATCATCTTCTTCACGACGGGCGAACTCGGAGATGGGATGATATGGAATACCAGTCCCATATAGTTCCCGACATATCTCCCTTTCGATGTCTTCTGCGGTGCGATTGTACGGCATGGCTAATACCTTCTGTGCGGCACTGACTGTTCCTTGCGTTTCAGGAAGTACTTCTCGATGAACCTGATCTGATCGGGAGTGAACCCGGCGATGCCAGCTTCTCTGAGCCACTCTTCGCGTTCCAGTTTGTGCTTTTCACGAAATTCTTCAAGCACCTTATCTCTTCCGAGAGTCTTGCTTCTGACAGCCATTCATAATCTCCCAATACAAATCAATCTTGGTTTGCCATCTGTTGACGGTCTATCCGATAGATGGCTCTGGCGATGTGTCCACACCAAATTCTGAAAGCTTTCCGCACCACGGACAGGTCCACTGATGCCTGTTTTCTGGAGCGTCTGCTATCGTCCACCACTTCCGGCAATGTGGGCAACGGAAGTGATATAAATGCTCCAGCGAGCGCAGTCCGCGTTGGTTCATATTGATACGTAGTCATGACCTACCACGGACCACAGCAGTAATCTTCATTAATTTAGCCAGCGCGTCGGCAGCTTCCTGATCCATACCTTCTTCAATATAGGCCTTGGCTAAATCGCGGTACGCCTCACGCAGACCACTAATGGCGGTGACCAGCGCTTCGCGGCACTTAACTATGCTAGTTGGCGGCGTTGGCACCCCGCGTTTCATTGTTCTTCCCCGATGAACTCTTGAACCCGTTCGTCGGACGGCACAACCCAATTGGTAATTCGGCCAGTCTTGACGTCGATGTCGAGGGTGATGGAGCAACGTCGGGGCGTAGCCGCTACGCTGAAGCAGAATACTTCCGTCGTCACCAAACAGAGTGGTAGAGCAGAGGTCACTGCACTTGGCATCAATCCTCAGGATCATACCATCATTCTACCACAAGGTGAATGAAACGGTCAAGATTCAACGTTTGGCTACGAGCCAGTTGGTGTGGTTGCCTATCCGCTCAAACAACCCGGTGCTAAGGTAGTAGTTGACCAATTTATCTTGATTACCACGAGTGGAGTAGGCAAATAATACGAGAGTGAGACCAAGCTTCTTTGACTCCGCTACGGCCTTGCGGAGGACCTCTAGGCCAGCGCCCTTCTCACCACCATTGGTGAGACGATCAAGGAAAGCGATGTCATCAATGTCGCATTCAAGATCATCGGCGAGTTCGTCGGCGTAGTCGTAGTAGAAATCGTTGTCAGCCCATTCCTCTGGCTCAAGAAGTTCCGCCGATGCTGCGCCTGATTTGATTTCCATTATTCTTTCGGGAACCCGTAATTCAACTTAACCGGACGACCATGCATTTGGTCATCGACGAACTTTTTGAGGGTCTCCATACCAATGTCAAGATGTTCTTGATCTGCGGACTGTGACCACTGTCTGAAGTTAGGGATTCCATTATTGTCGCAATCTTCTTGTGCAGACCACCAACTCCAGTTCTCTTCATCTCCATAATCCTCAATACCAATCACACCTGGGAACTTCGGATGTTTTGCCCAGTAATATGACTTCTTATGAGCGAGTTCGAAACCCTGACCGAGAAGCCATGTAATGGCTTCTTTACAGAACGCTCCTGTGTGTTGTGTCCATCTCGGACGGTTCTTTGTCCAGACAGAAGATGCTTCCTTGAGGAATTGATTAAATGGCTTCATTTCAGTTTGCCTTGTAGAATTGAATACCGAATGCGTCTTCACCCAGTTCGTCGTACTCGTCGCTGATCTTGAAGCCCTTGGGAAGTTTGATCTCTATATCCTGCGGCTTGGCCAGAAGGAGTGCGACGGTCTTGGCTCCCTTATCCAGGAGATACTCCTTGAACTCTTCGCCGTATGTCAGATCACAGCTATCAGAGAAGTCCGACTTACCCGGTTCCGGTAGCGCGGTGCCAAACGTGATAACGTCAATTGGGCCGAACATGAAGTCCTCTTCAAGCAGTCCATTACCACGCAGCATCTCGATGTACTCTTTGTCGTCATCACCACCAGCAAAGGTTCTCAAATACATCTCGTCTGCTTGCTTGCGGTCCTTGGCAAGAATGAGTGTTGCTCCACCACGGCTATCGTAGTGACCATAAAGCCACGCGCCGGAAATATGTGTGACTTCCCCCTCCAGCTTAGGAGTGGTGTTAGTACCTTCGCCGAGCAGTAGTTTACCCGCCTCGGTGATTAGTCCTTTGGTGATTGACATTCGTCTGGCTCCTGACTAGTATTTAGGGGTTGGACGTCCGTAACCTTGAGGGCTGGTAAAGCGTGGCGAAGCACCATACGAACGTCATCGGCGGTAGCATTTTCTGGACTCCGTATGTTGGCTGTAATCACCCAGACCTTAGGGAATTTGTCCATACAATCATTATATCACATCAGGCCCAAACCACGCTACTATTCTTGATGAAATAATGAGTTCCACATGGATTGAGTAGTGATGGGCTTAGGCTAACCAGACCGTTCTCTCTGGTCATCGTCCATCCATCAGACCCAAGTGGCGTCACTGCTTTAATCCCACACTTACAAGGGCACACATGAATGGCTAATTGGAATCTTTCCGAGATGTACATAACATTGTCGGCCAGTTTATCCGGCATGAACTCTACGTCTTCTATCGTCATCTTGCCGCCAATGGGCCTCCTTTTCAATAACTAATTAATTCGTAGGCTTATGGCTCTTTCATTCAATTTTGCTCCATACTTTGACGACTTTGATCCGGCCAAGCATTTCTATCGGGTAATCTTCCGGCCAGCCCAGGGTGTCCAGGTCCGTGAGCTTAACCAAATGCAGTCTATCCTGCAGGAGCAGGTGTCTAGATTCGGCGCTTACTTCTTCAAGCATGGCGCAATGGTTATCCCAGGACAGGTTGGGTTTGATGCGAAGTTGGCCTATGTCCGTCTCAAGAGCATATCACGGCCATTCGATCCACTCATTATTGGTAAACAGGTATTCGGATTGTCAAGTGGTCTGGTTGCAGAAATTCGTGCGTACACTCCAGCAACAGTGAACGATCCTGATACGATCTATGTCAAGTATCTCAACTCCAACGTAGCTGGAGATCTTACCTTCCAGGTTGGTGAGCAGCTTCTGTTAATCGATGCCGATACCAGTATCGCCAAAGCCGAAGCCGCCGCAGCGGAACTCGCTGCCGCCACTGTGCAGCTTAGCACTGGAGTTGGGTCAGTCAGTACTCTTGATCCAATCTGGCACGTAACTAGCCCGTTGGGTGGTGGCTCTCATGCCGCTACGATTATTGACTGGAATCCATACTGGCGCGTACCTAGCGAAGGATATAACTGGATCTCGGCGAGCGGTGCTACTCAGAGTATGCCGCTTGGTGATTACACCTACAACACCGGGTTCAGCATTGATAACGGTTCGACCAGCGCAATATTCGAATACACCATCGCAGCGGATGATCTCGTTAAGTCGTTCACACTTACTGGTCCTGGTGGATACGTTGCGACGAAGGACTACTCTGCTCTAAACCTGCGTGGTGGTCTAGCCGACATGATCGACAACTTACCGGGTGACGGTAGTTATGGACTGACCATCGTTGTCGAAAATCAAGCGAGCGCATACAGTGGTCTTCAACTAAGCACTGGTCAGGGAGCAGTTGGTAGTCTAGACACTCTCTGGCAGGTGAAGGCACCAAACAGAGCAAGACGTGGTGCTGCCCTGATTATCGATCCAATGGCTCACTGGTTCACTCCACCATCTGGTGCGAAGTGGATTGGTAGCGTGGCTGACCAGGATGTTGTCGGTGTCTATGAGTATTCCGCACAGTTCAATGTCGACACTGGAACCAACTCCAGCACGTTCACCTACTCAATAGGCGCTGATAATCGTGTGAAACAGTTGGTATTGACTGGCCCACAGGGTTTCAAGTCAACCAAGACTTATTCCGGCCAGCACTTCGGCGATGGGAACCATGGCACGTGGGGTGAGATGGTTGAGGACTCCATCAAGGGTATGCCTGATGGCGACTACACCCTGACCGTACAAGTTGAAAATACTGAGACAGTAGTCACCGATCAAACGCCAGTCGATGCCAGCACCGGGACTGGTAGCTGGACCGTATTGACTCCTGGCTCCGGGACATTCGTTGCAGCCAACGTTATTACCAAGGATCCACTCTGGATCGACGTGGCTGGTGCTGAATGGGTCGGTGCAAGTTCCAATGCAGTCACACAGGGTATCTACACGTTCAAGCGCGACGTCACAATCAACGCCAGCGCCAATAATGGTGTGTTCAATTACACCATCGCTGCTGATAATAGCATTAGAAAGATCACCCTAACTGGTCCTGACGGGTATATCGCCACACGCGACTACACAGAGCAGGATAGATATAGCGAAGCCATTACAGACAGTTTCTATGAGCTACCGGGTGATGGTACCTACACAATCACGGTGGATGTAAAGAATCTGCCTGTACCAACTCGCATCCAGACTGAGTCAACAGTAATGTTGAACACCGGGTTTGGTGTGATCGGATCGAATGATAACCGCTGGACTGTAAAGGTTCCTGGTAGTGGATCATTCGTGCCAGCACACGTGATTGCTCGTGACGCTAGCTGGATGGTTGAGGGAGTGAACCAGCACTGGATCTCCGCTGGTACATCCAGTGCTGATGCTGTTCCGGCTGGAACGTACACGTTCAAGACCGAGTTCGAATTTGCATCCGGATCAGACTCCGGAGTCCTGAACTTCACTGTCGCGGCCAACGATGCTATCCGGACAGTAAAGCTGGAAGGTCCAAGCAGCTACTCCAGCACCAAGACATATTCAGATCTAAGCAACTACCATAATGGGGAGACCATCGCTGACATATTCGATGATCTTCCTGGAGATGGCAGCTATACTCTCACCATCACGGTAGAGAATAATGCTGGACCAGCGGTCCGTGTCAACCTTCCGACCATATCATTGAACAGTGGCTCTGGAATAGTTGGTTCTACTGACACTAAATGGACAGTGAAGCGTCCATTTAGTGGAACGTGGGACCCGGTATATGCAGTCGGTGGTGGTGCTGGTTGGTTCTCTGCCCCTGCCGGATCGCACTGGGTGTCACCGGATCATGATAACAACGCTCTTGCGAAAGGTGTATATGAGTACGCCACTACATTCAATATTACTGGTGGGGCAGACTTAGCCACACTCACACTCGACATTGGTGCTGATAATATCCTGAAGGATCTTGTACTAACTGGTCCTGGTGGATATTCAGTTACGCGCACATACGGAACAGACGACCGCACTGTTGCACCACTTCATGAGTCTATAACCAACCTTCCTGGAGATGGTACTTACTGGCTGAAGATTAAAGTAGAGAACTATCCGGTTCCACAAAGAGTCCAGACTGAAAGTGCCCAATCCATTGTGACCGGACAGGGTGGTGGAACACCTGGGACAGCTGACCGTCGGTGGACTGTTTTGAATCCAGATGCACCATCAGCGATACCAGCACCATTGGCCTCTCACCCGAACTGGTTTGCTCCAGATGCTGGTACATCCTGGATCGGATATACGGCTGGCGCAAACGCGGCACTACCACTCGATGTCGTCATCCTTTGCGATACCACTGGTAGCATGGGAGCCACCATACAACAGATTAAAACAAACATCGACTCTATCGTCGATGATGTGTTTAATCAGAGTGATAACGCTAAAATCGCTATCGCACAATATAGAGACTGGGGCGACTCGTTTGTTTATGCTGTGCCGACCCCTCTATCAGACAATAAGACTGTTATTCACGCGGCGGTCCAGGGGCTTGTTGGTGGAGAAGGTGCTGATACACCAGAATCTAACCTATACGCACTTAAGCAAGTAGCTGACACTATGAACTGGCGTGCTGGATCGATGCGCCTTATATTCTGGTTCGGTGACTCTAGCGGCCACAGTCCGTCGCCTGACGCGTCTCAGGCATATGTCCCTGGTACATCTGGCGTCACACCAGTCACGCTAGACGCTGCTGCTAACGCCCTAACCGCCAAAGGCATTAAGGTCTATGCCACGAACGTAAATGGGTTAAATGGTGGTGGTGATGGCCTTAACGCAACAGGGCAGGCCCAATTCTTTGCTACCGCCACTGGCGGCGCTTACTTCAACGCTTTAAGCGGAAGTGAAATCGCCAGTATAATCACCGACACCATTGCTGGATTGGTCCAAAATGGTGGAGCACCTGCTGGTGACTATACATTCTCTACCACGTTCTCAATCCGGACTGGTTCCGATTCTGCATCCTTTGTTTATAGCCTGGGATCAGACAACTCCTGTCTATCGGTGACAGTAACTGGCCCTAGTGGGTTCCACGCGTCTAGATCACACCTTGGTGATCACTTCTTGGAAGCCCAACGCAATGACGTTCGCAATCAGACCTTTACTGGTCTGCCTGGAGATGGTGATTACACAATCACTGTCGTAGTCAACAACGCCTATGTGCCAACCGGAAACGCTGTCGGCCTATGGTTCAGCGCGGTTGTTACTCCTGCGATTGTGAGTGACAATATATCAACACAGACCGGGCTATTGGTAGCCAACGCCACAGTATCACCGAGCAAGTGGAACTATGACATCCCATCGTCCATAGGACTTCTGGTCAGCGCCAGCGCAGTACCAAGTATCCTTGATCCGAACCATCCAACGTCAAGTGGTCTAGCAATGTCGGCGGTCTTTGTGCCACGCGTCATTGACCCACCACCAGGATCTGGATTCATGCTGAAGGGATCGGTAGCTCCTGGTACTCCAACCGGACTCCTGTTGGATAATGCGAGAGTCATTCCAAATGTCGCATCGACGTGGACCGTTGATATCAACGACCCACTTGGGTTGACAGTATCTGCTGGTATCGAACAGGGAGTGTACTTCTATAATGGGTTGTTCGTGAGCGTCGACAAGCAGTTACTGCTGCTCAACAAATACAACAATCTGTTCACTGGTACGGTCGGTCTCAAAGTAGTTGAGAGTATCATTACCGAAGATGATGACATCAGCTTGCTTGAGCCAGAGCAAACATCACCGAACTATACCGCTCCTGGAGCACACCGCTACAAGGTGGAGATGTTCCTTGAAGCCCGTGACTACGACAACCCAGTAACGTCAGATTTCATTGAGTTGTTGAAGCTGACCGATTCTGCTGTAGTCACCCAGGTGACCAAGACAGATTATGATATCATTCATCAGACTCTGGCCCGTAGGACCAAGGACCAGTGGGGCGACTACGCCAAGACACAATTCGGCATAGATGTTCGTGAACATCTTGACACCTCATGGGTGGCTGCTGGTACTGCGCAAGCAGGTGCCTCGGAGACATTTACTCCACCAGTTCCGGCAAACATCACCCTAGCCTTCTTGTCCTCCAATGTGGATAACTTCTACCAAGGATTTACCATCCACTTGAAGACTGGAGTGGGCGGCGGTCAGACAAGAACGATCACATCCTACAACGGCGCTAGCAAGATTGCCTACGTCGACAAGAACTGGGATGTATACAAGACACCGGACAACACCACAGAATACACCATCAACGACCCAAGCAAATCCAACCGTGGAATATTCTCTCCAGCGGATGGTGGGTCCGAATCTAAACTGGCAGTCGGTATCGAAGCTGGTAAAGCATATGTGAATGGTTATGAGGTTAATAATCAACACACAACCTACATCCCTATCGATAAAGCCAGATCTACAGAGACCCATGAAGGATCAACGTTCGCCGAGTACGGTTCTTATCTATTCGTGAAGAATCTGCATGCAATGCCAGTTCCGTCTCTAACTCAGGGACGTGACTATCTGCAGATCTCCATAATGGGAACCAAGGCCACTGGCACCTATTCCGCCAATGACGAAATTGGTACAGCACGCGTACGCGACATTGAATTTGCCTTCGGTCCTAACCCGAACGACTCCAACGCGGTGTTCCGCATCTATCTGCAAGACATCGCAATGAAGGCCGGATACGACATCGACTTTGCGAGATCGTTCTTCCTGACCAGCGGAACCAACAATCAGAACGGGTTGAATGCCTGGGGTGATATCGTCACGGTATTCGACATGGCCAACGTTGTTGGTCAAGGATTCGTTGCTGGTAACGACATCACTGGTCCAAACGGGATTGGTACTGAGGTGGTGGTATTGTGGGATTCCCTTAACGGAGTGGTGTTCACTGAACCGAAATCCGGAAACCCGCAGCAGATCACATCGCTTGGTCCGGTAAGTGCTACCGGGTCATCGACGGCCAATATCTCCACCAGAACACAACTGTTCGATGGATCGCTGTTCATGAACGTCTGGCCACTAGGTCGGACGGTAGTAAACTCGCTCCATCCGGGTGCTAAACTGACAGCGCAGCCAACTGCCGTCACTAATAACACCCTTCGGTTCCCATCAAGCGCCTCGAACGCTAACGACTTCTACATCAACAATAATGTGCGCATTATCTCTGGTCCTGGCGTGGGTCAGATGCGCACCATCACTGATTACGTCGGTTCAACCAGAACGGCCACGTTCGACTCCGCATGGGACGTCGGTAATCTGCCAACCACCTCCAGTATATTCGTATGCATGGAGCCAACCATAGTCAACTATCACGCACGTAAGGTGATACAGGCTACTGGTGTAAACGGCACATTTACTTTCAGTTCCACCGATCCGTTCGTACATCCGTTCAATGCATACGACTTTATGGCGGTGTGTATCGCCAAGGGTGGTGGTAGCCCATCATTCAATGTCGGAGAGGTGATTGACCTCGGTCTGTATGCACCGGAATATCCGGTTACCAATCCGCAGTGGACACAGTTCGCCGTCCAGATTGGTAGCAGTACCGACACACTCCGGTTGGTGGCCACTGTCAACAAGACAGCACAGAACGAGAAGTACAAAGTATGGACTCCATATTCGGTAGGTGATACTACCACCTGGATGCCATACACCAGTGGCACGGGCGCTGGTGTGCTAGCCAACGAGATCGGCCTTGAAGTGGCTGACGTCCGCGACTTCAGAGTGTACCAAGGTGTGAAGACATGGGAGATCCCATTCAACGCTTACACTAACACGTTCACTCCTGGCATGCAGGTAGTTGGTGTTACCAGTGGTGCACGCGGTCAGGTATTAGACTTTGACACCATCGGTGAGATACTCACTCTCACTTCGGTGAGCGGTACATTCCTTGATGCCGAAACAATTGAGTGCATGTCTGATCAGACCATCACCGCTAATACCGATGGTCCGTTCACCGTTGTCTATGCCACGCCTGATCTCAATTCCGATCCGGTCAACTATGTGGAAGTCACTGACAACTACTCGTTAGACGACGGTCAGAGAGACACACATTATCAACTTGCTAAGATTATTCGGAAGCCTGGATATCCAGTTCCTCCGTCCGACACCAATCTACTCATCACCTGGGACTACTTCAAGCATGTTGGTACTGGTGACTTCTTCAGTGTGGATTCCTATCTCGGACAGGTCGCATATCAGGACATCCCAGTCTATGAGAACTCACTTGGCCGTTCATACCCACTACGTGACAGTCTGGACTTCCGTCCTACCATCAGTTCGAATGGGTTGAATTTTCATGCTGCTGGTAGCGTGTGGTCCGACCCATTGCTAGTCGGCGATCAAATCACTTATTCCTCTGTCTACTATCTGGACAGAATTGACAAGATCTTCCTCGCGGAGGACGGCACGTTCAAAGTTAACCGTGGTACTTCATCGTTGACTCCGGTGCCACCAGAGAACATTCCTAACACAATGCTTCTCTACACGCTGCATCTCGATGCCTATACAATGGGACCGAAGGCAGTCAAGGCTAAAATGACCGATAATCGCGGATACACAATGCGCGACATCGGTAAACTCGAAAAGCGCATTGAGAATCTTGAGTATTACACACAGCTTAATCTGCTCGAGCAGGACACAGCCAAACATCAGGTCAGAGACACTAAAACCGGACTGGATCGCTACAAGAACGGATTCGTGGTTGATAATTTCAAGAGCCACGGAACTGGGAATGTGTGGGATGTAGACTACAACTGCGCCGTCGATAATGCGGTTGGTGAACTTCGCCCACAATACTATCAGGACAATGTCGGTATCGAATATGTGAGTGATCAGTCGACGGGAGTCATCAGAGTGGGCACCACTCTCCCAGGCGACATCCTGATGCTGCCATACTCGCACGAGGCAGTGGTCAGTCAGCCACTCAGTACCAGAGTAGAGAATGTTAATCCATTCACCAACTTTGGATGGGGTGGTAGTCTCGAACTAATCCCACCATCTGATGAATGGCGCGACACCGCTCGTCGTCCAGATGTTCTGGTCAACGACGATAATGCTATGCGCTACATCAACAGACCACTTGGTGTGGTTTGGAATGAGTGGCAGACTAACTGGACTGGTGAGTGGTCCGACACCAGCGCTCGTACGATTAATTCATCTTCGACTTCGACGCGTAGCTCTGATGACGTCATCACCAATACGACGAATACGACCACGGAAGTAACGCAAACCCGTGACGTGCAGCAGTCTAGATCTGGGACCCGCACTACAGTTGTTCCACAGACAGTGCGCGTGGATACCGTAGACCGTGTTGTGAACGTGGAGACAATTCCGTTCATTAGATCTCGCGTAGTTCAGTTCATCGGCAAGAGGATGAAACCAAAGACGCGTGTCTACCCATACTTCGATGGTAGATTCGTGGGACAGTGGGTTAGACCAACCCGCGTTCCTGGGTTGACCCCATACATTATCCCATTCGACGAAGCACCAATTCAGGCCGACAACAACGCGCTTGGACTAACAAGCGACACGTCGACTCCAAGTGAAACGTTGGCTGCTGGCTCTACCGATATCACCAATATCAACACTGGTGCGCCACTTGTCAGACCGACTGGTAACCCTGGACCAAGCGGGGAAGCTACGACCAACGCGTCGTCTTCGGATAGAACTACTCCTCCAACAACCACTGGAGCAGACCTTACTTCCGGTCGCATGGTTCCAAATGATACCATAGACAGGTTGCGAGTGGTGGCTCCTGGTGTATGGAGTCTTCCGGCCACATTCATACAGAACAACATTGATATCGGCAAGACCCTTGGTGGGGCTGCTCAACCTACGCTTCACCCGTTCACGCCAATGCCATTGGTGGTCCCAACCATCACGGCACGCGACATCAACGTGACGGCGATCCGTGACGCACATACCGAACTAACTGGTCGGACAGACCGTGAATGGAGTCTGCCAACACCAGCTATGACCGTAGCTGGAACGGCAATCACGCCGACAGTGACATTCAGACCATCTCCGGACTGCGTGGTAGTTAAAGTATCTGGCGACAGTCAAGCAATAATGGCAAGCCAGACATTCCCACAACCACTGGTTGTACAGGTCAACCGCAGTGGAATTCCAGTGTCTGGTGCTACAGTGCAATGGAAAGTCACTGGGCCAGCAATAGTTTCGGGACTAGGGACACGTGAAGGCGTAGTAGCGACGGATGCCGTTGGTAGAGCGCAGGTGACTGTTACTGCCAGCGATGCTCCTGGGGCTATAGTGGTCACCGCCGACATCGGCGGAACGCCAATCCAGTTCAATCTATCAACCACGTTCAACACTAACCGGGTTACCGGAGCAGTGGCAACTGGTCCAGCCATCATCCCAACCGGAGCGTTTGTTGGAGGTGGTGCACCAACTACCGTGGTAATGGGTACAGAGACGACCATTGATGGCGTCAATCCAGCTACGACACTATTCAGAACCAACACTACTGGCGGAGACCGTGGAGTAGCTCCTATCGCACCGACACCTCCAACGGTGGCAAGTGATCTGTTGTCCATTCAGACCTCTCTACAGAAGATTTTAGAGGCGTATGGGAAGGATCCAACGGCGTTGCTTGGTGCTGGACACCAAGTGGGCGTTCCATACTACGTCAGTGAGTTAGGCAAGAATTACACAGTGGTAGGATACACTTCAACGTGGCAACCGATTGTTATTGTCCCACGTTCGGATGCTAGCAAATATGCTACTGATGTATACTCTATCAGTCTATCCACTGGCGCTCTAGCCTATATCGTCAACGACGAAGGATACGCAATATTCAAGCAGCAGCAAAGTGGCACCGCCATGATGATGCCTGGAGTGCAGATCACATGGCTTGGTGGTACAACCGGACGCAACGACACGCTAGTGCGCATATTCCAGCCAGGGGCGGCTACAACAGTAACAACTGGTGTGGTGGCCACTGCGTCTACGGCACTAACGTCGAATCAACTCAACGATGCCCGCGCCGTCATCATGGCCAACCCAGGTATTCTACTTCAGATTTCTGGGCTAACCAATGAGGAACAACATGTTAGCTCGGTCACGGAGATCAACAATCTCCTGGTCGCCAAGCCAGAGGTAGCAAGCGCTGTACTGTCAGGCAGGACTGATACATCCACAAGCAGCATCACGACGTCAGTTCAGAGTGGCTCCGCCAGATTCCAAATGCTGGATGACCCAATCAGAATTGATCCGGCCACTTACAGCCTCAGCCAGTCCACTCTGGCTCCAACGGCAACCATTCCGACAGGTACGGCGTTCGGTAATGAACCGAAATATGGCGACCCTCTCTACACCAACGGGGTTGGTACAGTAACTGGGGAATTCTGGATTCCTAACACAGATGCTATCCACTTCCGTGTTGGTCGGAGATTGTTCCGCCTCACCAGTAGCCCGAATAACAACAAGAACGCTGAGACGTGGGCTGACGCCGTGTACTCAGCGCAGGGTACGCTATACACCAATCAGCGGACAGTAACTAGCATTCGTGAGCCACACTACGTCGTCGAGAACCTGTACGACTCCGCAAGCTATACCGAGACACAAACCGACCTTCGATTCGAGTCACAGTCCTGGGATGAACCAGCTCCTCAACCAATCGAGCCTCCAGCACCAGTCGTTATTGACCATAATCCGACTCCTGTGATTACGGAAGCGACCAGGACCACGACGGAAGCAACTAGAACTACTACAGAGGTAGCTCCGCCAGCAACCGAGCCAGAGCCTCCGGTGTTTGAGCCACCAATAGAAGAGCCACCTCCACCAGCGCCAGACCCACCACCTCCAGTGGTGTTGAGTGTGACGACCACAACCACGTCCACGTCAACTTGGTTCGACCCATTAGCTGAGACATTCCTGGTGGACACCAAGGGTGGGTACTTCCTGTCGAAGATTGACTTGTTCTTCGCGAGTATCGATCCACGCATGCCAGTGACCGTCCAAATCAGAACGACCGTAAACGGGTACCCAAGCAAGAAGGTTCTACCGTTCGCCGAGAAGACCATGTACCCAGAGACCGGGGCGATCAAGGTGAGCGATGATGGTAGCATTCCGACCACATTCGAGTTCCCAGTTCCAGTATATCTGGAAGAGAACCAGGAATACGCCTTCGTGGTGATGGCCAACACCAACAACTACCTGCTGCACACAGCAAGAATGGGTGAACGAGCGTTCACAACTGGTGCGGTTGTCAATCAGCAACCATACGCTGGTGTTATGTTCAAGAGCCAGAATGCCAGTACCTGGAGTGCTGACCAACTCGAAGATATAAAGTTCACGATATACAGAGCCAAATTCGATGTATCGTCCCAGGCCACAGTATACTTCCGCAATAAGGATCTCGATACTGTAGTGCTTGGAAACAACCCATTCCATACCGCACAAGGTAGCGACATCGTTCGTGTCCTACACAGCGATAATGGAATGGTCCGCAGCAATGACAAAGGAAGCGTCGTTACCATCGGGCATGTCCAGGATGCTCCTATCAACGGAATCCCGGCTGCGGCCTTGGTCGGCGACTTCACGGTGGAGTCCGTTGATCTGGACGCCTACACCATCAAGGCCAATCTAGCGGGAGATTTCGACAAGGCAACCATTAGCAATGGTATATCCGGTCCATCGTTGGTAGAGGTCAGCAGGGAGTTCCAATACAACCTGATGCACCCAACGTTCGGTACCATGATTATGCCTGGAACCGGAATAAGCTGGTTCGCACGCACCATTAGCGGTAAGGCAGTTCATAACAATGAGCTGGCCACACAAACACCATTCCAGAAGAGTGATTTCGTGGCCATTGTGCCGAACACCAACATTGAGTATAGCGTTCCACAAATGATCGCTACTACCAAGACAGAGACACTGAATGTGGTTGGCAACAGTCCGTTCGATAGAAGATCACTTCTATTCCGTGCCGTGATGTTCACCACACAGGACAACTTGACACCAATGGTTGACCTGCAGAGAATGAGCGCAATTGTTGTCCACAACAGGTTGGATGATCCAAACTTCAACAACCAAACGTTACCACTACACGACAAGGGAGTGACATTTACCGCCACCTCCGATGAGTTCATTGAGTTCGGTGGATATGACCATCTGGAAGTAACCGGAGTAGCAGAGAGCGGTGGAGCTACCAGTATCAATATCGGTAGCCTCGGTGTAGAGATTGACGACTACTATGTGAACATGTCGGTGAAGGTGATTGCCGGAAGCGGCCAGGGTGAAGAGAAAATCATCACCGCTTACAGTGCACTAACTCGTGACGCCACAGTCGACAGTGCGTGGCACACCAACCCAGATAGCACATCCCAGTTTGAAATCTGGAGAGGACAGTCCATGCATCTTCGCAAGAAGGTATTGTCCGCAACAGCGACCCGTGGAGCCAACAGTAGTGTCAACATCGCTGGTCCAGTAACGGCACCGGATGTCTACAAGGGTATGATCGTGAGGATAGTTGGTGGCACTGGTGCTGGACAGGAGCGCGAGATTATCAGCTACCAAACCGACGGTAGCCACTCCCCAGAAGGGAAGATCACCGTCGACTCACCATGGCTTGTGAATCCGTCCAATACCAGCAGCATTATCATTCTAAGCTATGGAACCGATCTCAACTTCGATAATATGCACGCTGGTCGTGGTATCGTCATCAGTGGGGCTAACAACTCAGCCAACAACCATGACATCGACAATACCGTCCAGATCATCAAGGTGACACGCAACATAATGACTTGCAACACCACGTTCAAGCCCGAAAAAGGTAGTGGTGGCGTGGTAATCACGGCATACGACAAATATATCAGTGAGGAGGCGTCTGGTGGGTGCTCCGCATCAAGTCGTTACATCACCAAGCGGTTTACTCTGAACCAGTCGGCTAATTCACTCCGACTGACACTGAGTATATCGAGACCAGTAGGTAGCTTCGTAGATGTCTACTACAAGACACTCTTGATGGACGCCGGAAGCCACTTCGATGATGTGCCATATACCTATATGGAACTGGAACCTGGAGTGAATATGGAGCCACAGGATGACTTCGTAGACTACAACTTTGTTGCGGACGAAATTGGTGACTTTACCACATTCTGCTTCAAGATCGTTATGCGCGGCGGTAATACCAGTAAGGTTCCAAGGATCAGAGACCTTCGCGGAATTGCTCTTGGTACATAAAAAGACATGAAAAACTACTCTGACTTCACACTTGCTATCAACGAAGCCACCGAGCTTCCCCAGATTAAATTCGGCGGGAAAAGCTGGATTGTCGACCAGCGTCTCGGTGAATTTCGGAACGCCAAGAACCCACATGAAGTGGTGAAAATTGGTGAGAACGAATTCAAAAGTACCGCTGAAAGGGATGCCTTCATTACCAAGTACTTCCCGAAGCGGTTGACTGGTGACTCTCCTGGCTCATATGTCACTCCGGATGATATATGGCTTGGTGTTCACCTCAACACCGTCTTCGTAGAGCCAAAGGATCCGAGCGAGCGTGGGAAGATTGAGGCATATGGTGTGAAGGGCCTGAAGAGCACCCGATGGCGCAAGGTGTTCAAGAACGGTTATGAGATGCAACAGTGGCTCGAGAAAAATGATGCCGAAGTGGAAGGTATCCGGCCAGTCGAGGAGAGCGTGGTTCTTGAGGCGTCGGTGAATAAGCCTGGGTTTGTTGAGCAGAAGTTGCATGACACGCTTGGTCGTCACGGGTTTACTTTCGCAAAGACATTTCCCGGTGGGAAAGGCAACGCCACCCAAGTTGCCAAGTACACCCACCAAGATGGACATGAAGTTCGTCTCGACAACGGCGGTACCCAGAGTTGGACAGCCGTTACTAACATAGGCAAACAAACCCACGGATATGGTCAGGATAAGTTAGCTGCTCATATCAACAAAGATTTCGGGTACTATCTTGGTGAGATATCTCCTCCTGGATGGAAGGGAACTACAATGGCCATGAAGAAGCATGGCATCAAGAAGCCATGGGCGCTAGCATGGTCAATGAAGAACAAAGGATATCAATCTCATAAGCGCGATCCGCGTGAGAGCCACTGAGATTCGAACATGACAGCACAGGAATATCTATCACAAACAATGAAGCGTATCCGGGACGAAATGGTAGCAGATCTTGAAAAGAATTCTGATCGTCCAATCATTAAATTGGAAGATGCGAAGTGTTCTATCTGTGGTGAGCCAATAGGAAATCATGACCATTAGTTATGCGTCGAACAATAGCGTTCATAACAACGTGCATTCCACCCCAGTATTGGTCGGCCTTCCAGGACGGTCAATACTGGGATGACGTTTTGGTGGTTGGGTTGATAGCAGTGGCTCCGCTGGTGTACTTCTTCAGGCGGCTAAAGACTGCGTACCTGAATACTCGCCACTGTAGCGCAGAACAGCGCGATTAAGGTGTGGAAAACAACAAGCGGCCACTGGGAATGATCGAACGCCCACAAAGCGAAGTAGAAGTTCGATATTGCACAAAGTCCGTTGACAGTGACCCGCAGCCGCTGCATTACTCCACCTCGGCGCGGTTGCGGTTGGCCTTTTTGAGGGCACGACGGGTGGCACGCTTGGAGACACGGTTCTTGAAGTAGCCACGCCCGTCGAGGCGACCGACGCTGCTCTTACGGCCTTCGGAACGGATATCCCCGACGTCAGGAGCCTCGGTGAGACGGATGTTGGAGTAAGGGCGCATATGTCACCTGTATATAGGTTGGTTCAGAACCATTAAACCATACAGGCGGGTGCTTTGTCAAATGAAATGTTGCCTTCATTATCCCAACGCACAGTAATCGATCTCTTGCGTTGGCGAGATGTGATTTTGACACTGTTCCGGTGGAACACTCCACGGTAGGTGCGGTCCGGGGTGAAGTTCTTATTCAGCCACTGCCCGACCATCAGTAGCCATTCGCGTCTGTCTGTTGGGGTGTGTAGTGGAATCTTGATAGTGATGCGCTGGCCGTTGATTGTCAACCGCTCAGCCGGGATGCGTCTTTCGATGACGGAGACGTTCATCACTTTATGTCAAAATCTGTCGTCCACTTTGCATCACGAGCCAGTTCTCCCGCTGGCACTCCGATGATTGGTTCAGTGACTGTCCCATCGGAAAGGCGAAATCGATAGAGTTGTAGACCGTTACAGTTCCAGGTAGCTCCGTTGGTGGACCCGTTCCCAGAACAGGCGGCGCGTTCCACGAGCATTACTTTGACTTTGAATTGTTGCGGAGCAATTTTGGTTGCTTGGTTGCCCGGTACCTGTGTCTGGGCATAGATAACCACGCAAATCAACACACCCAAGACCACAACGGTGCTGAGTAGTTCGATTAGTTTCTTTTCTCGTGACATGTCAGTTGTGGTGGTGGCAAATTCCACCCATGTTGCCAGCAGCCCTGGCTTGACGAATGTGCGCCGTGGGCGTTTCCCAGATCGCCTGACCCTGGGCGCTGAGAATCCCAAACACGTTGCAGAATTGAACGTCGATGGGGTCGGTGTCGTTCAGACCGTGCGTTTCGACGAGGTCCTGGTTCACGACGGCGTGAAACACGTCGCCGTCGATGGATTTCACCTGCACCCAGAATCGTTCCCCGGCAGAGGTCTGAGTGTTTTCCAAACCCACCTTCAGGAAACATCCTGGCTTGATACCGGAAGCCAAATGCTGTGGAGGATGGTGCCACTCTTTTGGAAACTGCCGAGCGCGATCCTCAGAGTTGATCAGTCGCCAATCGGTATTCATACCACAATTTAACTATGGCTGAAACCGAACTGTCAACTATTGGATTCCACCGTTTTCTTCCTGGGTGTATAGGGCAAACGATTCGGGAGTGCCGATATAAAGCATCTCAACGCCGTTGTCCTGGATCACCCAGTAGTTGGTGAGATGCATGTCTTCTTCATTTCCCTCAGCGTTGGGGATGACTATTTGACTGAACTGAAGAGCAAGCTCAACAGCTTCCTCCGGACCATCAAGGGTACCTTCTCTAATAATCTGAAACATCGATTTATTATACCTTACTGAACCCCGACCAGTCAAACCATGGATGCTTCTTGGCTGGATGGTTCCAGAATTTTGTACCACCGACAACGACTATTCTCTTCACGCCTAGCTTCTTCAGACCGTCTAACCAGTCGTCCAGAATGGCTGACATTTGTCCCTTACCTACTGTTACTTTGTCATCCTTGTAGAAATGTTGCATTATGCCAACCAGACCATCATCTCGATACGAAATGTCGAATTGAAGTTCGCCGATTTTGGTGCTCCCACTCATAACATCTGCTGGTAGTATCACTCTCCCTTGGTCGAGCATGAAACTTGGGCCTTCAGTTCTAACAGAACCCTGCAGTTCATGGTGACGTGATAGGAACTGGTCAGCAAAATGCTTGGCATTTGCTAAAGCGTCGGTGCTTTCCATGACTATGACGATATCGTTGAACAGTGACATATACTTACTATATAACTTTACGTAGAATTCCCAATGGGACAAGACTTTATTTTAAGGTAAGCTAAATCAATAAGAGGAACGAATGGCTGTCACAATTACCCAGATTGGTGGATCGGATTTCATCAAAGATTCTAGAACGATCATCAATACCAACTTTACCAACCTGAAGAATCTTCACAGGGAGCATCATCTGCATCTCCAGTAGTCATTTCCTATCCAAGCACTGCTGCATTCACTTGGCAAAATCAGGGGACTGCGACGGTATCTGGTGGAACTGGATCGCCACTCTTATTGACAGCGGCTGCATCGGCTTCTGACTCTCTTAAGATACTGGAGCAGAACTTTCCGTCTACACCATGGACAATCTACGTTTCTCTCGATATTGGTTTCAACAACTCCAACTATGCATGGGGCGGAATCTGTGTTAGAGACTCGAGCAACGGAAAGGTGATATCATGGGGTTATTCATTTCAGAACTCTTTCATATTAAGCTATGATAAGTGGACCAACGTCACTACTTATAGCGCACAGACAACACTGCTTACCCATAATAATCCGTTTTCCACATTCAAACTGGCGTATGATGGCGTCAACTTTACGTTCTCGGCTAGCTATGATGGAGTGAATTTCATCCAGCTTCAGCAAATATCCAAGACGGATTTTCTAACCACTCCAGATAAAGTCGGCATATTTGCAAACAGCCGGAATAGCCAACCAGTTTATGTGAATGTATGGAACTGGTCAACCACCAACACTGGCAACATCACGCTCTCGCAAGGGAGTATTGGATGTGTTGCAACGAGAACCACATCATTCTCTGTCAATAATACTACCGATACGGCCATAGTGTTTGATAACACTGTGAGAGACGATGCATCGTTCCATTCCGGGGCGACGTATTCGAGGTTAACGGTACCGGAAAGTGGATGGTATTTTATAGCGGCTTCCGTTGATTGGGATACTAATAGTTCTGGAAGGAGATTCGTTCACATTAGAGTAGACGGAACAGATTGGCAATTCTCGAATGGTGCTAGCGCAATGAATGATAATAGGGTACCAGTAAGTGGTTCCGCTTATCTAAGTGCTGGTCAATATATTGAGATTATTGTTTATCAAGATTCTGGAGGTATTCGATCCATTGATACCGCTCGTCTATCTGTAGTGCGGATGGGCACTTCACCGGGAGTTCCTACCATTGGTGCGATAGCATCAAAACCATCCACCCCAATCGCAGGACAGATATACTATCCGACCGATTCCGTATACAACCTTATTCGATACAACGGGACTAGTTGGGATTACTTCAAGGACGGAAGAAAAGTAACAGTCCCTCCAACCAACATTAGTTGGGTCAATCAAAATAGCGCTACATGGTCGACAACATATGACTACGGGAAACTCACCGTGGTTCAAGTCAATGGAACTGGCGGAACTCTGGCTTATGTAACTGTTCCCGCTGCCCCATACACATTTATAATCAAGTATAGAATTAACCCGGCTGCATACGTCAATTATTTCAATTGTGGAGGTGCGCTCTATACCTCTGGTAGTGGGAAAGTAATCTCAATGGGTCCAGCATATGCCAACGGCGTTATGACATATCGCATGGGTAAATGGTCGGACTTCACAACCCTGTCTTCTAGCACCGATGTCCCAATGTTTGGGCACTTCGGCATGGAGTTCTGTGTTAGACTCCAAGATAACAGCACGAACATTGTAGTGGATTACTCGTCGGATAGCGGGCTGAATTGGACCAATATTCTTAGTGAGACTAGGGCTACATTCTTGGGAACACCCACTGGCCTGGGATTCTTCTACCACAAAAATAACGCTACTGGTAGCGACATTGTCACTATCACGGAGTGGAGTGTGACATAATGAAAAGACAAACGCTAGCATCGCGTGGTAGGGCCGTCATAGTACAACAGGCCCCACCACCGAAACCAGCGCCGACTGGTATTAAGATTCAGATCAGGCAGGACGTCCGAAGGGGTTAGTTCAGCTTAGCGGCGGCGTCCCACAAACGCTCCGGGACCGCTTCTGCAGTGAGGCTGACGACGGAAGTTTTGTCGTAGGTCTCGATGTTGTTGCCAGCGATCATCCGACAGGCTTCTTGAATCAGTTCCTCGGTGACTTCGAATTCGACTGGGATCTTGGGACCCTCGGCGGTGACGGTGCCATCTTCGGATATCTCATCAAGGGATATGCTGAAGCCCATGATCACTCCAGCCTGTGGGCATTTACCTAAGCGGATAGCGTGGGCGATTCCTCCCACATAAGCGGAGTGTAGCAAAGCGCGTGCACGGAGTTCACTTGCGGCGTCGAGATTTTCCATTACCCTCAAATTTTAGCTTGAGACGCTGGTACTCCGCAAGTTCTCTGGCGTTAACCTTGTCGTCGCGAATCTTGCGTATTGATGCGATCCAGGCATCGAACTTCTCGTCGGTGCAGTCAAGTTCCAGATCCACCGGGACATTGACGTGGAACGACTTGGAGAACTCGTTACCCTCTTCCTCGTCGGTGAAATCAACGCGGATGTCCATCCAAAATGTCTTCGGCGGCTTGGGAACGCCGTCGACAAAGTCCATAGCATAGATGCCGCAACTCTGTCGGTGAACTCCGTAACTGGCCCGCGATCCGCGCACTTGCCAAGTCTTCGGGAATTCGACTAACACCTGATCCTGGTCGTTGGCGATGTGATGTTCGATCTTCCGCCATAGCTTGCTGTACATATGGAAATAGGTGTCCACCATTCTCTGAAGTCCAGCAATGTGGCGCATGTGCGCGACGATATTGCCGCCTTCGAGTAGTGCGACTGCCTGTTCCCTCGGATCTGGTTTAGCCATTACCGAACACCATGTGAGCGCTCCAGCCGACGAGTCCACCAATGAACATACCAATCATGAACAGAATCGTTTCACGGTTGGTTGGTGGCCAAGCGCCATCACGTATTAAATCTTCGTAGCGCCTCATCCAGACTCTCTCCATCTCGTTTCGATGACAACACAAATTCAATAAACCCCTCGCCACGTTGCGAGTCTACATATTCCACCAACTCAACAATCGCGTCGATAATTTCATCCAGGCTGATGTCTGTGTCAACTTTGGCCGAACGGATTTTGCGGTGTGCCTCGCGTACGGATTGGGGCACACCGCTGAGTAGCTCTAGTCGTCCCGCGATTCCCATACAGGCACCGAAGACAATCAGACATCCTTGCTTGGTGAACTGCTGGAGATATTCGCGTGTGACCATGTTACCCTACTTCCGAACGCGACCGTTGCGAGGTTTACCTTGCCGTCGCTTTGCGCTTGGCCCAGGCCTTCTTCGAAGCCTTGCTCATCTTCTGCCGGAAGGCGCGGGACGAGCGGTCGACACGCGGCTTTGCGTTGATCTTCAGCGGGCTGGTGGCTGGTGTGGACGTGGGCGTACCGGACCCGGTCAGTCGCTTCAGAAATTCCTCGGCGCGTTCGAGAATCTCGGGCGGAATCTCTTCGGTGATCTCGCCGTTGATCGCCAGTTCGTGGTCCTGGGCGACCATCCCTTCGAGGTGGGCGATGTCGCGATACAGGTCACGCAGGTTCTGCACCATGGTCGTCACGCGACTCTTGGTGACGGCGAGGCAGCGCAAAATAACAAGAGCGGCATCGGGAGCCACTCCGGGGGTGGGGGTTGGAACTTTGGCTTTCATGTTTGTGGATGTCTCCATTCATCCACAATCGTACCATAAGCCAAATCGAATATGCAAGTATTTTTGGAGCCGGGGGCGAGAATCGAACTCGCGATTAGAGGTTTTGCAGACCTTTACCTTACCACTTGGCTACCCCGGCTTGTTTGGTGGGCCTGGATGGACTTGAACCATCTTCATGTGATTAAAAGTCACATGCTTCACCATAAAAGCTTCAGGCCCTTTGGAGCCGGGAGTGGGATTTGAACCCACGATTAGCGGATTTGCAGTCCGCCGCCTTACCAGACTTGGCTATCCCGGCTTGGTGGCCCCAGAGGGATTCGAACCCTCGACTCTCTGGTTAAAAGCCAGATACTCTAAACCGCTGAGTTATGGGGCTAGAAACTTGGTGGGCCTGGAAGGACTTGAACCTTCAACTCCCTGCTTAAGAGGCAGGTACTCTGACCATTGAGTTACAGACCCTTGAATTTGCCAGACTGACTGAACGGAGATAGGAGGTGCCAGCCGTCTGGCTAGCGTTTGGTGGGACAACAGCGCTTGAGCTTGGTGAGCATCATCAGTATTTAGTACACCACAGATTGCGACACGTGTCAAGTATCAACTTTCGACACGTGACTTAGTGTTCCGTTGAGCTTGCCACAGCATATAGAGTGCTGGCCATTCTGAATCACTTTCCTTGGCTCTGTACATCTCCCGTTTCTCGAGGACTTGAAGTCGAACAAAGTCGGGAGCATCAGGATGCGGATAGCTGACTAACCAGAAGACGGATAGGACAAGACATCTCCTTCCATCATCAATACGTTCTTCAACATGGTATCCATCCACTCTTTCCTCAAGAACTGGTGGGTGATCAGAGTTGACGAACGCACACGTCACGTATGAAATTTGGTTATCATCCGCCATATGGTTTTCCAGAAGTTGACCCACTTGTCCCGTATAGCCACGGCGCGTGGCTCACCGCGCTCGACGCGTTGAAAGAAGTCTGTCATCAAGAATGCGAACGGCATAACAGTTTGCTGACCTCCAGAATCTTACGAGACGATACTAACTTGGCACGTGAATCTTCCACAGCAGACCGCAGATAGAGCGGAATGTCGTAATGCGGATGATCACCACCATCGAACCAACAGCGTTTAATTCCGACCTCAGCGGCAAAGGTATGAAGCTCCTGAAGAGTATCCGCTACCAAGTGCCGCTGTGTGTCGTAGTAGATCAGATTTCCTCTTCCGGTAGACGCTGGAAGTTCTCGGTGTGCCACGCGTAGTGCACCTTCCCGTCCTGGGTGACCACAGCAACGTGCCCAGGCATGCGCTCGACTTCGCCTAGCACAAGGACCGTATCACCGTCGTGGAATGGGAGTGGCTTGCCTGTTTTGGCCGCATGGGATTCGCGTTCGGGACAGTCGAAGTCTACTACCTTAGCAAGGTAGAGTTGATACCGCCGCGAATCCCTGACACGCTTTTTGGCGATGCGCCTTTTCATCTACGCGCAACCGCTCTGGACATCGATGCCACGCGCTGGCGGGGGGCGGCGTCACCGGGACCACCGGGATCGTTCTTCACCTTCTCCGGGACCACGATGCCCTTTTTCTTAGGGACTTCTTCAATCTGATGCTCGTCGAAGTACTCGGCCTGGACTGTCTTACCTTCGAACATCTCCTGTGGTTGCAAGCCAACGCGAGCGCAGCTATAGAGGAACACCGTGCGCGATACGGCTACGCCAGTGAACCCCGTGATTTTGTCTTTGTAGACCTTACCAAGGGTGATTTCCATAATCTAATCATACCTCAACCACGGGCGCTCCGTCAAGTGACTGTCCACACTCTGGACAAACGTCAATGCTAGCATCCGATGGAGGAGGTGGTAGCAAACAGTACATGCAGTGAACGCCATTACCACAGGCGCATAATGAGAAGCTCTTACAGTTGGACTGCACAGTGCAATAACCGTGCGAGATGCATTTTTCGTCTTCCATAAAAGATCAAGGGGCCATCTTTCGATGACCCCTTTATTATACCACAATCTTAGAAAGGCGTTACAGGGATGAACTGGAAGTCCTTGTCGAACCTCAGAGCGAACCCCGATAATGCCTTGAATGGCATTACAGCGCGTATCATACCAGTTCTGTTCTTGATAGCTGGATCGTTGATAACGAACGCCGTCTGTCCCTTGGCTGGTAGAGTAATCGTAGTGGTGCTAAGCAGAACGCCGCCATCATCATAGTAAGTGATTGTGACAGGCTCCGGGTAGTTGAGAGAGTTGAGTAGTGCCAAACCAGTCACTCTACCATTGGTGTTATCATAGGCAAGGTTGATGGTGTCGGTTGTTACCGCGTTGGCTGGTAACGCTGCTTCATGAGCAGCCGCATCAGTGGTCTCGTAGATAATCGTCACACCAACTGGCTGATTCAGAATTGGCTTGATCTCAGCCGACCCAACGAGGGTGTCCTTGTTGAGTACATCTTCAATAACCAACGTCACCGTACCATATCCATTAACAATTTCACTAATATTGGCACTATAACGACCATCACGCAACCGGAAGGCCGTTGGTAACCCATTCGATCCATAGAACTTAATGTCTAGGACACTCGGGGTGTTGTTCGGGTTGGTAAACTGTAGTAGTGTTCGCCAGCCATATCCGGATGCAATATGCGGCACCACTCTGGTGTCTGCAGACGGGAACTGATACTGCCTATCATCAATAACCGATAGGCTCAGGTTGGTGCTTAGGGCCGTGTTAGTAAGTGTATCTTGAACGACAATAGGGATGGACATCGTTCCGATTTGCAACGTATCAATGTTCACACCGACAAACACATTGACGGACTCACCCGGCTGCAGGAATCCATACAGGCTTGTTTGCCCGAAGGACACATTGTTAGCAGAGAAGGTGAACGGATTGTAGTTTTGATAGTTGACCGGAGTGTAGATTCTGTATGCCCGCGCTCCTGTCGTTCCTGGTGGTAATGCTACTACGACTGGGGTTGTAAGCCATACATTACCGCCTGGGTACTTGCTAACCACGCCGTTGAACTGCAGAGGGGAAACCGTGAACGGGTAAGCAGGTACGGACTGAGCAAATGAACAGACAGCAAATAGGACAAATAACGCGAATAGAATGTATTTCTTCATATAACCTCAGAGGGTGGATTATCCCAGGTTTTCTGGGTCTGACATATTTAGGTCTGCAAAATCCTTGCAAACAATATGGGGAACTTTATGAAGCCGCGCCACCGGGATCATCGATCTCATGGTCGGCGACGTAGCGATATCGATTTTTGATTATACAGATGGATTTCTCGAACTGGTCGTGCAAACTCCCACCAGTTACGCCTAATTCATGAAGCTTGTCCATGACATCTGATAGGGATTCGTAAATGGTCATAGTATATAGTCGTCGGGAGGGTGGAGCTTGCAGGATGAATGACCATGATAATTTCCCTTCTCATCATGGCACATTGCATGGTCTTGCTCGAACTGAGTGGAACATTCCTTATGCCATACCCCGATTCCTTTCTTAGGATGATATCGTTCGATATGTGGTTGCGCGTATTGAACCTCTTTGTCACATACGGGGCATACCGAAATCACATAGTCCGGAGGGGTGTTGGGATCGGGCTTGCCAAGGATGCTACGAACGTAGGCCTTGTCAATATAGTCATGACATTCTTTGGAACATACTCGAGCAGTGGCTCCGCTATGGACCCATCCAGAGCCAAATGTAGCTCTATACGGCTTACCACAGCCGTTGCAGAATATCATCTGTTGCTCGAAGTATGGCATATCAAGTACACAGCTTCTGTATTGCACCAATTACAGCGTTCAAATCGGTGTGGTAGAAACCAGCCGAGTTGATACAGTTCACTTCAATCACCTTATGGTCTGTGGTCCCTGCTGGTAGTGCAATGTCAAGTACGAATGCTTCTGCTGGTTGCCACTTGTCAACCATGCGTTGGGCAAATACCCACGAGTCCGCACCATCCTCTACCCGACGTTGATCGGATAACCCCCACTGACGGTAACGAGACCCAGAGATTACTTTACCATTCACAATGAAGAAGCGCCACTCCATGGCAATGTCCTTTACGTCAGACATACCAACTAACGTTTCAGGTCGTATTCGTGAGTACCCGTCAGATACTCGCTGAACAGCTTCCTTCCAGTTCTCAATTTCTTCGTTGTGAACTACAGTTCCATCAAATCGCTTCTTGTCGTCCACTGGCCGAATGAATTTGGTGCCTTCGAATGTCGGAATCTTGCAGAACTCATAGAATTCAACATCACCGTTCAGCATATTCTCCCGGCCATATGCCTCGGTCCATATGCGTTGATCGTGATTATCGTTCAAGAACGTGCCTGGATTCCAACCCTTCTTCTTGGCGACACCGTCCATACTGACAGAACCCCATGCCATCACTCTACCGGGTGGGTTGACATCCGGTATAATCTCGTAAGCGAATGGGATCACTTTGACGACGGTAAACTCAGCATTGTGGTCGCGCAGAGCTTGGATGAAAGAGTCATACCCCGCCTCATCGCGGATGTTTTCTTGCACGACCCAGTACATTACTTGTAGAATCCTTGTACTTCAAGTACTTGACCGCAATGGCACCGGAAATACGTCACGTGTCTTTCGGGGGAGTAGCCAATCCTGGTGACATCAGTATGGGTGAATTGAGTGCACTTACTCGTTGTGTTGGGTGTTTCTTTCATATTCGGCTTTGGTTATTTCTTCTAATATGCAGCCGGGTTCCTCCACCAGCACGTCTTTCACTCCGCGACTGGTGCAGTAGCCAATTACTTTCTTGGTATGCTTACCTATGATCGCATAATACTTCATGAGATCTTTCTATTGACGCAGAACTCCAGAATGTTAGGGGGAGTGCCCATCTTATGAAGGCGAATCAGTTCAGCCTCCATCTCCGGTGTGTGACGTGAACGGGACCGAAGATAAAGCACGTCAGAAGCACACTCCTTGGAGATGTCCATTTTCTTGGAGAGTTCTTCTGCCGCATTCATGAATCGTTCCATCAGGACCTCCATGAACGCATTGACGGTGTCCCATCCTTCTTCCGTGGTGTCGCCATCGACACTGACTACAACGACGCCATTATCGGCGGTGACGTTGATGTCCGGTGGACGATGAGTGTCTGCTTCTTCTTGAGACATTTTCACGCCACGGAGTAGCTCCAGTACACGCTGTGCACCACATTCATCGAAGCCCTGCCCGTGTCCATTATTGAGCAGTATGGCCGTGCCAGCCATGGCCTTGAGATACTGGTTCATCGGGAGGTTATCGGTATAGCAGTTGCCATCACCGATGATGTACCAATCTCCAAGAAGTCCTTCGTCAGTCGATCTATCGCCGAAGATCTCCTGAACCAGCTTGGAGGCATCCTCTTCACTGTTGACTGGAACCATATAAGGTTCATCGGAAACTGGTACGACAACGTAGTAACTCATCGACACCATTATACCTTCAAATAAAGCGTTGAAGCAAATAGTAAACTTAGTCGCCAGCTTGACAGGATACTACGACGTCTTTCATCATTGCGTCGGCGTCGGTATACTGGGCATACACGCTCTGCATGTCCAGATCGTAGTCGAATTCATCGAAGTCGGTATCCGCCATTTGGCCACGGATCGCCGCCACCAGCTTTTCGGAGAATTCCGGCGAAAGGGTGCTTACCCTCAGAGCCACAACGGTATTGGTGGTGCCCTCGACCAGAACAATGGTCAAGAGGATGTGCTCACCGCTGTTGTATACTGGCTCGCTGGCATCCCGCGCCGCTTTCCAGTGGAACGGTGCGTCTCCCTGCAGAGAGTCACCGAATTTATAGATCAGGAAGATGATGTTCTCAGCCTCCAACAACCCAAAGGTGGCCGTCCCATGCTGGACAGCGTTGATCTCCTCGGGGGATAAGCCGTCGAGTGTCAAGGCGAGCATGTGATGGTTCCCGCGCACGTTGTATTCAGCGCCGTTTGGGGGAATTTGATCCCAAAACTGTTTACCGATCTCAATCACCATCATAATTCCATTAACATTATTGAAGGTGAAATCTGCAATAGGCCACCTAAATACGGTTATGCCATTCAACATCGATGGGTTTCGTTCCGCTTTGAAGGAAGACGTCGTAAAAGCCCATAACTTTGAAGTTATTATGCCATTTCCATTGTGGGCCAGGATGTCATTGAGTGGTGTTGGCGTTCCTGTTTCCGGCATAGGCACTGTAACTACACCGCTCATATCTCCTGTAGATGACTTTCAGTTCTTTTGTAAGTCCACGGTACTCCCTCCACACGATATTGGGGTGGTTGAAGTACCCTATTGGGGTGGTCGTAAGATTCAGTTGGCTGGTGACAGATCCGGTAATGAATGGAGCATCACTGTCATAAGTGATGCTCGATACCGCTACCGAGCCATATTTGAGAGATGGCAAGCCGGGATCGTAACTCACAAATCGAACTTACGTAAGTCCGCTGCTGATACCAGCAGTTACTTTTCCTATGCTAGTGGGTACATGGTGGACGCCCAGGTGATCCACTACGGTCAGAAGAAGGATGAAACGCTTCGGATATATAAACTAATCGGAGTATGGCCTCTTCAAGTGTCTAATGTTGATGTCTCCTGGGACACCACGGACGCCTATGAGGAGTATCAGGTCACATTCCGGTTCCAATGGATGGAAATTGTTAGGGACAATGAATTATCATAAGAATCACTATTTATATGGTGTGACGACCCCAAAAGCCTCCCCTAAATATAAGAGAACACTATGCCAGCAATAGACTTTAACGTCGCGCCGTACAACGATGACTGGAGCGCATCGAAGAAATTCTACAGGATTCTCTTCCGTCCAGAAGCACCAGTTCAAGCTAGAGAGCTAACCCAACTCCAGACCATTCTTCAAAACCAGATATCCAGATTTGGTGACCATATATTCAAGCATGGTTCTGTGGTAACTGGTGGGGCGGTTTCGACGAACTTCTTCGCTGGCTATGTCCGTCTGAAACCATCTTTCGGTGAACTAGATGGCAATCCAGTTCCAATCAATATTGCCCTTTTCACCGACAAGATTATCGAGAGTGATGTCAACGGCATTGAAGCCCAAGTGTTGTATGTGGTTGATGTGACTACCAACGACCCTCCAACGCTCTATGTATCATACCTGAACAGCGGTCGCGATGGCAAAGTAAAGACGTTCCAACCGGGTGAGCAGCTTCGCATCAAAGGGACCCAAAACTATCTGATGCAGGTCGATGACACCAACCCAACCGGGTTGGCCGCACTTGGTCATATCAACTCTGGTGTCTACTATATTCGCGGTATTTTCGCAAACGTAGACAAGCAGACCATTATCCTCAACAAGTACAACAACATATTCAATGGTCGCATGGGTCTAAAGATTGTGGAGTCTATTGTAGCTCCAGAGGAAGACCTATCACTACTTGATAACGCTCAAGGGTTCTACAACTACGCAGCGGCTGGCGCTCACCGCTATAAGATTGACTTGGTGCTCGAGTCCAGATCGCTGGATATTACAGATGACACCAACTTCGTTGAGCTATATCGTTACAAAGAGAGTGTAGTACAACGTAAGGTAGATAAGACAGTCTACAACGTCCTGGCTGACGAACTAGCCCGCAGAACCTATGACGAGTCTGGCGATTACACCGTGCGCCCGTTCGGGATTGATGTGCGTGAACACCTCGACACCTCGTTTGTGGCATCCGGAACAGCACAATCTGGAACGGCGTTGATTCTTAATCCACCGAATCCAGAAGTTCCGGCAACCATCGTCCTTGCATTATCAGCGTCCGCAACTGACGATGACTACAACGGGATGCAGGTATACATCGCTGACGGTAAAGGTGCTGGTCAGAAACGTAACATCACCACATACGTTGGGGCTACTAGAACCGCTAGCGTGGATACTGATTGGGATCAGTACAAGACTCCAGATAGCACATCCACCTTCGTAGTTATCGACCCAACTAAGATCAACCGTGGAATATACCCACCACCAACTGGTAACGAGGCAAAGCTGGCCGTTGGTATCGAGCCTGGAAAGGCATACGTCAACGGGTATGAGATCGAGACCCAAGCCACCAAGTACGTCGATGTTGACAAGGCACGAGACTCCTCATTAGCGAATAACTCCATTGTCAACACGGCACTCGGCAACTACTTTCTCGTTAAGAATATTAGTAATGTCGCATTGCCAGCACAGAACTCCGTCAATCGCAACTACCTGCAGATAGCAATTTCGAGGAATAGACCAACAGTCGCGGATGCTAGTCCACTTGCCGCCGAAATAATGGGCTATGCACGTGTCAGATCCATTGAGTTCCATCAAGGCATTGGACCAGCAGATCCAATGGCCGTCTTCAAGATGTATGTCTTCGACGTGCAGATGAACTCAAACGAAGACATTAACCTAGCGCGTCACTTCTTCCTATTCAACACATCCGACAATAGTAATGGCGGCAGTGCAGTGGCTTGCTATGGAGATATTTGTACATCTTTCCAAGTGAGAAATGTGGTTGGTGCCGGGTTAGTGCCAGCAGCCGTTATCAGCGGTCCTAACTCTATTGGTACGGAGAAAGTGGTATCCTATAGCCCTCAGGCTGGCATACTGCTCACCGAACCAATTGCCGGGACTGGTCAGCCTATTACAGGGACCGGACAGGGTTCCGTTAGCTCGACGACGTTCCAAATCATCTCCCGCAGAGAACTGAACGAGCCAGAGAAGAATCTCCTGGTATACCCACTCAACCAGACGGTTGTCAAGACTCTGAAGCCAAGTGGAGTAGCGGACACATCCTACACCGTTCGTAGGGTTCTTGAAGTACAAGCCAACGGTAGCGCCGAATTCATTTTCAGCTCACCGGACGCGCCATTCATGCCGTACAATCAGTACGATTATCTGGCAATCATCACCGATAGTGGTTCAATCACGCCTGGAACATGGACTGAAGGAACGGTCCTTGACCTGTCAGTATTCGACGTGACTTTCCCGGCCAGCAATCCGCCTAACAGCACGCTGATGATTAAGTACCCGAGCACCCCAATATTCAACGGGAAGATCAAGCTGGTATGCACGGTACACAAACCATTGGTTGTGGAAAAGAAGAAGCAGCTGAATAAGTATTTGGCGAATGCCGCGAACACCTTTAAGACATTCACAACTCCGACCCCTATTCTCCAGCTTGACGTGTGCGACGTTCTGAACGCCCGCGTGCTGATGGGAACTCAGGAAAACGTCGACCCAGTTTTGGACATTCCAACCACCTGGACAGATGTTACCAACAGATACACCTTGGATGATGGTCAGAGAGACAACCATTACGCTCTAGCCAAGCTCACCCTACGGGCTGGTCAGCCATCTCCTCCAAACAACATCTCCGTGCGCGTCTACTACGACTATTTTGTGCACAGTGGAACTGGCGACTACTTCTCCGTTGACTCCTACAAGGGGCAGGTCAACTACGCCGATATCCCAGTCTACACCAGCTCGACTGGTAAGAAATACCCGCTGCGTGATTGTCTTGACTTCCGTCCACGCATGGACAACACTGGCATCAACTTCGTAAAGACCGGAGCCAGCTTCTCCGATTTGGTTAAGCCAAATGATGTGGTGATTTGCGACTATGAATACTACCTCGACAGAATCGACAAGATATTCATTGATCGGAATGGTGAATTCCATGTAATCAGAGGCAACCCATCCTTAACTCCGGTACCACCGGAGAACCCGAAAGACGGGATGCTCCTCTATACATTGGCTATTGAAGCATACACCATCAACACCAAGGCCGTCAAGACCCGCATGACGGAGAACAAACGGTACACAATGCGCGACATCGGTAAGCTCGAAAAGCGTATTGAGAACCTTGAGTACTACACGTCACTTAACCTCCTTGAAAAAGACACAGCCGATATGAAGGTGACCGACACCACTACCGGGCTGGATCGCTTCAAGAACGGGTTTATTGTAGACAACTTCAAGAACCATAACATCGGGAACGTATATGACTCTGACTACCATTGCAGCATCGACCCAGTAATTGGTGAGATGCGGCCAGAGTTCATCCAGGACAACATCAACCTTGAGTTTGTGCCACAGCCAATCTCATCCGGGTACAAGCTAGTCGGTCCGAACAACGACGTGATCATTCTCCAGTATACGGAGAAGGAGTGGGTGAAGCAACCATACTCTACCAGAATTGAGAACGTTAATCCGTTCGCTATTTTCGGATGGGCCGGAACGGTGACTCTCGATCCACCGACCGATACCTGGAGAGATACTACCCGCGCACCAGACATTCTGGTGAACGATGACAGCGCCTACAATGCCTACATCGCTGCACATGGTACATCTAGTGTGGTATGGAATGACTGGCAGACCACCTGGACTGGTGAGACAATCGAGACAGTCGAGCAACTCAACAATGCCTGGACTGGTGTGTTCGAAGTGCAACGTGGTACCGAAATTCCAGGCACCAGAACTGGTCCGTTTGTCCCTGGATTTGGTGTTCGTGCACAAATTCAAATTGATGAGAGAGTAACCCAGACACGCAATGGCGTGACATCGCGCACCGGAACTCGCACGACGGTTGTTCCAAACACCGTACGTACTGAGACCACTGACAGAGTCATCAGCGTTCAAACAGTTCCATTCATCCGCAACCGTATAGTCAAGTTCATTGGTAAAAGGATGAAGCCTAACACGAGGGTGTATCCATTCTTCGATAGTGTGGCTATATCCAAGTTCATCCGTCCAACGAGAGAAGCAGGGATGACTGATGCCACATTCCCGCTACCACAGTTCGATTCGACATACCTTCCGGTGTGGAACGACCCACTGTACACCAATGGCATTGGCACTGTCACTGGTGACTTCGATATTCCGAACAGAGACGATATCCGGTTCCGCGTTGGTACCAGGATATTCCGTCTAACAAGCGACCCACTCAATGGACAGAACCCAGAGACATGGGGTGACGCCACCTATACCGCAGCCGGGTTGATTGAAACGCGTCAGGCGACCATTACATCAATTAGGGAGCCACGCTTCGTTACGGAGAATATCTCCGAATCGCAGTCTATCCATGAGACCAACGTATTCACACGGTCTACGATTATTGAAGGATGGGTGGACCCACTTGCAGAAACATTCCTGTGCGACATGAAGGGTGGTATGTTCCTGACCAGAGTAGACCTATACTTTGCGTCGAAGGACGACAACATTCCAGTCACTCTTCAGATCCGTAACGTTGAGAATGGTTATCCTGGGAAGAGAGTACTCCCATTCGGCGAAGCCACCCTCTACCCACAGACTATTGGCGAGGGCCAGATCTACACATCTGATGATGGGTCTGCGGCCACCACATTCCACTTCCCTGCTCCGGTATACCTGGAAGAGAAGCAGGAATATTGCTTGGTCGTAATGGCCAACTCCACAAAGTATCTCGTCCATACAGCAAGAATGGGTGAAACGGCTTTCGGCAGCACCAATGTGGTCAGCCAACAGCCATACGCTGGCGTCATGTTCAAGAGCCAAAATGCTAGTACATGGACCGCCGAACAGCTTGAAGATATCAAATTCACTCTCTACCGCGCCAGCTTCGATCCGCTGGTTCAGGCTAATGTCTACTTCCAGAACGAGGACAAGAGCACCTATGGTAGCCTAGCCCTTGGTGGTGCTGATAACAGTCCGGAAGCGTTTATCACTCTATCCGGAACTGCTAGCACCGTAGATGACTACTACAAGGGCCAGTTTGTAAGGATCCATTCCACTGCTGCCGCCAACCAAGAGAGGGAAATTCTCTCATACAACGGCACCACCAAGGTGGCTACTGTTACCCCGGCGTGGACGGTTGTTCCTGGTGTGGATACGTTCTACTCTGTTGGTCCGAGATCGCTAACCCAAACATGGACGATATTAGACGACGCTCCGTTCCAGACAGTAGAAGGGAGCAATGTTGTAAGAGTATTCCATGGCACACACGGTATGCCTAAGGGTCTATCCAAGAACAGCGTGGTAATCATTGGTAATGTTCTGGAAGGATCCTATAATGGTATTCCGCATACCGATCTAATGGGTCAATTCGTAATTGATAATGTCGAGCTAGACGCCTATACCATCGAGACATCTACTAGCGCCACGGCATCAGGTAAGACTGGTCCATCTGGGGTGTTTGCCACGCAGAACAGGCAATACGACGTTTTATATCCTATCGCCAGCCAGATGGTGGTCGCTGGCACAGCAGTTGACTGGCAGTTCAAAACCACATCAGGTAAATCGCCACACAACAATGCCCAAGCCTCACAAAACCCATACGATAAGGACCAGACGTTCGCGCCAGTCACAGTCAACCAGAACGTGTACTTCAAGACACCACGTGTGATTGCGAGCACCATTAACGAAACTCAGAACATTGCTGGTGCCTCAACGTTCGACAAGAAATCAGCCATATTCCAGGCTACAATGTCCACAACGGCTGAGCACCTCTCTCCAATGATCGATTCCAAAAGGCTTGGATTAATATGTGTGAACAACCGAATTGACGATCCTAACTTCACTAACATCACCTTAGCCAGCCTTGACCAGGGTGTGGTAGTCAACACCGGGTTGACTCCATATACCATGGCTATCGATGCGGCCACTGGTTGCCTGTCATGGGAAGATGCAAATGATCGCGACCTAAGCGTATTCAAGCCGGGTCACTATATCACGGTCATCGGTGATGCGCAGAACTTGAAAGATTTCTCGCATCCGATCATGGTCAAGAAGGCATTGGTAGACAAGCTGTACTTGGACGTCACCACAGTCGAATTGACTGGAACTGGAACTGGGGCGATTGTGTACCCAGTAGTATCCAATGGAGCCATTACCGCTTATACAGTGGAAGCTGGTGGCGCAGGGTACACCGCTCCAACAAGAGTGGTGCTTCATGGCCCTGGTCGCGGAGCGACAGCAGAAGTTACATTGGTCGGTGATGCCGTCAGCGCAGTGAATGTGATCGACGGTGGATCTGGATATGTTTCCTTGGTCTCTAAGACTGGGGTTTCTACCATTCAGCTCACCCAGTATGACAGGTTCGTTGATGAACTTTCGCCGGAAGGATGCAGCTCTAAGGCAAGGTACATCACACGCAGATTCACTTTGAAAGATGCCGCTAACAGCCTTCAGTTGAATCTAACAGTGAACAGACCGATTGGCAGCTACATCGATGTCTATTACAGGATATTAAAGGCCGATACTAATGATCCATTTGATGACCAACCGTACATACTGATGGAATTAGATACTAGCAATAACACTGGTGAATCGGTCAACAGTGAAGACTATCGAGAGTATCAATACGCGGCCAACCAAATTGGCAACTTTATTGCATTCTCGTTCAAGATCGTCATGCGTGGTGGAAATTCGGCACAGGTACCGAGAATCAGAGACCTGAGAGGTATTGCACTTGGAACTTAAACAAGAAGACAGAGACAGACTGTGTGCGGAAGCACAACTGTGGACCGAAGAAATGAACGGCAACTATGGGTGTTCACTTTATGTGGACCCATTGGGATGTGTTAGAACGTCCGTTGCTCCAGTAGATGATGACCCATACACAGAGATTGCAGAGATAGATGATACTCAATTAGGAGAACCAGTATGCCATTAATCAAGGTTGAATGTAACCATCCCAGTCCAGATAACAACATAGTCGTTGCCGATAATAGGCCATCCGACGAAGCTATTCGGTTTGCAGCAGTGGATCTCGCCGCAGAGATTGAAGCCAAAGCAGCTAGCCATATTATTGCCTTCGTGAACGTAAGCGGTATGACCAAGAATAAGGCCAAAGAACGCATCAACGAGTTCATCGATACCCTCCCATTTGAATCGATAGACTCTGCTGTGCCATTTGTTGGTGAGGGTAGTGACCGTTTGGAAGTCGTTCCAGGCCGACCAACCATACAAGAAATCCTCGCCACCGCTGAGAAAATCGTAGATTTCGTCTATGGAGAATATGAATGCGAGTGCCTGTGTGATTGTGAAGCGTGTCTAGATGACGAAAGTCTCGAAGACGAACTGGAACCAGAAGAAGCCGTTGAAGTGGCTCCTGACGCGGAAGAACATGGCAATTCCTGATTTTGTCCCAATCAAGGACCATGAGGGTTTGGTCCGTGACACCCGCTCTATGGCTGTCATTAACACGGACTCAGAAGGGCTGGCCAAGGCCAAGCTACAGAAGCAGCTAGCCCTTCAACGCATGGCTCAAGAAAGGGCCAAAGAGACTGAGTTAAATAATCTAAAGAAAGATGTAGCTCAGATTAAAGATACGCTACAGCTAATATTAGCGAAGCTAAGCGAGAAATAACACTATGCCGATTCCTTTAGTAACATTGCAAAACACGTTTGACCAGTGGAGACAAGCCACCAACAGCCTGATCACACAGGTGAACTCGCTTGGCTCGTCTGCGGCTGTGCTTAGTGTTGGTAGCCCATCCACCAACCAGATTCTGGTTTACGATGGGACATTCTTCAAGAACGTGACAATGCATGGGGACGCCACCATTGACTCAAGTGGAGCGGTATCAGTGTCCGGTGGTGCCGGATCTGGTTCTCCAGCACGATCCTACTTTCTGAGCAGTATGAAGTCGATATTTTAGGAGATAACATGCCAACAGGTAAACTTGCCGCAGTGGACATCCCGACACCTAACACTGACACGCTACTCTATACCGTTCCTTCTTCCAAGAAGTCTGTTCTTTCACTATGCCTGACGAACAGAGGGTTAGCGAACGCGGCGATCAGAATTGCGTTGACGACGGGGTCCAACGTAACGGACGCGGATTACATCGCATTTGATGCGGTGGTCTATCCGAAAGAATCACACGAACGTAATGGTATCGTATTGACAGATGGGCAACGCATTTACGTGCGTACTGATACAGCCACTGTCAACGCGGTAGCATGGGGATATGAAGAATAATGTGCTGTGAATGGTGTCATACTGAAACCTCTGTTGACACCGCCATCTCGATCTGGATTGGTGACGAATCTTTCCAGGGCGAGAGGCTAGGGTTCTTTTGTAATGATGACTGTCTTGACAAATGGTGGAATGACTCGGAATAATATATGGCACGAAACATCGACCTATACATTGATCAGGGAGCGTACTTCAACCAGAAGATTGTGGTGAAGAATCAGCTTGGTGCTGTCGTGAATCTGGCCGGATATAATGTCCAGGCCCAGATGTCCAAGTCGTATTTCACAATCAAGGCTAAGGAGATTACCCTTAACGCGCTTATATCAAATGCCGCCACCGGAGAGGTCATTTTGGAGTTGAGCGTCGATGAGACTAACAACATACGCGCTGGTCGCTATGTGTACGAGTTGGAAATAATCGATGCAGACGGGAATATCACAAGGGTAGCGGATGGAATAGTCACGGTCAATCCAAGGGCTGGTAAGGTGAGATAATGCCTCCAACTAATAGGGAACAATTCAAAGATTACGTCCTGCGCCGCCTGGGGTGGCCAGTTATTGAAATCAACGTCGATGAAGACCAGATGGAAGACCGTATCGATGATGCCGTTCAGTATTTCCGTGATTATCATTTCGATGGCGTTGAGAAGCTATTCATGCCGCACCAACTCACAGCGGCTGACATCGCTAACAAGTGGATTCCAATTCCAGATCCTGTTATCAGCATTGTGAATGTTGTTCCTGTCCAGGAAACACACCAAGCTATGAATATGTTTGACCTCAGATATCAGATGAGGTTATTTGACTTATTCACTTTCACGTCGACTAGTATCATCCACTACGACCTGCTGCAGAAGCACCTTGCATTGCTTAATTTCGAATTCAACGCGGACCCGCGCATCCAATTCAATAGGCATCAGGGACGGCTGCATGTGAACTGGAATTGGGACCAGGATGTGCGCGAAGGAGACTTCATCATAGTGGAGTGCTTCCGCGTTCTCGATCCAAATGACTGGCCCAAGGTATGGAACGATAGATGGTTGAAAGAATACGCCACAGCGCTTATTAAGCGGCAGTGGGGTATGAACCTAATGAAGTATCAGGGCGTAGCTCTCCCCGGCAACGTTACGTTGAATGGAGAGGCGATCTATACACAGGCCAATGATGAAATTCAGAGAATTGAGCAGGAAGTATCACTCAAATATGAGCTTCCTGTGGACTTCTTCATGGGATAGTTGACATAGATAGTCAAGCTGCTGTATTAGATCAGCCCGCATCGTTTCAAACTGTCTTTTAGTCGACTCAAGTATTTCGATAGCTAGTTCGATTGCCATTAGAATTTCACCCACTCTCCAAGACTTGTAAAGATATCTATCAGATCCTTCTTATGCTTGTGGTATACAGAGTTAAGAAGAGACAGAAAATCTTCACGAGCGTGATTCAAATGTCTCTGGAACTCCGGGTTATCGAGGAACTTGTTTAAGTGCTCCCCGCTACCCCAATCATAGATTGATTGAACGGCTTCTTTTGGCTTGTCATGGAACATCCAGAAAACAGAATACAGATTGGGTGACACCTCAAAGGTTTTGGAACCGACTTTAAGGCGACCATTAGCACCATCTTTATCTCCAAGCTTTTCGACTAGCTTTCGAAAACTGCTATAGCTGGCATGTGTCAATAGTCGTATGACGAGCGCCTCTCTAGCTGCTTGAATTGTCTTCTGAATGTTTTGGAGAGTAGATAGATGTTCCTTGGCATACTCCTGCAGCACTGGTTTAAGAAGATCCAATACCAGCAGGTCCCCACCATGTCCATCAAACGCTGTAAGGCGATGGGCCACATATGCGGCGTCACCATCTAACTCGTTTAAGAAATCAGTGGGAATAAGAATGGACTCCGACGTCATGAAGTCATCAATAATGTCGCTCTGCGTCACTGACTCAGGGCCAGCGTACCGCGCAAAGTCACCGAAACTGAGGACTCCCTTATGCTTTTTGTCCATTAAGCAATATTTAGGCGTGAAGACGTCTAAACTATTGCATACCGTCGCAGATCAAGCAGATCTTGCCGGGGTTGACATCCTGCCAATGTTCGATTGCACACTGGCATTTGTATGATCCCGGTGGAGGGGGTGGCGGGAAGTGGACGGTGACCTGTTCGACCACCATTGGAGCGATATTGCCGTCAGATGGAACACCGACGACAAGCTGGCAATCTGCATCTAGGCCAAGTCTGGAGATGATTTCCTTGGCTGTGATGTTCATTGGTGGGCGCTGCTGCGGCATTACTCCGCCTTTAGATTGCCGTAGTTGCCGAGAAGTGCAGCGATGACTTTGGGATCGCCGGATGTGCACACAATCATGTCCGGAGATTCTGGTTCGCCTTGCTCTTCCTGCACATCTGGCTTGAACACCAAGACACATTCTACTCCAGAATTCTTGGCGCGTTGTACGGTCTCGATCATTTCCTTATACAGTTCGGTGTCCACCATGGTTTCTCCCTACGAGGCGATATACAGAATTCTTGCTACAGAGATGCCAAAATGGAATATGTGTGAGTCGATAAAGGCGAAACAGTTGATAATCGAGCCACACTCTCCACATTAGTTCCTCTTCTTGGTGCCAAGTGTGAACACGAAGCAGACGCCGTGCCACACCAGACCGCAGTTATACCCAAACCCCTTCCCGTCCACGAGGTTCATGATGAATGGGATAACTCCGAATAGGAGAAACAGGATTGGGATGATCCAGGCCAGGAACTTGTACATCAGAAGTCCAAACGATAATTCGACCATACCTGAATTATAGATTGGAGTGAAGGAAGCTGTCAACTGAGGATCTGAGTGGTAGCCACGGTGGGACTTGAACCCACACTCCCCGGAGGAAAACGGATTTTAAGTCCGTTGCGTCTGCCAATTCCGCCACGCGGCCATAAGCTCGTACCTACGGATCAGCACGGCCATTCTGGAGGGTGGTCCAGAATCTAACCGGGACGAACGTCGAGTGGCTTTCCAAGCAGCGCAAAGTCTGCTCAGTCCGCTCATACGAGCTATTCCTATTTAAGCTCACTCAGATGACGCTGTCAAGCAAGAATTCGCTCGCGCCGTTGGTCGGGCGTACCGAACTGACGCTTCAACCCTTCCTTCTGGAGATATCGGAATAGGTTCTCGGCGGCTTCCTTTTCGGTGGTGTGACATGTGCAACCCAGGCAGATTTCGCTGCCAGTTGGTGTCGCACCAAACCACGCCTCTCCGCCACCACAGGTGCACGATGTCGCACGCTTGGTCAGTTGCGGCTTGAGCGCAAAGTGAAATTCGGTGTAGCCGCCACCACTGCTGCTGGCGTACTGTACGAACGAACTACCATGCAGAGGAAACTTGGCGGCTTCCATGTCAGGAATCGGAGGGATGGTCAGTTCCATCGACCCATCGTCTCCAATGGTGATGTAGCACTGGATAGTCATGCGTTTGCCCGTACGTGTTGAGAGGATCTCCCACAGGTGCGGATCTTGGTGAGGGTTTCCTGGTCGACAGGACGGTTGAACTCCTGTGTGGACACGATGGCCTTCTTGCTGAAGTTCAAGTGGATCGGCGGGTCGAAAATGACGGTGGTCCCTCCGTCATGCGACATCTCGACGACGTACACAACATGTTCCGAAGGGGAACTGGCGCGGCGGGAGAAATACCCGGTGAACGATTTGATCTGGTGGACGATTCCGTGTGTGTCGGCAGCGGATAGCGCCCGGTTGAGGGTAACAAGCTCTCTGTTGTTTTGAGGCATGGTTACGGATCTCCTTGGTGAATTTACTACAACACCAGTAAAGCACACCTAAGGTGAAACCCGCAAGTGCCCTATTGAATTGGGCCTGACGGAACTTCTACCAGGAACGGGTCCGTGATTTGATCGGTGTACATGATTTCAACGGATTTGATGGTCGGGTTTCCATCTTCATTGAAACCAAGTTCGTAGACCCATTTCAATCCGAGTTGACTGCCGCGCACACCAAGATCCTGAAGATCACTGTAGTTATGCAGTGGCGGCTTCGGTATCGTCATCATTGTGTTGGCCAGTGCGCGACCAACAGCACTTTGGATTGATTGGTCAGGTTCCTGATTGATTTCGCATTCGAAATACTGACCATTCATCCCAATAAGCGTTTTCATTGAAACCCCTCTCCAATGTGACCATCACAAATAAGACGTCCACACAACTCACATTCAGCTGGAGGTGGTTGTGGATAAAGGCGGTTTAGTATCTCCTCGAACTGCGAGAAACCGACACCACAACCCTGTTTGAATGCATCGATAGTTGCATACACAGCCAGCCTGAGCTTGTCCTTCGGAACGCCCGCCTTTGCTATTGGCTCCAGCATTTCTTCAAGGATTTCAGCCCGTGATGGTGAGTTATTTGGCATCCAATCAAAGTAAGCCACATCTTGACTCAACTTGTCAATTATGCTATAATCGTGCTATGGATGACGCACAAAGTGTGAAACCTGATCAGCGTACCACCAACGCGGTCCGACAGGTCCTGATGAACGAGCTTGGTTTGACCCGCGAGTCCGTTCGTGAAGAAGTGACCAAAATCGTGGAGGGCGCTGTCGAGAAGTTTTTCAACGACAGTAGATTTGAGAAATTCCTCCAACAGCGGGTGGATGCGGCGCTTCGCACGTACCACTACGGGTCGTCGGAGCTGCAGACACTTATCACTACTCTCGTCGGCAAAGCCGTGCAGGAGCAGGTGATGGCTGACATCAAAGAAAGAATCCTCACCCATGTCCAAGTCGAAGTCAAAGCCCAATTCGGCAACCAGCCCCAATCTTAACATCGGCCTGGATTTGGTCTACGTCTGTGAATTGTACGCCAAGAAGGTCGATGCCAGAGGATTCAAGAAGGATCCGGTAGCCGCAACAGTCAACTACTGGCGCAGCATCGGCAACTATCCAGAGATGGCCCGCCTGTATTTGAGAGCCAAACAGCAACAGGCAGCATTCGCGGAGTTGATGGATGACATCATCTGACGCCGAGAACATTGCGGCTAAGCAGTCGTTCTTCAACAACTGGTGCACGGCCACGGAACAACATTTCAATGCTCCATGGTCCGGTGTCAGACCGTCTGCTGAATATACCAACTTCCGCTGCAAACTGTGTGGTAAACGCATCCAGGTTGGAGAGGTGTTCATGGCACTTTACACCAACGATATGCTTGGGTGTGGTGGTAATCCACTCGTGTGCAATCTTCATACCAATTACAGTCTCGAGCAGTTACGGCAACGCTGGCGTGAGATCTGCGAAGAGGCTAAGCAACGGTTCTGGTGGCTCTGGGATTAGTTGACAGGTCTGTTTAGCTCGTGGTAGTATGAGGTATGACCAACATTACTCACGACAGCATCGCCGAACGCGCCTACAAGATCTGGGAGCGGAATGGTTGCCCAGAAGGTACTCAGGATCAGGATTGGCTTCAGGCGGCAGAAGAGCTTGCCAGCGAAGCCATGGACGCGGCGGAAGCTGCTGCCAATTCCGACCCTGATACCCTCACCATGACCGCCACCAGCTAGAGAACGGGCTTTCGGTTGATTTTAGCTTCCATGGCGTCGGACATCGGCTTCCACGGATTGCTAGTCCCACCAGCCCCAACCATCCCGGTGCGGTAGACCTTCTGAAGGTGGCCGCACCGTTCGCATTTTCGTGCCCCTTTTTGGATTCCTTCAGTCCAGAATAGGATGTCCAGACCATCACGCCGAATGACGTCCTTTTCGTGCGGTTCCAGCCACTTATGAAGGCCACAGAAGCATAACAGCCTGAGTAGCCACGACAGTTCAACACTCCAAGCGTTCATAATCCAAAAAGACCATAGGGCAAGCTGAACCATCAAGCTTGCCCTAGTACAGTGGGAATTACGCGGCGAAGCGGCGGCGACGAGCGGGCGGCACCGGGACGATCACGTCGACCAGCGTGTCCTTGCTGCGGGTGGCGGCGACGTAGCACAGGTTGTTCTCCTGCTCAACCTGCCAGTCCTGGCGAGCATACGGGGAGGGGTTCCAGCGGTTGCGACCATACCAGAACACCCGCTCCCACTCGCGACCCTTGGACTTGTGGATGGTGGTGAGGGTGAGCGTGGGGATCTCCTCGCCATCCTTGCTGAACATGCCGTCGATCTTGCGGCGGAGGTCTTCGAGCACCGCAGTCGGGGGCAGGTTGTCGATGATGGCCAGGATCGCATCGACCGTGTCGGCGATCTGCTCAGCCTTCTGCTCCTTGCCTTTCGCCTGGGCCTTCTGGATCTCGCGGTCCTTGTAGTCGATCAGCTTCGCTTCGAGCGCCGGGATATTCTTCACGGACTTCCAGCGATTGACGAGCTTCAGGAGGCTACCAGCGATGTCGCGGCCTTCGATATGGGAGGCGATACCTTTGCGGAGCAGGGCGAAGAAGAGGTCGATCAGCGGAGCGTTGTTGCGGCAGAGCACCGCATCGCTCGGGTTGAGGTTCTGGCCGAACAGGGCGGAGGAGTCGATGGAGGTGACCGTACCCATCTTGGCGGTAGGAGCAGCCTGGATGTGGCTGACCCACTGCTGCGCGAAGGCCACGACAGCTTGAGGGCAGCGGAAGCTGACGGTGAGCGGCAGTTCCTTGCAGTTGAACGCCTTGATGATGTTGTCGACCGACTTGCTGTCAGCGCCAGTGAACCCGAAGATCGCCTGATGCCGATCACCCACCGCGATCAGCCGACCACCAGCCTTCAGGAGCTTCTTGGCCAGCGCAAGGCGCGTGGGGTTGATATCCTGGCACTCGTCCACGAGCACCCAGTCATACTGCCACACGTGCAGGTTGAGGCGGAGGGTGGCGTAGATCATGTCCTCGTAGTCCAGGATCTCGGGGAGGATCACGATGCCATAGTTGATGGCGTACACGGTCCAGTTGCAGCCGTCCTTCACGAGCTGGTCGACGTCGGAGGGGAGATCGCCGTCCTCGTTCGCGAATTCGTCGCGGAGGTCGAACCGCTCCACCAGATTCATCCACGCTTCCTGCCGTCCGAACGAGAACTCGGGGAGGACGCCAGCACCCCACTGCCGTGCCAGATCATAGGCCTTCTGCACGAAGCCGCGCAGGTGGATCGGCACGCCGATGACGCCGTTTTCCTTGCTGGTGTCGCGATGACCATTGGCGCTGATGCGGCAACCGAAGGGGCATTCGTCCAGGATGCGGTTGATCTTCTCGGTCGGCTTCGGCTTGGAGGCATCGCGAGATGCGCCACGCGACTCCATCCACTTCACGAGCGGACGGCGACCGAAGCGGTGAGTGGTCCCCATATGGATGCGGGCTTTGCACTCGGCGGCGATGGCGTTGACCTTCTCCTCGATCTCGTCGGCGATGCGCTTGGAGTAGGCGCAGAACGCGACGTAACCGGACATGAGTTTCAGCGCCTCGATCAGGGTGGTGGTCTTGCCGCTACCCGCCACAGCCTGGATGAGTGCGTTGCCGTTGCCCGTGATGATCCAGTCGAAGATGGCCTGTTGCATCGGCGACGGGACGAAGGGCTTCTTCTTCGTGAAGTCGATAATCACGGCGCTCTGGCCGTTGTCCGTTCCGTTGGTTTCGGTGGCTACCATACACAACCATTAAACCACATGAACCGACCCCCTGTCAAGGGGTATATCCCCGTTTTAAAGGGGTTTTGGGATGGTTTCCGGGGGTGGCTGAGGGGGTATTTCGGGGGTTTGGACCCCCATGGTGGCTCTCCGGATCATTTCCTTAACATCCGTCCAGAGGATACCATGGTCTGGCCGCATGGCATCCCAGGAAGCGGATATAATCTCGAATAGCTCGGCACCTGTAGCCCCTTTGACCACAAGGGCGTCAAGGGACCTTTGGAGTCGGTCTCTTTTGGTGTCTGGCCGCATGTCCCATTAAGGATTACAACTGGTTAACCATGCAAGTGTCAGTCGTCGTAGTCGCGCTCGGGACCGCCGTCGTACCAGTGATTCTGCTGGCAATATGCGAGAGCATCGGCCAAGCTCTTGAATGTCTGCCGATCATGCCGACCGTTCATCAGCACGACCTTCTTCGGGCTGAACACTGCCAGCGACCAACCACCATCCGCGTGGAGGTTGTGGTCAAACAACTCGATATGCTTGGCCTTGTCCTTGTGGCGTTTGATATTCGGGAGCAACAGTTCGAGAGATGCAAGTTGTTTGCGTGTGCGTTCTGTGTCGTTGTAACGCAGAGCAACACGCACAGCCGTTTGACCAGTCTCCGGATAGTAGCCGGAAGAACCCAACAGCAGAACACCGAGTTGCCGCTCGCGCTCCTTGTGGAGAGGCATTGAACGGGGGTTTCCATCCAGAATCAAGTTGAAATCGATGGCGACCTTGGACCGACGAACCTTCTCGGCGTCAATCTTCTCCAGAGTTTTGGTGAGCCGGGTGCAGACACCAGTGAGTTTCTGCTGGATGGGGCGCAGCTCTTCTAGCAGGGAAGTCCGCTGCTGTTGAAGCTTGTCTGCGCGTTGCTCGAGCGCTTCCAATTCAGCCGTCTTCATATACAGTGCGAGTCTCCATTTAGCTGCCGCAGCAGCGCTGTCATATCCGTGTCGGCCTGGGCCAGCCCAAGCAAATATTCAGATGTCGTTCCGCACACGACGTCCGTACTCAGCTTCTGCATCCGAAACACCACTGCACCCCAGTTGTCCCACAGAACATTGATGCAATGGTTGTAGATCATGGTGTCGTGGATAACGACTCCACCTCTTACTTCTTCGCGCTGACCACCGTGTAGCACCAGCCCATCGAGAATCTGTCTGCCGTGCTCGTTAACGGCGTGAATCCAGCCGCGCCACATTAGACTTCTTTCACCTCGATTGTCGGCATCTGCAGTTCGGCTTCGTCGTCGAACTGGAGGTGAGTAGCGAAGTACTCCATCAACGCTTCCTGGACCATTGGGGAGGTCACGTTGATGTTGGTCTTCATGGAGATGGTCACCTGCAGGTCGCGAACACGTGCATTCAGGGCAAACTCACTGATGTACTCGGAGATCTCAACCTGGGCGTTGAGGCGATCAAGGAATGCAAGCCCCTCCGCCTCAGTATCGAAGTAGACCCACAGACACGCGGATTCCGGATCGGCCACACCCGCCGTCATCACACCACGTTCCACCAGAAGTTCGGCGATGGCTACGTTAGAGCTGAAACCGAAATACGCACGCAGGTCATCACGGAAGTACCACTGGCTGTCGTCAGAGGTTGGCTCACCCAAACTACCTCGTTCGTATTTCATAGTACGAGTAAATCATAGCCTTGGTGAAATTGTCAAGTGATCCGGTTTGATTTCAGATCACTTCCTCTTTCTGCAAGACATCCGTTCGCTCGTATATCCTTAAAATGGTTTCGCCGGGACCGCGATAATGACCATCATGTTCGCAGCCGTAGCTACACAGGCCAGTATCACCGATGATGCAGTTGCATTTGATGCAGATCTTAAATTTGACTTGGTACGTGTTTGACGAACCTATTTCTGGCATGAACAAACGATCTCCCTTGTAATGTACATAGGTGGGCTGAAAAACGTCTCGGAACCCGGTACCGGGACTTGGATTACAGCTACGCCCGTACCATTACAGTAGGGACAAATTCGTTCATACAGCTTCTTCAGCCATTTCATAGGGGTACATCTCCGGATGACATCTGCGGCAGTATATCTCTTCCATAGAAGAGCGCACAATCCGACATTCAGAGCAGATTTCACACCGCAGTTTTGGGGTCCAAACAGTTGGTACCACAGACTTGGGTACTTCGTCCCACTCTCTGCCGTCAACTGTTCGGCCAGCGTTTTTCACGCCAAGCCTAACAAGCTGATCTCCGTTGTGTGGCCCATACTCTCCCCACTGCTTGAAGTGAAATGGCACTCCAGCCTCGACACACGCATCGCGTAGCTTGCGTACCCAGACCACCTCTGTGCGACGGATGGCGGCATTGGCGCATCCACTCTCTCCACCAACAATAACCCACCCACGACCACCGAGATCAAGGAACTCCTTCGGGAGAGTCACCTCGTTCATTAGTGGCTCGAGAGAAATACCGTAGATGACGGCTGGAGCTTCCATCAGCGCCTTGATACGCCAGAGATAATCGGAGTTCTCCACCGTAGTCATCAGCCACGCATTATGCCGTGGTCTCTTCAGCCAACTCGCTGGTAGGAGCTTGATATACTCCTGTGGACGTTTGGAGAGCAGCAACCAATCGAGCCAGTCGGTCTGCTCAATTAGCCTGTACAAGCGTTGACGCGGTTCATCTAATATAGGAAGCCGCTCCATGATGTCGCACATAGAGCCAGTGAAGCAACGACGCCTGATGCCATTGCGTTCGGCTAACCTGTTCCATTTGAGTGGTTCGTTCCAGTGCTTATCGCCGAAGAAACGGCGTGGTGCGTCCTTACCCCAGAGATTCATCTGCATTCTGTGGGCGAACGTTTCGGCGTAGCAGTTATCGCATGCTGGAGACACATTCGTGCAACCCCACCATGGGTTGAACGTATCATCTGTCCAGTGTATTCCGGAGTTGAAGCCCATAAGAATATAGGTTAAGAAGGGAGTGGAGCTGGCGGCGGGATTTGAACCCGCGACCTCCTGCATACCAAGCAGACGCTCTAGCCAACTGAGCTACACCAGCGTTACCATACAAGACTACCCAACTCAACACAACCTTTCTTCTGCCCATTTCTGGTTGGCGTAGTCCTCAAATAAATAGACGTCTTACCATCAAACAACTTGGCCGGAATCCAAATTAGTTGATTCACGCTTGGAACATATCCGACAACAGCATCAACCTCTTCAGAACTATAGCTTCGCCTCGATGCAGTACGCCCATTACCAGTAGTCAACTTCACTTTGACTACGCCGTTAGCGGCAACTCCACAGTATTTCAATTGAACCCTATGGAGGCCCTTCCAATCTAGCAAACAGTCGTATCGTTGCCCTTCGGTTAAAGGAACTGCAACCACAGCCCCAATTTCACAAGCCTTCTGTTGAACTTTTGCTAGAACAAACGCGGCTTTCTGTCTACTATTCACGTGTGAATGTGTATTGCACCCTTGTGCATACCACCACTTATTTTACCTAACTTCAGGGCTTTTTGCAATATCTGAAGCCATGTCCCAGACGCATGGGGATCGACGACAGCGACATTCTTCTCTTCATCGTCGCTTCTCCATACCTGTGTAATTAGATAGTTCACCGCATCTAGGAGACTGACGGCGAAAGCCTCTAATTCTTCATTATCAAACTTGGAGGTTCTTACGTCCGTGGTGACTATCCACTGGTGGAGGTGTCTGTTAGACTCCGTATAGTCCTTGAGAACGGCAGTCACAGTGGCGGACTGCACACCAATCGGAATGTCCACCGTAGATACCTGTATGCTGCCGCGCCAATCCCATGTGACGGCGGATTCGCGCAACAACCTCCGTAGTCTTTCCATATCAAGTATATAGTAAAAGGGAATCTAAAGAGGCAACCTAAATACTATGAGAGTACTCCATTGGCTACTGTAAACCATTATTTCAACAATTACGGTTCTAAGATAGAACAACGCCTGATGGAAGATCTGGTGATCGAATCCATCAAGATGTATGGAGTAGCTGTCCATTATATCCCGCGTACGTTCGTGAAACTGGATCGGTTGTTCGGCGAAGATGTTCTCAGTCAGTTCGACAAAACATACCCAATTGAGATGTATTTCGACTCAGTTAGTGGGTTTGAGGGTGATCGAAATTTCCTCTCGAAATTCGGACTGGAAATACGCAAGCAGGCTAATTTTGTGGTAGCCAAACGTAGGTTCACCCAGGTTGTGAAATACGACGGCGCATGGTCAATACCTAGAAATGCTCAGGATGATGACCCGGTACGCCCGATGGAAGGTGACCTGATCTACTTCCCAATTACGAATGACTTATGGGAAATCAGGTTCGTAGACCACGAGTCCGTGTTCTATCAACTTGGCAACTTCTACATCTGGCGGCTAACGGTGGAGAAATTCGTCAACTCTAGTGAGACCATCAACACCGGGGTTCCTGAAATTGACGAGCTTGGTACCAGACATGCTAACCTCGCCAATGACGTGCGTGGACCAGCTGCAGAATTTGAGCCAATATTCATCAACTGCGGCGGCGTCGGATTCACTGGTGGTGACAGCACAGTCTGGACCCAGGACGCTGGTTACTCTGGTGGAGTAGCTCAATCTACAACAGAGTCCATCCTTGGTACCAGTGATCAGCAATTATACCAAACAGCCCATACTGGCTCCTCACCATTCAGTTATGAATTTGCCGTTCCTGATGGACTCTATAACGTTACATTGAAGTTTGCTGAAATCAACAACTTCTCCGTTGGTGAGAGATCGTTTGCCGTTGACATCAACGGGTCTAAGCGCCTACGCAAACTTGACATAGTAAAGCGCGCTCGTGGAGCGTACAAAGCGGTTGATTTCGTGTATCCAACGGCTGTCACTAGTGGGGTGTTTGGTGAGTCCGGAACTATCAAGATCACGTTCATTCCGGTAGTTGGCAACGCTATTATAAACGGAATAGTAATATCCAGACAGGAAGAGATGGAAATTAACGATCCATCAGCTGACAATCTATACATCCAAGCGGAGTCCAATAAAATCCTTGACTTCAGCGAGGACAACCCCTTCTGCGAAGGAGGTAATCCATAATGCTAGGTCACTCTCCATTCTACTATGGCTCCGTTCGCAAAGCGCTGGTAGCGTTCGGCACT